AGATACTTCTATCTCTGACCTGGAGGTCCTGATCATGGGCTATCGAGGATCCATCCCCCGACCGGGGAGCAGTCCGGACAGGTACCAGCTCACCAAGCCGAACGCGGGCCGGTTCGTCCGAGCCGGTGCTGCTGTGCCGAAGGACGCCTGGCCGTGGATATTTCTCCTCTACGGCGTCGGTGGCCTGATGTCATCTCTGCTTGTCCCGGTGCCGCCGCAGCCTTTTCATCTCATCGTGGCAGTGGCCTATGCCGCGATCTTCCTGACATTGCTCGGCCTGCGCATTGCCAGCTACCGGGCTCGCATCACGTTGCACGGATCACTGGCCGGACTGATGGAGAAGGCCCGCCGGGAGTACTACTCCATTCCCGCCGAGAGCCGATCCACCGCTGAGACGCTCTGGGTGGAGGCCAAACGGCTGGCCGTTCTGGAGGGCACGTCCGGTCCTCATCAGCATGTTCGGACCACCTCCGACCCGCTCAAGGACTGTGTCGAGGGGATCGCTGCGATCGCGGCCAAGTGGAGGCGGATCGAGCAGAATCGGATCCAGGTCGAGGTCGAGGTCTCCGGTCTGTCCGCCAAGGAGCACACCCGGGTTGTCCTCGAATCACTCGACCAGGCCTTCGGTTTGTCGTCCGAGCCCGAAGAGAGGGTTCAGTCTGATCGGTCGGAGGACATCCGCCAGGAAGACGTCAAGTACCTGATGTGGGTCGGTGCGACCAATGTGGATCTGAAGCAGGAATTCACTCTGCCGAGCGGACGCAAGATGAGTGGTCTGGAGATGGTCAAGTTGCAAAGGAAGCTCGACATACGTAGGTGACATGACCGGGAGGCAGCGCATACTTCTATCTCTCCACGCTCAGAAGACCGGACCGGTCCAACATCCTTGGACCGGTCCGGTCCGCTATACTTGCCCGGAATAGTTCGAGGAAAACTTCGAACCAAGCCGATCAATCTCCACTCTCGGGTCGTACCATCAGCTTTCCGCTGTCCGACAACCGAGAGGGACCGAACGGTGACCGAGAGTGTGTCTCCCACCCGTGCCGCCCGGCTGAAGAGCGCTGCCGCCGAGGCCGCCGAGGTGCGCACCGCCCAGCAGAGCCCGCACGTCCGGGCCCTCACCATCGAGCGGCAGCGCACCCTCTTCAACCTGGTGATCTGGACGGCCGTGGTCATCGGCCTGTCCTACACCGCCTCCAACGTGCAGCAGTTCGCCGCTCACGGCGCCCCGGTCGGCTCCCTGACCTGGTGGTTCGCCTGGGGACTGGACCCCACCGTGGCGCTGCCTCTAGTGGCGGTCCTGCTGGTGGACCAGATCATCTCCTCCCACGGGGGCCGGACCCCGACCGCCGGTCTGGCGGTCAAGTGGGGAGCGCTGACTATGACCTATCTGATGAACACCTGGTCCGCCTGGTCGGACCTCAACGCTCGACTGGTCCTGCTGCACTCGGTCCCAGTGGTGGGTGTCTTCCTGGTGGTGTCCTCTGCTCCCCGACTGCGCAACGCCCTGACCGCCACGATCGGGCGAGTGGCCGCCGAGCCGGACCGGACCAGCGAGGTCCACCCGAGCCCGGTCCCCGCCTCGGTCCTGCCCACTCCGGTCACTGGTGACCCGCTGCCGGACACGCTGCCGGTCCGGCCGGCACCCAAGACCGCTCCGGTCGAGCCCTACCCGGCCCGGCACGCGGCACCGGAGACACCCAGCTGGGCTGGCCTGGAGGACGTCAAAGACGCCGGCCGGGAGGTCTCCCGGAAGCTGAACGGCAACCTCTCCCGGAACAAGCTGCTCGCGGAGTTCCGGGGCAACAACATCTCGATCTCCACCGACCGCGCCAACAAGCTGGTGGCGGTGCTCAAGCACGAGCGCGACCAGCGCGGCCTGCACGTGGTGGGAGGCGCCTGATGGCCACTCTCAAGCCCGGCATCTACGACATCGACCTGGCCTGGCGCGGCGGAGTGCGCAAGACCTTCCAGTCCTACGTCGACCCGAACAACGCCAAGGATCTGCGGCAGATCTTGCTGGATGCGATGAAGAGCTTCAACGGCGACAAGGAGCACGCGTTGAGTCGGTATGAGCTGCGGCTGCGCAACCGGGGTAACCGGGCTGTGCTCATGAACTTCCGGGCGGCCAAGTAATGCCCGGCATCTCCCCGGCCGGCCGAGCCCGTAGGCGCACCTTGGCGTTCACCGAACGGCTCCCCCTGGCCAAGACCCCCAAGGCCCGGATCGCGGTCGCCTATGACCACCTCAGGGCCGCCATCGCGGTGTCCAGCGAGGAGGCCATAGCGACCGAGGCCGACATCATCGTGACCCAGCTCGCCGACTCAGCAGCCCGGCTGATGGCCTGGCGGATAGCGAAGGAGCGGGCATGACTGATCTGACCATGCACGAGCAACTCGGCAACTCGGCGGAGGAAGCCAACTCGGAAGTCGGATTTCTGGGCCAACGCACCAGCCCGTCACGCACGCGCGCGTATAGAGACCTGCTGGCCTGGTTCACCTCCGAGTTCCGTCCGCCCGAAGTGGTCGCCAAGGGTCGCCCCGGACTGGCCGACACCTGGCGCTACCTGCACCACGGTGGCTCCGCCCCGCCGGAGGGACTGGCCCGGCTCGCGCTGCTCGTCTACGCCGTGCTGGCACTGCCGGTACGGGCCCTGCTGGCCTACGCCGACTGGATCGTGGAGCGGCCCACCCGGCTGCTGGCGACCTGGGCGCTGTGGGCGGTGCTGTCCCTGACCCCCTTTGGCCGCTTTCTCCCTCACCCCTGGTAACGCACGTACGGAAGGATTCCCCTGATGCCTGTTGCCTCTATCGGCGCGGTGCTCTTTGTGGCCGCCCTCATCGCCCGGTTCGAGGGCAAGATCCCTCGGATCCGGGCCTGGATGTTTTTCGGTGCCGGCGCCACTCTCGGCCTCGGCGCGATCGATAAGATCGTGCTGAAGGTGGTGCACCTGCTGGAGCACGCCACCGACGTCACCAGCGCCAAGTTCTTCGGCACCGCGACCCCGTTGCTGCTGCTGCTCGGACTGGCGATCTGGCTGTTCTTCAAGCTGATCCCCAAGGGCGCCAGTGGCCACAATGCCGCCGACTTCCTGATGTTCATCCTGCCGGCCATCCTGACGGCCGCCGGGGGTTCCTGGGCGCTGCTGTCGGTGGACGCCAACCACGCCACCACCTCGATCATGAACACGGTCATCCAGACCGTCCAAGACCTGGCAGCGGGCTGGTAGGCCATGGAGATCGCACTGTGGTGGCTGATCGTCTATATCGCGGCCAAGGGCTCGCTGAAGGACCTGATCGACCTGCCCTTCACGCTGCGGGGGAAGTACCCGCCGAGCCACGAGTACCGGATGGCCAAGCTGCGCCAGCGGGCCGGCAACGGCGGCAAGTCGGTCCCCCGGACCGGGGTGGGCCGGTACTTCTCCGGTCTGCTGCACGACGCCTCCGAGCAGGCCCACGCCAAGCGGTCCGCCAAGCACCAGGTCAAGCGGCCCTATAAGGTCCAAAAGGCCGAGGACCGGACCAGGGACCGGATGGAGCGCCGGACCGCTCGACAGGCGGACCGCAAGGCTCGCCGGTCCGGTGGAGGGTCAGACCCGGACTACACCCCGATCGAGGACGACTACGAGGACAGCTCGCTGGATCAGCGAAACGCGGCAGCGGAGCGGACCGGATTCCCGGAGACCATCGAGGGTGACCCGCAGGCGGTCCGGTCGGTCCCGGTGGCGATCCCACACCGGACCGCTCAGACGGACCTCTCCGATGAGTCAGATACTTCTATCTCACCGGATCGGATAGAAGTATCTGGTGCCACCGAGAGCCAGCTGCCGGAGTCGGCTCCGACTGGTGAGGTCTTCTCCCTGACCCAGGCCATCGACTACTGCGAGCTGCTCGCGCAGACCCTGCACAACACCTGTCGCAGGATCGAGGCCCTCTACGACACCCTGCACACCACCTACAAGGTCGACGGTCCGGTGCTGGAGCATCTGGGGGAGACCTGGAGCGCGACCAACGCCGCCGAGTACGAGGCGCAGGCAGCAGGCAAGGAGCTGGGCACGCGGTTGGTTGTCAAGGATTCTTATAGTAATGTCGAGGGTCCAGCCGGCACTCAGGGATTCCTGCAGGACAAGGCTGGATAGATGTATCCAAACCCTGACGTGTGTTGGAGTCCCTGATGAGTCGCACCCTGCATCTGCACACCGACCGGTATGCGCCCTGGGAAGAGGACGCCGACGAGCCGACCAAGATCCGCGAGTTCGACGAGGACATCGAGATCGATCCCGACGAAGACGAGACCCTCGCCGAGGCGGTGCACCACGAGCTGTCCCAGCGTGGCCTCACCAGCTACTCCTCCTCCGACTTCGACGGCACCCACGGCTGGTACTCCGATCCCGACGGCTACGAGGATCCCTACACCGCGACCCGGGATGAGTACTCAGCGTTCCTGAAGGACTTCACCGAGGACGAGGCGCTGGCCGTGTACGACCGGACGGTCAAGCTCAAGCAAGCCCCTCTCTCCGGCGTGAACACGCCCCCCGACGCCCAGGCTCGGGTCGCCGCCGCTCAGTGGCAGGGACCCTCCACCCATCGGGCGCTGGAGGCGCTGGCTTCCTCCGGATACATCGGCGCGCACACCGAGGACGAGATCGTCGCCGAGCTGCGCCATCAGACCCCCGGCACCATCGAGCACGAGCAGCTCACAGAGCTGCGTAACTACGTCCGCAAGCACGGCGTTCGGCCGGCCCTGATTGGCTGGCCGGGGCTATGGGATGAGGAGTACGAGAAGCGCGGGCGGGTAGCGGTCGAGCCCTCCGGCGCGCAAGTCCTGGTACGTCCCGGCAGTGGCTGGGGGCGCAAGGAGTACGAGGACCTCGCCGCGTTCATCTCCCGGCGCCAAGATCGCGAGCTGCTCGGCCGATTCTTCGCCGCCGAGTTGCGCGACAGCGGCAACGCGGCATTCCGGCCACAGCAGTTCATCGAGGCCGCCTCAACGCCGGACTACCAGGTCCGGGGTGGCACCGCGTCCCCGAAGTACACCGGAGGAAAGCTCACCTTCCTGGCCGAGGCCACGCGTGCATACGAGGCCGAACACGGCACCCCGCTGGCCCATGATCTGATCGATCACCTGCAGAACTCGGTCCCTAGGTTCAATCCCGAGCGCTTCCTGGCCGCCGCCGGCAAGATCCGAGTCCCCGTCGCCGAGCTGCGGCAGGGAGATCAGCTCAGCGACGGAACATTCATCACCGAGGTGCATCACGATGACGAGGGCACCTGGATCACCACCGACGATGGCGACGAGGGGTACCTCGGCCGACATCACACCCAGATAGTCACCCGCGATGACACTCCCGATTACGACGGAGTGGTGCGCTCACAGACTTCCGAGGACGGACCTCGGGATGCAGTACAACCGTCCGCCGAAAGGACACGCTCCATGACCACATCAACCGGAGAGGTCACCGGCCTCTCCACCGCACTCGACCACGCCGAGGAACTGAAGAACTACTTCCCGGAGCTGGCCCAGAAAGTCGAGCAGTTCGCCGCCAGTCTCTCGCAGAACGAGGTCGGCGGTCCGGTGCACGAGCACCTGGCCAAGTTGCAGGACCTGCTTGCGGCATCCACCGCCGCCGCGTCTGACGTCTACGACGAGCTGGCTACTCGCGGACCGGTCGCCGACTCGATGAACGCCGTGGCGGGAGCGGTGGGTCGCGAGGATTTCATCCGGGGCGAGTAGCCCCACAGCACACCGCACCACAGCCGGAGAGAGCACCAGGGAGGGATAACGCGTGGCCAACAAGCCCAGGACCAAGGCGTCTCCCAAGCTCTCTCCGGCCCAGGTGGCGGCGGCCCAGCGCAAGATCGTCAAGAACGGGACCCGGCAGCTGATTCGGGACAACCGTCGGGCCGGTACCTACATCGATCCCAAGACCAAGAAGCCGGTCGCTGCACTGCAGCAGGCCGCCGCGCCTGCCCAGCAGGTCGTCAAGCTCTCCTGGGCGCAGCGGCAGTCGGCGCTATACCGATGCCGTAAATCCGCCTATCCGCACCTGATCGCCGGAGGACTGGCCGGTCTGGGAGAGGGGCTCTACTACGCCCGCCAGCTCTCCCACAGCGTCCCGGAGCTGACCCTGCTGGTGGTCACCCTGGTCGGCGGCGTCCTGGCGGCCCTGATCCACCTGGTGGCCAAGAAGGCCCGCTCCCACGAGCGACTATGGGCTGACCTCGCGGTGGTGCTCGGCGGCCTATGGCTGTGCTGGTGCACGGTACGCGGCCTGGACTGGACCCTGGCGTTTTACCTGCTGATTGCAGAGATGACCGTGGCCCTGCGCTGGTGGCCCCGGCACCGTCACCCCTACCCCACCGCGACCGAGGAGGTTCGCCCGCCGGGGGAGACCATTCCGGTGGCGTGGGCCCGTTACGTCTCCTGCAAGAGCGGCACGCTGGAGGGGATCCCGCTGGGGGACTACCAGCGCACCAACCACACCGAGGCCTGGACGGTCCCGCTGCCCCGCCAAGGCACCATCACGGTGCAGTCGGTGTATGGCCTGCTCGATCGGCTGAAGCACGCACTGAACAAGCCGATGGAGGACCTGATCTGGGAGCAGCACCCGAAGCTGCAGTACGCCGGGGTCCTGCAAGTGGTGAACAACTCCCCGATCAAGAAGCCGGTCTTTTTTGATCTACCCCGGATCGATGAGGGCCAGGTCCTGTTGGGCCCCTACGCCGATGGCAAGGGGGAGGCTCTGTGGCGGACCTACACCGAGAACGGCATGTGGGGCGGCTTCATCGTCGGATCCACCGGCTCGGGTAAGTCCCGGATGATCGACCAGATCGCGATCAGCCTGCGGTCGCGGGGAGACACCACCATCTGGTACTGCGACGGACAGAACGGTGCCTCCTCTGCGCCGCTGAAGAACTCCGCTGACTGGTTCGTGCGCTCCGATCAGTTCGAGATCATGCTTGACGCGCTGGAGGCCATCGCGCATTTCCGGCAGAACAAGCTAATCGTCGATGGTGTGCCCGGCTTCACCCCGACTCCGGACTACCCCGGCATCATGGTGATCCTGGACGAGTCGCATGTGATGGCCCGCAACAAGGAGTGGGCGCAGCGGCTGGAGGACCTGGCCGCCACCACCCGCAAGCTCGGTATCGCGTTCCTGTTCTCCTCCCAGCACTCTGACCTGCGGATCTTCGGTGGCCTGGAGCGGCTGCGCTCCACCATCCAGGAGGGCAACGTGATCGTGCTTCGGCTGAAGTCCCGGATCGCCGCCATGCTGATCCCGGAGCTGACTCTGGACCCGACCAAGCTGCCCAAGATCCCCGGCTACGGCTACACCGTGGGCACGATCGACGCCGACGGCAACAAGGTCCGCACCGCGCCGTTCCGGGGGCGTTGGCTGCTGATGAAGAACGAGAAGCTCAAGCATCCGGAGGCGCTGCACCCGGCGGTGGAGGAGTTCTTCGAGATGTGGCCGCACATCGAGCTGGATGCCGGCTCGGCCAATCATGCCGGAGACTCCTACCTCAACCGGCACGAGATCGCCCGCAGGCAGCACGAGCGGCTGAAGTCGCAGGTCGAAGGTGGTCAGGTGATGACCAGGCCGGCCAAGACACCGGTGGTGACCAGCAGCCTGGGGTTGCCCCCGATCCCGGAGTTCAAGCCGGACTCCCCCGCCGCCCAGGTCCCGGCCGAGCACCTACCGGATGTGCCCACCGACATCTCCGACACCGAAAAGCGCGTCTTCATCGCTGTGGCCAAGGGCCATGACACCCCGCAAAAGATCGCAGACTTCCTGTCTCTGGCCCCGCGCAGTATCTCCGACCCGCTGCGCAACCTGGTCAGCCTCAAGCACATTGACAGGGAGGGCGCCGGTCCGTCGGTGTCCTACACCGTGGCCGGGGACTGACCCCATTTGATGGGGAAAAGTCACATGCTTACGGGCTGGATTACCGGCGCGGGACTGACTGCCGCTGTGGACTCCGGTAACCCGGTATTGCGGATCGGGGTCGGCGTGATGACCGGTGCGGTGGTGTTGCTGCCGGACTCCGACGCTCCGGGCTCGCTGTTCTCCAAGGCGCTGCCGCCGCTGACCACGGTGTTCTCCTGGCTGGTGCGCCACCTGAGCCGGATCGCCTACCTCACCACCAAGACACCGAAGGACCGCAAGGCCGAGGGCACACATCGCTACCTCACTCACACGATGGTCTGGGCGTTGGCCTGCGGAGCCCTGATAGGCACGCTGCTGGCTCTGGCCGGTGTCTCCCTCAAGATCACCCTGCTGCTGGCCGGCACGATGTTCCTGGGCAATCTGACGCACTGCCTCGGCGATGACATGACCGAGTCCGGGGTGCCGCTGTGGTGGCCTATCAAGATCAAGGGCCAGCGCTGGTACCGCTGTCACCTACTGCCAGAAAAGCTGCGGTTGACCACCGGCACCGCCGATGAGGCCGAGATCGTCAAGTGGATCTTCGTGCCGGCCTCGGTGTTGCTCATTCCCGGCGTGTGGTCGCACGCTGCTGAGGGTGCCGCGCTGCTGTGGATGGCGAGCCTGCCACTGTGGTCGCAGGCGGGGCAGATTATTGCTCATGCCGTATAAGGATCCCTATACGCGTGGTAGGGTGGGACATCGCGCACGCCATTCCTCAAGGAGCATCCGTTGACTGAGATCCCCGAGATCATCGAGATCCCTACTCCCGAGGTCCTCCCGGCCACCTTCGCCCAGGCCGAGGCCGTCTTGGCCACCACCCTGCCGGGCTACCAGCCCCGCGCCGGCCAGCAGCTCCTTGCCTCCCGCATCGAGGACTTCATCACCGAGCAGACCGATGCCCGACGTGAGGCACTCAACAATGACGGTGACTACCGGCCCGGCACCCTGCTGGGACAGGCACCCTGCGGCATCGGCAAGTCGCTGGGCTACCTGATCCCGGCGATCCTGTCCCACAAGCGGGTCGTCGTCTCGGTCACTACCAAGGCACTCCAGTCGCAACTGGTGGTCAAGGATGTGCCGTTCCTGGAGGAGCACCTGCCGGCGTACTTCAGCTGGGCCGAGCTACGCGGCCGGGCCAACTATTACTGCTCCAATGTCGCGGATGCCTCCAAGGACCCCGGCTCGCTGGAGTCGCTGCCCCGGATCCGGGCCTATGCCGAACAGACCCCGGAGTGGAACGGCCTGCGGGAGAGCCTGCCGTTCGAGGTGGCCGACCGGGAGTGGACCCAGATCCACGCCGAGTCCGAGGCCTGCCGAGACTGCAACTGCTCTAAGGACCCGATCGGGGAAGAGGGCTGCTACGCCACCAAGGCCCGCCGGCACGCCGCCGAGGTCGACCTGGTGATCGTCAACCATGCCCTCCTCGGCACCGAGCTGGTGCTGTCGGAGATCGGTATCCCCAGCATGCTCGACACCGTCGACCTGGTGATCTGCGATGAGGCACACGAGTTCGCTGATTCGATCTCCAACGTGATCGGCTTCGACCTCAAGCCCGGCACCTTCTCCTCGTTGATTGATGGCGTCGCTGCCTTCGCCGGGGGTGTCGCGGAGGACGCCGGCAACATCAATGCCGACTGCGCCGATGTGCAGTTCGCCGCCGACGACCTCTTCGCCGCAATCGCCGAGCTGGAGGTGGAGGTCTTCCGAGGGAAGGCAGAGCCGATCTCCCGGCGGCCGGCTGGCGCTACTCTGCGGTTGACTGATGACCTGCTGGTGGACACCTCTGCACCGTTCATCGCGCTGATGGATGCCCTCGGCCGGCTGACCACCGCCTGGGACTCGCTGGACTTCAGCTACTCCGATCACCGGGAGCGGCTGCGCAAGCAACGGCTGGACTCCCAGCTTCGCAATACCCTCAACAAACTGCGTCGGGTGGTCGGCTCCAGCCAGCTGGACCTGGTGCGGTGGCTGGAGGTGGAGGTGTGGCGCAGTGAGAAGCGACTGGTGCTGAAGACCTCCCCGGTCAGCGTCGCGGAGTTCCTCGACGCTTTCCTGTGGAGCCAGCTGCCGACCGTGCTGGTCTCGGCCACCCTGGTGGTCAAGAGCAGCTTCGACTACCTCAAGGAGCAGCTCGGCATCACCCGGGCCACCACCCTGGCTGTGGACTCCCCGTTCGACTTCAGCACCCAGGCCACCCTCTACGTCCCGCAGCACCTGGCTATCCCGCAAGGGCAGGACACCACCGCATTCGAGGCCGGCGCTACCGAAGAGATCTACGAGCTGATCAAGACCTCCAAGGGCCGCGCGCTGGTGCTGTTCACCTCCAAGAAGCGGATGCTGGCCTGCGCAGAATCCATTCGGAGCCGGCGCGGTTTCCCCTACCAGTTGCTGGTGCAGGGGGAGGCACCGGTCGCGGCGCTCGCGGCGGAGTTCAAGGCCGATGTGTCCTCGGTGCTGTTCGGCCTGAAGTCCTTTATGACGGGTTTTGATGCGCCGGGAGATGCTTTGTCGCTTTTGGTGATAGACAAGCTGCCGTTCCCGGTGCCCGGCGAGCCGATCACCGAGGCCAAGTGCCAGCGGATCGAGGCCAAGGGCGGCAAGAGCTTCCCCGACTACACGATGCCGTTCATGAGCCTGATCATCCAGCAGGCTGCCGGCCGGCTGATTCGGCACACCGAGGACATCGGTGTCGTTGCTATACTAGATCGGCGCATAACGGAAAAGTATTACGGGAAGCAGATCCTGCGAGATCTGCCGCCGTTCCCGCTGACCAAGGACTTCGCCACGGTGGAGCAGTTCTTCGCCAACCACTGAGCTACACTCGCGTGATACCCCGCCGGGGCTAGAAGTCTCGGCCCGACGGCCCCCTCTACGGGGGCCGTCTCTATGTCCTACGACCCTGTGGTCGGCTTGCGCATCGGGTCCCTAAGCAGTGAGGGATCCTTCCGCAATCAGAGGCTCGAATCTGTGAGCAGTCCGCCGGTCCATGCCACGCCGCGAGCCAAGCTCGTCGGCTTGATCGTCCGGCGTACCGGTCTGCTACTCGCGGTCTGTGTGCTGCTGCTGGTGCTAGTCCTCTCTCTGCTGGCCTACGCCCGATCCGACCGGGCGTACAAGGCCCGAGACACCGCCCAGACCGGGCAGGCCCAGGCCAAGGCCACCGCGACCAAGAATGGGCAGGCCGCCCAGGCGGTGGCCACCGACGTGGACACGCTCTGCAAGGAGCTGAAGCGGCTGCATCACGCCTGTCCGGTGCAGAGCCCCGGCGAGACCATCAAGAAGATCACCGGGCAGACCGCGCTCCCCGGTGCTCCCGGCTCCCCGGGAGCACCCGGCGTCCCCGGCAAGGGCATCATCAAGACCCAGGTCGACTCCACCGGTGAGCTGCTGGTCTCCTACACCGACGGATCCACCGAGGACGTCGGCAACATCCGGGGGCCGCAGGGCAATCACGGCGCCCGGGGCCGGCAGGGAGACAAGGGCGACGCCGGCCGGGGGATCTCCGACACCTCGATCTCCGGCACCGACCTGGTGATCAACTACGACGACGGAACCGACAAGAATCTCGGCCCGATCGTCGGACCCAAGGGCGCCACCGGGGATACCGGCGCCGCCGGCCGAGGCGTGACCAGCACCACCATCCAGGCCGGTCATCTGATCGTGGTCTACAGCGACAACACCACCGCTGACCTGGGTCAGGTGGTGGGCGCCAACGGCACCTCTATCGTCGGCACCAAGATCGATGGCACCTCCGGCGACCTGATCATCACCACCGAGGACGCCGCCGGCAACGACACCTCCAAGGACGTCGGCCACGTGGTCGGCGCCCAGGGTGAGCAGGGGCCAAAGGGAGACCAGGGCGATCCCGGGGCGCAAGGTCCCACCGGTGATACCGGCTCCCCCGGTCCCGTTGGCCCCTCGGGACCGGCTGGCCCTAACTGTCCCGATGGCTACACCTTGACCACCGAGCCCGCCCCGATGCCGTACGACACCTCGCAGATGTGGGCAGTCTGCGCATCCCCGTCCCCGATCCCCTGACAGGAGATAGAACTATGTTTCAGATTCACGGTTTGAGTCTCACCGCCTCGGAGGTGGTGCAGCTCGTCGGCCTGCTGGTTCCCCTCGTGGTGGCGTGGCTAGCCCACGCCAACGCCCCCAGCTGGTTCAAGGGCGGCCTCAATGCTGTACTGGCGGCCCTCACTGGCGCCATTGGCGTCCTGGTGGCCACTGATGGTGGCTATGACTGGCAGGCGTTCGTGCAGGCCATCCTGAGCGCGCTGACGGCCTCGGTGGTCTCCTACATCGCGATCACCAAGCACATTGGTGGTCCTCAGCTGGAGCAGTCCGGGCTAAATCTGGGTAAGAGCCTGATCATGGACATCACCAAGAACCTCCCCACCGACGCCGGCCCCAAGCACGCCGTCGGCGACCCGCTCCCGGCCGACCAGACCCCACCGACCGGAAACGTCATCACCCCACCCAAGGGTGACGGTGGAGCTGCTCCGGTGGGCTCGCTGGCCTACCTCCTGATCGTGCTCGGCATCGTCGGGCTCGTAATCGGCCTGATCGCCCCGCACGTGACCTCGCTGGCCTCGGCGCACTGGATGCTCACCCCCGGCATCGTGTTGCTGGTGGTCGGTGTGATCCTGGCGCTGATCTTCGGGCCGTGGCGCGGAAGCTGGGGCCCTGGCCCCCGCGTCTGAGGTATGTTGGAGTCTCCTCCGTCAAGAAACCGATCGATAATCGCTGCAGCGAACACCACGAGCCCCCGCCCCCACGGCGGGGGTTTCGTGTGTCGGACCCCCTTGTGGAGCTTCTAAGAATCCCTGTATGCTGACCATGTCCACGGTCACTTCAACTTCCTTAGGAGCACGCCATGACCGCGACCGGCACTGCCACCCCCACCACCGCCATCGAGATCACCGCCGAGACAGCGGAGATCGCGCGACGGCTGATCCTGTCTGGCACCGACCTGATCGAGATCCTCAAGGTCGTTGGCCTGGCCCCCGCTCCGGAGAAGGTCGAAGGCACCGTCCCGGAGCCACAGCAGATCACCGAGCAGCACCTGGCTGCGCTCAAGGCGCTGCCGGAGCTATTCGGTGTGGTCAACCCCAGCGCCGCGCGCGCCCTGACTGCACCGGAGAAGAAGTCCGTCGACTCCGAGCGCAGCGCGATCACCACGATCGAGAAGCTGGTGGGCGACCGCAAGGAGGCGCTACGACACATCCTGCACAACCACCTGGACCGGGTCGCGGAGAAGTCCGGCCTAGCCGAGGGGCAGGACAAGGACGCCAACGGCCACCTGCTGGTGAAGAACTCCGACGCCATCGACGGCACCGACCGAGAGATCGCCCGCACGCTCCAGAACTTCGCCCCCACCTACAACTCGGTGACCCTATTCCGGGCGTTTGAGGCCGGTCTGATCTCCAAGGACCAGTACTTCGCCCTGACTGGGACCCCTGAGGTCAAGCGGGTCATAGAGCCGGCCAAGGCAGCCAAGGCCATCGCGAAAGACCCCGAGCTGCTGGGCATCCTGGCCAAGTACGGCACCTCACCTGGCCGCAAGCAGAGCCAGATCACGATCAAGAAGCGCTCCCGGGGGTGATGCCGTGCCCCGCATAGCGCTTCATCCCGCCACGGAGATCGCTTCTCCGTGGCGGGATGCTGTCTGCCCTCCACGGCGCAACGACCCAACCTCGACCACCGTGAAAGGTGCGACATGACCCGAGCCAAGACCCCCGCCCGCCGGAGAGGACCGGCTGATCTGACCTTCGTCGAGCCGGTGAAGGAAGCCCCCCCGACCGCCCGTAAGACGGCCAAGAAGGCCGCGCCCAAGGCTCCCCGTACGGCACCGGTGAAGACCACCAAGAGGGCCGTCCGCAAGCCGGCGCAACACAAGCACGCCCAGCCGGTGGAGACCATCGAGGTCACCCCGGCCGGGCTGGATCCCGACAGGCTGATGTTCGCCGACATCGATACCACGGTGCTGCCGACGTTTTCGGTAAAGGAGGTGGCCAAGACCTTCTACGGGATGACCGATCACTGGCTTCGGATGCGGGAGAAGAACCTCACCTACAACGGGGAGCCCATCGAGGTCCGGCGCTCGGAATCCTCATTCCGGGTGTATGACCTGGGCACCATCGAGCGGCTCACCCACGCGCTGGTGCAAAACCACCGGATCTCCGGGCAGACCGCCGTGCACGCTCTCACCGCGCTGAACGCGATCGGAAAGATCCACGGCTACCTCCCGTCGGACGACTGATTCTAAGAATCCCTAGAAATGTCCTCCTACGCCTCCGGGACCTCGGTGCCGGCCGAGCGGTCTCGCGCCGAGCTGGAGAAGATCCTGCAGAAGTACGGCGCCACCTCCTTCGGCTACATCTGGGAGCACGGCCCGGACGCCGACCGCTACCAGCAGGTGATCGCCTTTCAGGTCGGTGGCCGCAGCATCCGGATGGCGATCCCCATGCCCGCCCGAGATGACCCGAAGTTCACCCTGACCCCGACCCGGCAGCGGCGGGGCACCGCGCAGGCCCAGCAGGCCTACGAGCAGGAGGTCCGTCGGCGCTGGCGCTCGCTGGTCATGGTGATCAAGGCCAAGCTGGTGGCGATCGAGGACGGGATCAGCACGATCGACCGCGAGTTTCTCAGCGACATAGTTACCAATGACGGCCGTACCGTCGGCGACATCATGCGGCCCCACCTGGAGTCCGGTGGACCACTAGCCCTCACGATGGAGAGATAGAAGTATGACCTCACTAGACCCCTCGACCCTCCAGCCGGCGCCGGTCGCCCATGGTGTGCCCAAGTGCGGCCATGAGGTGGAGATCGCCGGAGCACTGTGGCCCTGTAGTCGACCCCAGGGGCATCTGGACAGCGGCACCGGCGAGCCCTGCTACGCCATGGAGAGCCCCCGCTCCATCCGGGAGTGGCAGCAATGGGCCGCCGCACAGGCCGGCTCTCATCCGGCGCCTGAGCCCTCCTCGGTCCACCAGCACCGCTACGTCATGAACTCCACCCACACCAAGATCGCCTGCTCGGTTCCCGGCTGCGGTGACGTGCGGTCGGTCGAGGACGTCCCCGAGATCCCCGAGCCGGACCTGGTGGCCGAGCAGTTTTCCGCCGCCACCGGTGCCCAGGCCAAGATCCGGGAGAGCCAGCAGCAGGCTGTCATCGCCCCGGCCGAAGACCCCAACGACCGGCACGGCTACCCCGCTGCCCAGCGGACCCAGCACTCGGCTGAACAGGATGAGCGTGCCGCCGAGGTACACCCCGCCGCCTACACTCCGATGCTGTTCAACGCCACCCGACCGGTGCATATCTCCGGGCTGCACGAGCTGGACCTGGGGGACTACATCGCCGAGTTCGACGACGAGGACGAGCACGGCAACATACCTGGGCTCACGGTGATGAGGGTGGTCGAGACCGAATGAGCAAGCTGCTGATCTTTGACGCCAATAACATCGCGGTCAAAGCGATCAAGGTCGCGTTCAACGGGAACGTCGGCGAGCTGAGCGTCAACGGTCTGCCCACCGCCGCGCTGTTTTTCTTCATCAACTCCATCAGCCGGCATATCCGCGAACACGCCCCCGATCAGGTAATGGCCTGCTGGGATGGGGGCCGCTCCACCCACCGACTGGGCCTCTCCTCCACCTACAAGGCCAACCGTCCTCCGGGTGAGGATCACGCCGAGCAGTTTCGGCTGATGGATGTCTTCCTTGACCTGGCCGGTATCGCCCAGCAGCGGTTGGCCGGTTACGAGGCCGATGACCTCATTGCCGGCCACGCGCTCTGGTCGGATGCGGAGGAGATCGTCATCGTCTCCGATGACCATGACCTGCGCCAGCTGGTCTCCGATCGGGTGATCCAGGTTCCGGTCTCAGCCGACTCCTTCGCGGTGTGGACCCCGGAGGCTGTCCAGACCAAGTACGGCTGCACGCCGGCTCAGTTGCCCTACCTGATGGCACTCATGGGAGATCCAGGCGACGGAGTCAAGGGCTTGGAGAAGATCGGGCCGAAAAGGGGGCTGAAGATGCTGCTGAGCCACGAATTCGACTGGCCGGCCCTCCTAGGCTCACTCAGCCCTGAAGATCGCGCCACGGCCGCGCTGGCCTATGCACTGGTGGATCTGCGGCACCCCGAGCAGTCCATGGGATACGTGCTGCGGGTCCCGAGGGACTACCAGCCGGTTGCCCCGCCGTCGGAGGCCTACCGGAACCTGGTGATGTTTTTGCGTAGCCTGCAAATGCAGACCGTGCTCGATCGGCTGGAATCCGGCCGATTGTGGAACCAAACGACTACGGTCTGAGACCACGCTTGCAACGGCACTCTTCAGTGAGTACCGTCACCGCCAATCGCACGTGAAGTACGTTTTAGCCCCCGTCACGACCAGTCCGGCTCGGCACGGACGGGGATTTTTTACGCCCTAAAACTGGCCGGACCCCTCGATGGAGGTAGAAGTATCTTGGCAATTCGAGAGGGGTGTCGATGACAGTCACGGTGGCCAGCCCACGGCGTGGGTCGGGAGTATCCGACAAACACATCCGGATTGCTGTCCTCAAAGGACGGCTGGTGAGCATCACCCAGGCCGGCAGCGAAGAAGTTCTAGGATTTGTTTGCGGATTAGATGATTACCACATAGCCTTGATTCCCCGGGATCATCCAGATCAAAGTGTTCTGTTCCCTAAGGGGAATATAACCATACGGATATTCCACGAAGATCTCTTGAGTAGTGAACCAGAAGAACTCCGGAAGGTCATCGACTCAGCGGTCGGGCCGTTCCGGAAGAGCATCGAGCAGCACGACCACAACAAAACACTGTAGGCCCGACTTCCCTTGAAAGGCCCCTGATCATGACGCAGCTGCGTTGTTTTGACGTCCCCTACTCGGTCCGGCGGCAACAGAGCCAGACCGCCACCACGGAGGTCACCCCTCAAGTCACCCAGACCGTGGCGGTGGCGGTCTCCGAGCGCCGCGACTACGTGGCCACTGACTCGACCTCGTGGTCTTGGAGTCAGCTCCGCGACTACGTGATCGCCCAGATCGAGACCCGGCGTGGTGGATCCATCCCGCGTGACGCGGTGAAAGAGGCTGCCATTTTCCGGCGGTTCCTCACCCAGTGGGGCGAGCAGGCCGGCCCCATCGCCGAGCACGCCTTCACCGTGTGCGACGGCTGGTGGAAGAACGCGCCGATATCCGTGAATCGCTTCACGAAGGGCTCGGATCCGTATTTTGCCCAGCCCATCGTCGACCGGCTTGCCGCCCGGACGTAGGCCATGACCTCCCCTGACGCCTACCCCGATCTGCTCCCCCCGCTTCCCGCCGGTATCCGGCCCTCCCGCAGCAACGATGAAATAGCTCAGTTCGAGGTCGAGCATCCCAACCTGCCCAAGTCCCCGGCGCAGTGCATCACCTGCTCGGGAGAGAAGACTTTTCGCTGGTATAAGAACGAGCCGTACGACTCGGAAATCATTGATTACGCCTGCCCGTGCAATGACCAATTCATTGCGCATCGGGAATTCCTCCGCTGCGGCGTGGAATTGCGCTATCAACGCCAGACCTGGAGTGATCTCCACACCGTGGATGCACACCGGGATGAAGTGCTCTCTGATTACCTCGACAATTACCGGAAGTATTTGCACGCTGGTGTCGGGCTTATTCTCACCGGAGAGCCGGGCACCGGTAAATCCATGCTCACCGCGCTGATCCTGAAGAAAATGATCGGTCGTGGTATCGGCTGCCGCATGGTCGGTGTACCGAAGCTGATCAACGAGTACACCAATCAGTGGAACCGTACCGGCAGCGTGAATGCGCAACAGAAATTCGATCGGGAATTCCGCATGACGGGGATCCTGGCCATCGACGATCTCTCTCGGGAATGGCGCAGCAGCTCCTCCACCGACAAGAACAGCAGGTCGCTGGGGGAGGCCGCGCTGGAAGATGTTCTCCGCGCGCGCACCCAGGCTTGCCTGCCGACCATTATCTCCACGAACAAAAGCACCAGTGAATTGCACGAGGCTTACCCCAGCCACGTCATGAACGTGCTGGAGGAATGCTCGTTCGTGGTGAACTTCACCGGCGATAACGGCCGGCCGGCGATGATGTCGCGCACCGCGACCGAGACCAAGATCGGTATCACCCGGCCCATCTTCTATTTCGAATCCTGATGAGCGTTCATGCCGAGCACACCCTGATCCGGCTGCTGAGCGACAACGACTCCTTGACCTTCCTGGCCAAGGAAGGCATCGAGATCGAAGTCCTGCCAACCGAAGAGCTGCGCGACATGGTGGAGTGGGCGCTGGCCTACCGCACCGAGGGCGGCAAGGCTCCCACCCCGCACGTGCTGATCGACCGGTTCGAGGACGTCCTCAACGACAACGAGATCGACCTCGACGATGAGGAGGAGATCGATGGCACCATCGAGTGGGCGCTGACCAAGCTGCACTCCCTCTTCGCCCAGCGCCAGGCCCACACCTTCTCCCGGGAGCTGGCCACCGCGATCGCCGAGGCCGATGACGAGGACCGGGTCGACATCCTGGCCGAGAAGGCGGCCGAGCTGGCGGCCATCGTGCAGACCGTCTCACCGCGCCGTAGCCGGGTCGACATCCGATCCGGCGGTAAAGACCTCTGGGAGGGCTACCAGTCCGTCGTGGCCTCCGGTGGGGCACCGCACGGCATGCTCTTCGGCTTACCCGAGGTCGACGACTACACCCGGGGCATCCACGACGGTGAGCTGGCCATGATCCTGGCCGGTCAGAAGAGCGGAAAATCGTTCGCCCTGGACTTCGTGGCCGCCAAGAGCTGGGAGCGCGACCGCATCGGCGCGCTGTTCACCCTGGAGAACTCCATCGAGCTGACCCTGCAGAGGATCGGCTGCATGGCGCTGCACATCTCCCTGACCCAGCTCATGCACGGCACCCTGGACGCCGAGGACACCGAGAAGCTGCGCTGGTGGGTGCATGATGTGCTGCCCGCCTCACAGGTGCCGCTGCACATCTTCAACCCCTCGGCCTCGATGCGGACCCCGCAGGCGATCGTGCAGCAGGCCCGCGCGGTCGGCGCCGATGATCTCTACATCGACCAGCTGACGTTCATGGAGGCGGTCAAGGGCCGCTCCCGGGAGCGCCAGGATGAGTCGGTTGGCCGGATGCTGCACGACACCAAGACTCTCATCTCCACCGGCCGCAACCAGATGCCGTGCCTGATGGCGCATCAGCTCAACCGGGACGGCATCGAGATCGCCGAGAAGACCGGCCGGGTCTCGGCGAACAAGGGCGCCAACTCCTCCGAGACCGAGCGCACCGTGGACTGGCAGTTTGGCATGTTCGCCTCGGCCGAACAGCGTGCCATCCACCTGATGGAGCTGCAAACACTGGCCACCCGTCGAGCGGCGGATATGCGCAACTTCGAGCTGCAGTGGCTCATCGACACCGGCAATATCTCTGTGCACCAGGAGATCATCCAATGACCAAAACTGTCCCGCTGAAATGGAACTTCGATCGCCTCATCGGCTCGGCAACCTACGAGATATCCGACGATGGCACGGAGGTCCTCCTTGACTTTCAGATCGATGACCCGGAGATCCGAACGATGCTGTTTCCGGACCGCTACGATCGCCTGAGTCTGGCCCCGGCGTGCCTACCTCAGTCCTAGCCCAGACCTCCCTTCCGGACTCGGTGAAGGAGCAATTCTGTCGGGAGCTACTGGCTGAGTTTGGCGTGACCAAGATTCATGCCCGTGAGCCCGATGGTGAGCTGATTTGCTGTTGCCCGCTGCCTTGGCACGATGACCGGCATCCCAGCGCCGCGCTGAATTACCGGAAGCTGGTCTTTCGGTGTCTCTCGTGCGACTCAGGTGGCGGGATTCTGTGGTTCATTGCCTCCTGTCGGGGGCTGCAGGAGAGGGAGGCCCGTAAGTGGCTGGACGGGCAGACCGGATTCGGGGCCGAGTCCAACCTGCCGGCGCTGCTCAACCTGCTCGATGCCATCTACGCCACCCCCAAGAGCAGGGCGGTAGTGCCGATCCCGTCCATGAGCACACGGGTGCTGGATCCGTGGCGGGTCATCCATCCCTACCTCACCGAGGTCCGGCACATCCCGAGACAGAACATCATCCGGATGCAGGCCGGCTACGCCGAGGCGCTGCAGATCAGCCAGGACCGCACCAGTGAGCGCATCATCCTGCCGCACATCTGGAAGGGCCGTCTGGTGGGCTGGCAGAGCCGCAGGCTGGTCAAAGACGGCACCCCCAAGTATCTGAGCACCGAAGGATTCCCGGCAGATAGAACTATCTACAACTTCGACCCGTGGGCTAAGACTGCCGTCATCGTCGAGTCTCCTTTTTCGGCGCTGCGGCACTGCCATCACCTGCCGATCGAGGCGACCTTCGGCGCGGCGGTAACCGATGCCCAGATCAAGCAGCTGGCCCGACACGAGCGGGTGGTCCTGTTTATGGATAACGACCTGGCCGGCTGGCGTGCGGTGGACGGGCATTGGGAGGACCAGAAGTACGGGCCGCCCAAGCAGATCTCGAAGGGGATCGTGGAGCGGCTGCAGGGCTACTGCGATATCCGGGTGGTGGATAACCCGTGGGCCGCAGACCCCGGTGACATGGGTGATGACATCGTGCGAGAACTGGTGGAGACTGCCGTACCGTTCGCGGTGTGGACTAGACCCCAGCCAGAATCATTGAAGAAATGGGAAGGAGAATAATTCCAGTGATGATTAAGCATGGTCGCGGCCAGGTCGTTCGAGACCCCGAGACCCAGGAAGAGATGACGCAGGATCTCGCCTCGGCAACCGCCAGGCGTACCGCCGAGGAAAGCCAGCCGGAACTGCCCTACCCCGATGACGATAACGACGACACCGACGACTGAGCTGGTCGACCACGACCGGCCGTACCGGATCGGCTTCGGCCCTCCGGTCTTTTCGACCTGCACCACGTTGGTCTCGGTGGCGCGCATTTGCTGGGACGTCAACGGCTACTACCGTGCCCTGGGGGTGCGTCCCGAGGCGACACGTAAAGAGCTACGGGAGGGCTACCAGCGCCAAGGCGGGCAGGACTCCCCGTACCTGACCTACGTGCTCTCTCAGCTGCTCGATGCTGATACCCGGGCGGTCTATGACCTCCGACCGCTCGGACCTCCGATGAGCGATCGATATGTGGTCGAGCAATTTCGCAGGAAGATACGCGAAGATGCTTCGGAAGAAACACTGGAACAGATCTCGGAAATAGAGAAGTTCATTATGTCCCTGCCCGACGACAAGTTCCAAGCTTCCCTTGACGACTCTTCAGTTGATGTGCAAGATGGGGAGGCATCGCCGGACACCGGCTTCCCCTACTCCCACTACCTGTATCGCAGCACCGCTGGTCAAACTGAACACCTGCCCCACTGGCAGAGTCTCCTCATCCAGGCATGTCGGGACCGAGGGATAGAAGTATCTATCGCCCTCGGATTCCACCGCGTCGCCTTGATCCCGTGGCTCGTCCAGCAGGTTGGGTACCACACCGTCGTATTTCTCCACGAAGATCGCCTCCCTGATGCCGTTTACGCCGAAGATGCAGCCAACTACATCGCCCTACTGCAAAGGACAACCGCCGCATGACCACCACCCAGATTGACGAAGACCTCCAGTGGATGGATGTCGAGGGCTCGACCGGGGCTGAGGCCGCCGAACAGCTCACGAAGCGCAAGGGCTCGAAGTTCAATCGGGCCGATTTTTTTACCCTCCAAGATGGCGACAAGGTCCTCGTCCGGTTTCTCAATGACATGAATCCCGGATCCGGCCCGTACATCGCATGGCTGACGGTGAAAGAGCACTTCGTCGACACCAAGCCGAAGCCGGCGGATTTCAAGGGCGACAACTGGCCGGCCCGGATGTCAGCGGTATGCCAGGATGACCGGCTCTTTAAGGGCAAGCTCTCCCCGTGCTGGATCTGCCAGAACGTGACGGACTCCGACGGGAAGAAAGCATTCGCCAAGGCCCGTATTTGGGCACTTGTCGCGATGCGCGAAGAGGTGCTGGACGAAAAGACCGGGAAGAATCTGGGCTTCCGTACGGTGATGAAAGAGATCACCCGCACCGTGGATGACAAAGAGATCACCGAGGTGGTCCCCGATATCCGCTGGGTCAAGCAGGGGCGTAAGAACTTCTTTGGCATTCTGCAGGGCACCGCGATGCGTCGCCAGACGGTATTGGATCGGGATTACTGGATCCAGCGCAGCGGCAAGGAGAGGGACGACACCGAGTACAGGTTCGCTCCGGAAGACCCCTACGCGATCGAATGGCCAGTGGGCTCGGGTCAGCAGGCTTCTCTCGATCTGCGTATTCCGGAGATCATGGAGGAGTACTACCCCAAGGCTCTCGTACCGGATCTGCTTCGGATGGCGGCAGAAAATGCCAGCCCCGAGCACTATGAGCGGTTCTTCATCCCCACCGATGATGACGACAAGTCGGCCAATGCAGTCTCGGCACCGTCGAATGACGTCACGGCCGAGCAGCACGCTGCTATTAGGGAAAAGGTCTTCGAGAAGTACGTCAACAAGGACTCCGAGGATGCTGCGGCTGAGCCGAAGCCGGAATCGCCTGCCCAGAAGACGTACTACAAGTAACCATCACTAGCCCCACGGCAGGTCGGACCTCCTCCCCCCGAGAGGCACACCGACCTGCCGTGGTCTTTCTCAAGGACCCCCTGATGCAGCTCGTCGAAAGCTTCGCCACCGAATCGGAAACAGAGATCCCGGTCGTCATTGATGACGAGATCATTCCCGTCCCGGCCTTAGTCCAGGACGAGGAGGGCTTTCGTTATCTGCTGCTGGGTGCCGGCCAGACCATCCCGGTACGTACCTGGGTCAAGGCCTATGAATCCGGTGCCTGTGCGCTGCTGGCTCGTGACCCTGGTGGTGCGTGGCTCCTGCTGGGCGCCCAGCAGTTCATTGCCGAGCGCACAGAGCTGCCCGCCCAGGCCGCATACGGGATTCCGTCCGGCTGGGTGGCCTACCCACACCAAGAGTGGACGTTCACCGATCTGGTCGGCTACTTCCCGCCGGAGATGTTCACCAACGACGACACCTACACCAAGACCGAGCTGGCTCAGGAGCCCTCCACAGTGGAGGGACGATTCGTCTCGCTCCACACACACACCGAATACAGCGCACTAGACGGTTTCTCCCGGATCCAAGAGATGGTCGACTTCGCGGTGGCCGACGGTCAGGGTGCCCTTGCTGCATCTGACCACGGCAACTGTGTGAGTCACCCCGAGCTGCAGGCGATCTGTCAGCAGGCCGGCATCAAACCGATCTTCGGCATGGAGGCATACTTCGTCGCCGACCGGCACCGCCGGCCCAAGAAGTGGACCGAGATGGAGGACGGCAAGGAGGTAGCCAAGTCCGATACGGCCGAGGTCCGTGACTACCAGCACATGACGCTGTGGGCCATGACCGATGCCGGTCTGCGCAATCTGTGGGCCATGTCCACCGAGGCATTCCGGGAAGGCTTCTACTACTACCCCCGGCTGGATTGGGAGACCTTGGATCGCCTGAATGAGGGCGTCATGGCTTCCACTGGCTGCCTGCGTGGACCGCTCGCTCAGGCCATCCTGGCTGGCGACGACATGGCCGCCCGGATGGTGCTCGGCCGGCTGCTGGACATCTTCGATGACCGGCTCTACATCGAGCTGCACACCAACACGCTGCCCGACCAGGTCAAGGTCAATCAGGCGTCGGTCGGCTACGCCATGGAGTACAACATCCCGCTGATCGCCTGCACCGACTCGCACTACACCCACCACGAGGACGCCCAGGCGCACCACACCTGGCTGGCGGTGCAGACCAACAAGGATGTCACCGAGGACTCGTCGCTGTTCGGCGGAGCGGCCGACTACTACATGCACACCGCCGATGAGGTCGAGCAGGCCCTGAGCTACCTGCCCTCCGGTGTGGTGGCCGAGGCCATGGCGAACACCGTGGTGGTGGCTAATCGCTGCACAGCGTTGATCTCAGGCGTCCCCACGGCCCCGACCTACAGCAAGGGCGAGAACGCGATCGCCGATGACGAGCGCCGGCTCCGAGAGATCTGCCAGACCAACTGGGTCAAGAAGGCCACTGGCCGCCGGGACCCTGAGGAGATCTACCGGGCCCGGTTCGAGCGGGAGATGGACCTGCTGGTCCGAAAGCAGTTTTGCGGCTATTTCCTCGTGGTGGAGGACTACGTCAGTGCAGCCAAGCGAGAGGGCATTCTGGCCGGCCCCTGCCGAGGCTCTGGCGGTGGATCTCTGGTTGCCTACCTGGCCGGGATCGAGGAGATCGACCCGATCTACTACGACTTGATGTTCGAGCGGTTCCTCACCGAGGGCCGCAACGAGCTGCCCGACTTCGACATGGACTTTCCGGCCAGCAAACGGGACTGGATCAAGGACTACCTGCGCAAGCGCTGGGGCGAGGACAACGCCATCTCGATCGGCACCCAGCTGCGGCTGCAGTCCAAGGGCGCGATCGACAGCGCCCAGCGCGCGCTGAAGCCGGTGCTGCGTACTCCCGTGGACTACAACGACCTCAAGCTGGTCTCCAAGATTATCGATGAGATCGACCGTCCGCTGGCCGGCAAGCACACCTCCTGGGAGGACCTGTGGACCCAGTTTGGTGAGCTGCTCGGGGCCTACCGTGACAAGTACCCGGAGGTTTTCGCCGCCGCTGATCAGATGGTCGGCCGGCTGAAGTCCTACGGAAAACACGCCGCCGGCATGGTGATCTCCACAGACAAGCCGCTGACCGACCTGCCGCTACGGCTCGGCGATGACGGCCACATGACCACCCAGTTCGATATGAACGCTCTGGCCGAGCTGGGGTATGTGAAGTTCGACCTGCTGACCCTACGCACCCTGGACACCATCCAGGTCGCACTGGATGAGATCGAGCGCCGCTACGGCAAGCGGATCAACCTCTACGAGCTGCAGGAGGAGCTGGACGACCCAGAGATCTGGGATCAGGTCTCCGACGGTCATACCCTGGGCATCTTTCAGATCGAGACGGCCGCCGGAACCAAGCTGACCAAGCAGCTGCGGCCGGCCAGTGTGGATGACCTCGCCATCATCGGCGCCATCGTGCGACCGGGCCCCATGCGCTCGGGTCTGACTGAGATGTATCTGCGGCGCCGGGCCGGCAATGAGGTGGTCACCTATCCGGACCCCCGGATGGAGTCCTTCCTCAAGACGACCCTCGGCTGCATCATTTTCCAGGAGCAGATCCTGGCGACCACCATGACGCTGGCCGGCTATGACGAGACCGAGGCCGACGGGGTCCGCAAGATCCTCGGCAAGAAGCTGGTGGAGAAGATCGGCCCGGCCGGCCAGGAATTCAAGCGGCGCGCGGTCGAGTGCGGCACCGATATGCAGGTGGCCGAGTCTCTCTGGGCGCAGATGGAGGAGTTCGCCAAATACTCCTTTGGGAAAGCCCACTCCTACGGCTACGCCATTATCGGTACCTGGACGGCATGGCTGAAGTTCCACTTCGAGGTGGAATTCATGACCGCCGTCCTTTCCACAGTGGACGACGATCGCATTCCCGACTTCGTCCGAGAGACTCGCCGGCTGGGATATCGAGTGCTCCCTCCGGATATCAATATCTCCGGGGTGGACTTTAGCTCCACAACTGAGGGCGTCCGCTATGGCCTGTCCTCGGTCAAGGGGGTCGGAAAGCCGACTGCCCAAAAGATCGTGGCCCGGCAGCCGTACGACTCGATCGAACGCTTCCAGGAGACCTCCGGCGCCAATACCGGAATCACCAAGACGCTGGCCGCCGTCGGCTCCTTCGACTCTCTCTATCCCAACCGGCGCGCGCTGGAGAGCCAGCTGGAGTGGGCGACCTCGGATGAGTCGATCTGCTGCCAGCACAAGATCGAGACCACCACTGGTCCCGGTGGGCTCCCTTGCGGATTTGACTGGTCTGCCGAGATCGATCCGCCTATGGTCCGGATTCCCAGGAAAGACCAGATCCCCGGTGGGCCGACCCAAGCCCCCAAGTCTCCACCAAAACGATGCACCGTGGCCTGCCGGAATTACACACCACCCGAGCCGCTGCAGATCGAGCTGATCCGGCCCTACACCGCCGATGACATCATCAACCGGGAGAAAGAGCTGCTCGGTGTTTATCTCACCTCGACTCCGTTTGATCGGATCGACCCGGAAGACCTGAAGACCCTGCACAAAGCCAGTGAGATCGAGGCCGGACCGTACGGGCGCTACATCACGGTCGGTCTGGTCAACCGCATCCGGCCGCACACCACGAAGAGCGGCAACCGGATGGCGTTTCTCGGGATCCTCGCCCAGGACGGCGACCTGGACGTGGCGGTATTTCCGGAGGAGTACGCCAAACATCGCCAGGATCTGGCCACCGATGCACTGTTGGTCATGGTCCTGCGCAAGGCGGAGAGAGGACTCGTCCTGGACGACCTGGCTCCCGCCTAGAGTCGTCTAAGCTAGTTTGATACCCACCCCTCGCTAGGAGATAGAAGTATGCCCACCTCATACAGCACCGGTTGGAAGTCGAATAAGGCCTCCGCCAAGGCGCTCGAAGAGTTTCAGGCCGGCCTGGCGAAGGACATGGGCCTGGAGATTCTGCGGACCTCCAGCAAGCCGACTCGTACGGTCATTCCCACCGGCTCCCTGGCCCTGGATGCCGCCACCCAGATCGGTGGCTACCCGACCAGCCAGATCGTGGAGATCTGGGGGCCCTCAGACGCAGGCAAGACCACCACTGCCATGCTCGCGGTGGCCAACGCCCAGCGCGTCTTTCCCGATCAGGTCGCCGGCTGGATCGACATGGAGCAGACCTTTGACGCGGTCTGGGCCGAGACGCTCGGGGTCGACCTCAAGCGGCTGGTGTTGGTGCCCAATCCGCACACCGCTGAGGACGTCTCCGACATCACCAAGCGGATGGTGCATCGGGGGATCTTCTCCCTGGTGGTAGTCGACTCGGTCGGCGCCATGATCACTCGCTCGGAATACGAGAAGGAATCCGACGAGGCCACCGTGGCCGCCGTCGCCCGCGTGGTCACCCGGCTGGTCAAACAGTGCTCGGCGATGTGCAAGGCCAACGGCACCACCCTGATGATCATCAACCAGGTGCGCGCCAACATCGGCACGTATGGCGGCACCATCACCCGCACCGGCGGCTTTGCCCTCACCCACGTGACCGCGATGCGGCTCAACCTTCGGGCCGGTCGGGAGAAGCTCACCATCAAGGTCGACGGCATCGACATCCCGGTCGGGCACGAGATCGTGGCCAAGGTGGAGAAGAACAAGCTCGCCCCCGCCGGCTACGTGGCCAACTTTTTCCTGATCAATCAGGCCACCGAGAAGTACGGGCCGGTCGGTATCGACAAGGCCGCCGAGGCGTTCAAGGTCGCCCGTGACCTCGACCTCCTGGGCACTGGGGGCGGTGGTCGTTACACCGTGCCGAACGGTACCGAGGAGCCGCTCAAGCTGGTCGGCAAGGACGCGGTGGTGGCGCACTTCCGGGCGCACCCCGAGCAGGTCGAGCTAATCCGCACCGCAATGCTGGCCAACAAGGACGGCCTGGTGGAGCAGCCCGGCGGTGACTTCGCCGAGGCCGACTATTCCGAGGAGATGGCCGCCATCCTGGACGGCGAGAAGTGATCCGATTGATCACCGATCGGGGACTGCGGGCCCAGATCGCGATGGCGGTCAAGGAACAGCAGGATCACGAGGACCGACACACCATTTATGCACTGCAGTGTGAGGTCGAGATTATCTATTTCGGCGAGGAAACAGATCCTGAGATGCGCTGGCGATGGAACATCTGGCAGGACCACGCGCCCAGGAATCATCCGCTTTTCCTGGGCAATGCATCGACCCGAGAAGAAGCGATCCGGCAGGCATACGGCTGGATCAATCACCAGCAGATGCGCTACGCCCTGAAAACACTCCCCGTTGCAATCCCCCTAGTAGAGGACCCATCATGACGATCACCACCGGACGCGGGGCCTGGAGCCAGACCGGCATGGGATACCCCGGCGTCTACTACCAGTTGCCGCCGGCCAACACCCCCTACGTGGGCAGCAACGCCGTCCAGGATGCCCACCTGGATCAGTCCTGCAACAACTTCCGGGCGGTCAACTGGGGCGTGAAGGCCATCCAGTCCCGATGCAACGAGCTGGTCAACAGCAAGCTGGTGGTCGACGGCTGGTTCGGGACTCTCACCGACTCGGCCGTGCGGTACGCCCAGGCGAAGCTGCACCTCGCCGTGGACGGTGCTGTAGGTCCAGCCACCGCCAAGGCGTTCTGGCGGCCTCTGGTGGTCCTCAGCGAGGCTGCGCATGGTCTGTCCGGCAACTACACCGGCGGCATCATGTTCCACGAGTCCGGATACGACCCGGGCGCGGTCGGCTACACCACCCCCGGCGACAAGGGCCTGGACCAGTGGAACAGCACGCCGTACGACGAGGCGTTCGACTATCACTGGTCGATCCCACAGACCGCCGCCAGATTCGCCACCGCCTGGCAGAACTATGCCGGCAAGGGCGCCAAGCTGCAGATCGCCTGTTCGATCGCCCAGCACAATTCCCCCACCTCGGCGGCCTCCTGGTACGCCAAAACCACTCCACCCAACACCGCGATCGCCGATTACGTCAACGCGGTGCTCACCGCTTCGGCCGCATTCTGATGAAGACGACCCGCGATATGAGTTCACGTCACGAGGACCATCTCGCCTCGGTGCTCGATGGTCGCAAGACCAAGGGATCCGGCAGCCACTGGAGCGATCAGACCGACGGCAAGCAGGCCTACGGCTCAGGAGAATGGGTCTACTCCTGGGACGGGAAAAGCACCGGCGCATCCAGCATCTCGATCTCGCGGGCGATGTGGGACAAGATCATCGAACAGGCGCACTGGGCCAAGCCGCTGATCCCGATCCGGTTTTATCTCAACGCCCGGCTAACCGAATCCCTGGACCTGGTGGTCTGCAGTCTCGATGACTTCGCCGAGATGCAGGCCGCCGCCAATGAGGCTGTCTCCCTGCGGGTAGAGCTGGAGGCTCTCCGTGACCAGCGTTGATGAGATCAGGGCCGGGATGGACCTCACCCAGGTCCTCAAACAGGTCCATAGTGGACTGCTACTCACCCCGCAGCTCCGCAACTACTTCGACGCCGGCAACACCCCCCGAGTCAACGTCAAACTCCGTCCGCACCCACTGGACAAAGCTCCGGGTGATGGCTGGTTTCACCCCTCCACCCATCCACTGTGGAGTGAGCGGTCGCTCTATCACTACCTGGCCGAGCCGGAAAACCTCACCCCGGACAAGCCGCACTATGCCCTGACCATGTCCCGGGATTTCGGCTCGATGGGGCACGTCTATGTGCAGAGCGCGCTGGCCGAGCTGGGCCTGCTGCCCAAGGACCTGCAGAAATGCACCGTCTGCCCGCCGGCTCTTCGCTGCGCCGAGCCCGGTGTGATCGACGAAGAGGTCGGCATGCGTGGACACATGGACGGGATCCTGGCGCTACCCGGTGAGCCGCGCGGCGGCGACCTCTTCGAGCTGAAGACGGCTGGAGAATTCGGCGGCATGAAGGTGCGCGGCCTAGAGGACCTGGACACCGAGGGCTTCAAGGTCAAGTTTCCCGAGTACTACGCCCAGGACCAGTGCTACATGAAAATGTCCGGTCGGCGGCGCACCATCGTCGTGTTCATCATCCTGGGCTACCCCTGGGAGACCCGAGAGTTCCATGTCCCCTACGACCCTAGCTACGTGGACAAGATCTGGGAGAAGCTCGCCGCTGTCCGCCAGGCGGTGGCCGACCAGTCCCCTGGACACTGCTGGTGCAGCTCCAAGGAGCGCACCAAGTGCCGGGCCCGATTCCTGTGCGGAGGCACCAATGTCGCAGCTGGCTGATTTCCGCGCCCCCGGCTATGTCTCGCCGGGAGAGTTCATCCCGAAGCTGACCCGACGCATCCGGGTGCTGGCGTTCGACCAGGGGCTACGCAACACCGGAGTGGTGCTGCTCGATGGGCGTGAGGAGATCCCCGAGATTCGGCACTCCATCACGCTGCGCACCAAGGCGGGACAGCAGACCGGCTGGCGCAGCAACTACGCCGGCCAGGTCCAGATGGCCGAGCACATGATCCCGATCCTGCTGGAGCATGCCGGCGAGTTCGACGTGATCGTGCACGAGATGCCGAGCACCAAGGGTCTGTCCCGACCCGACGCCTCGATCATGGCCGGCATGTCGGTGCGGATCTTGAACCTGCTGCTCTGTCCGGAGGTACCGATCTGGATGATCTCCAAGCAGCGGGCGGCCAACACCCTGACCGGCAATCCGAACGCCAAGAAAGACCGGATTCCGGCCGCGCTGAAGGGCGCCAGCTGGATCGCCGGCCTGGACGTGATTGAGTCCAGTACCTACCGCGAACACCAATACGACGCACTGGCGCTGGCGATCACCGCGCTGGCTCGGGGAGAGGACTGAGGATGCCCACGCTGGATCGGGTCCGTAAGAGCGGCAAGACCGGGGCCAACGAGGCCGCTGAGGAGGCCGCCGAGGAGCTGTTGGCCGAGCCCGACAATGACCTGCCGGAGGAGGACGCCCGGTACGGCAGGCTCTCGTTCAGCCGCATGCGCATCGACTGGACCAAGGAAGACGTCATGCAGATGACGGCGCTGCGGATCGCGGTCGATCAGAAGCTGCAGGAGGACTTCGCCGGGGCCTACGCGGTGATGTTCGATCTCTACGTCCTGGTTCGCGAGCAGGAGGTGGACGAGAAAACCGGTGAGTTCCGCAAGGACATCAACGGGCTGCCGGTCTGGAAGCGCACTCGCTCTGGCGCGCCGATCGAGGACTGGACGAGGTTGACCAGCCGGGAGAAGGAGAATTTCCTCTTCCGGATCACCACCCAGGTCTTCGAATGGAGCCAGTACTCCGCCAATCTGTGGGCCGAGTCGATGTTCGCCAAGGCGGAGTGGACCGAGGCGCATGCGATCGGCTACACCGAGGGAATCGGCGGCACTGTGGATGATCGGACCGCCCACGCCAACCGAAAGTCTGCCGAGGAAAGATATTTCGCGGTATATATGGCTGCTATTTCTCGAAAGGCCGAAGCAATAGTTCGGTCAATGGAGATGTTGAGCCGTCGCCTCGCTGAGACACTGCAGTCCTGACACACGAGACACACCCGTAACTCCAGGAAAGCTTGCTTGTACCGCCCTGTCCGATCTAACCTCGCCGAAAGATCACTGAACGTGATCCCCCCGCCTACAGGGGGCAGCTCAATCGCCGGGGAGAGTGACAGGCAGTAGACCTTGGGGCACTTCTCGTACCCGGATGGATGCCCGATCTGCGGGGGGGACAACGACGGTAAAGGCACCTGCGAGCCCTGCGGCAGGACCGTCGACCAGTTCCGTCGGCTAATCCGGAACCTGCAGCAATGGCGCTCCTCCTACGAGGAGGACTCCACCCTGGAGATCTTGCCGTCCGTCGATGGCCGGGACTGGGTGCTGTGGGACATTGAGCGGTTCTACGACTACCGCCGGCTGCTGCCCGAGCAGCAGCGCCGCTGCATTGAACTCTTCCTATACGGCAACCTTTTCGAGCGCGAGACCGCCCAGGCGCTGGGGGTCGGCCGAGGCAAGCACACCTCGGTAGCCATCTACGCCACGGTCGGCCTGATCAAATTGCTGTCCATGGCCCGTAATCGCGAGCTGCCCGGCTGTGACTTCGAGTTCGACGTCGACATGCCCGAGCCCGACCTGGTACCCCTCCACATCGAGATCGTGGCGCCGGTGTCCTCACCGCAGATCACCGTGCAGGTCACCTACATCATCGAGGGCACTCCCGTGGTGCTGGACTATCCGCTCCTCGCCCAGCCTCAGGAGGCGATGGCACCATGACCGGTCCCGAGCGCAAGAACATGCGGATGCGCTACGGCGTGCACCGGCCGCTGGAGGACGCGGCCGATGAGATCATCTACGCCGAGGTGCGCAAGATCAAACGACACTCCGAGAACGACATCCTCACCCCGTGGAAAGAAAAGGACCGGCGTCGGCACGAGATCTATGTGCCCGGCGGCGTACCGGACTCGGCCAACCGGTTGGGTATCTATCACCGAGCCACCAATCCGGGCCGGCCGGAGATGAACAGCCGCGAGGGTGTCTCCCGGGGCCTGCAGTCCCGGATGCCCAAGTCACAGTCTCCCTCGACCAACACCGACATGGCGTGGCCTCCCGGCGCCAACCTGGGCCAGCCCGGTGACTCACTGCACGCGTTCATTGCGTCTGAGGGCTGGGATCGGCGGGAAGGCGATGAGTGATCCGTCGCTGGGCCTGATGGCCTACCGGATCGGGGGCAACGTCTACCCCCGGAAATTCCGGGCCAACTGCGTGGTCTGCGCCAGCCCGTACCGGGCCGAGGTGGAGGCTGCGATCTCCACCGGCCAGCACTACTCCACGATCGCTGCCGGCCTGCCGGAGGATGCCGAGCTGGAGGGCAAGCACCTCTCGGCGCACTTTCGGGGCAACCACATGCCGCTGCGGCAGGCCGCAATCCGCAAGATCATCGAGGATCGTCAGGTCGAGCTGGGGCAGGCCATCGAGGACGGTGCCGATCAGATTGCCGACGGCGTGGCGCTGGCCCGGGTGGTGGTGCAGCGCTCCTTCCAGGCGATCGCTGAGGGCAAGCTGGAGCCCACGGTGGCCGATGGCATCGCGGCGGCCAAGATCCTGCAGCAGACCGGCGTCAATGACGAGCAGACCGATAAGGCCTCCTACGTCGAGGCGTTCATCGTCTACATGGAGACCGCGCAGGCCATGATGAGCCCCGAGCAGTTCGCCGCGTTCGGGCAGTCGCTGTCCTCCAACGCGGTGCTGCAGGGTCTGGTGCAGCGGTACCGGTCGCAGAGTGTCGGCTCTATAAGCTAACCTGTAGCTCTAAGCTTGCCTATAACTGCACATGGTGATAGAACTATGCCAGCTTCACCACCCCGAAGGGATGCACCCATGCCCATGCAGCGCTCGACCACCTCCATCACGATCTCCCAGCTGAAGGACGACCTTCGGGAGAAGACCAAGGGGGTGACCTACGAAGATCTTTCGCTCGATGACGTCGGCTTTCACCTCGGTGATGCCGACCCGCACTTCACCATCAGCGGCAAGGACATCCCTGCCAGCGACGGCGGCCTGAGCGTCTGGGCCGACTACTTCCGGATCCCGATCCCGTACTTCAACCGGGTCGGTGAGACCTTCGGCGTGGGGTCTCAGGGTGAGATCCTGCAGCAGTGGGTGCAGGCCACACGCGGAGCGATCCGCGTCGGCTTCAACGACGCCCGGATCCTGAGCGTGCACTCCCCCTCCCAGCAGACCATCGAGCCGCTGCAGTTGGTCGATGTCGCCGAGCGCGTCCTGGGCACCACCGACGCTGAGGTGGTCCGGCTGATCGACCAGCCCAGCGAGTTCGCCTTCGACGTACACGTGCCCACCGGCTACGACCAGGGCATCGGCGGGGACCTCAAGGTCGGCGACATCACGGCCGGCGGGGTCTCCTTCACCCACAACCGCAAGCTGAACCACGCCCCGTCGGTGGAGACTTACCTCTATCGGCTGGAATGCACCAACGGGATGCGCTCCCGCGATGCCGGCCTCAAGGTCGACGCGCGGGGCCAGTCACTGGAAGAGGTGCTCGCCGAGCTGGAGGCCGCCGCCGAGCTGGCCTTCTCCCGGGTCGAGCGTCAGATCCAGCACTTCTACAACCTGCGTGAGGAGCGGGTGGAGAATCCGGAGCGGGCGCTGCGTGCCTTCGCCCGGGACTACGGCATTCCGCAGCGCTCCCTGGACGCGCTGGAGACGCTGGCCGCCTCAGAGGAGCTGGTTGACGAGCCGACCCAGTTCGACCTGGTCAACCTGATCACCAACTTCGCCAACGACCCCCGGATCCGTAACGACGGTGGCCGGCTTGCGCTGGAGCGGGTGGGTGGTGCGGTGATCCTGTCCGCCGAGCCGCGTTGTGGCCATTGCCGCAGCCGGACTGATCACTAAGGTAGTCTGAATTACATCAGGGGAAGTACGAGAGAGGGCCCGGGGCAACTCGGGCCCTCTCTGCATGTCTGAGACGGCGCCCTAAAGATTGCAGAGATAGTTCTGAGACAGGGGTGCACGTTGAGCGTGACTGTGGATGTAGATCTGTATGACAGCGACCTGGTGAGGATCAACAACTACGTGCTGCCGGCGCTGAACGCCAAGGTCGGGCAGATGACCCACGGCATGAAGGACTGGGAGCGCATCGAGTCCGAGATCATCGACCGGTTCGCCGAGATCGGCCTGCGGGCCAGCCTGGTGGCGATCCAGCCCTACGTGGCCGCCGACGGCACGCCGGCCTGGGGACCAGAGATCCGCATCGATGGCCGGATCAGCCCGGAGTCTGAGCACGACCACGACCAGCACCGCTGGGAGGTCCAGCGCAACATCCTCGGCAAGGACCAGCCGCTGGGCACCGACGCGGTTCCGGTGGCGATGCCGGGGACTGCCGCGTCCAGCCCGCTGTGGACGCCGAAGGGATCGGCATGACCGAGGAGAATCCGTTCCCTAGCTACACGGCATGGGCGCGCAAGGACCGCAAGGTGCCCACCTCGTGGGAGGTCACGGTCACCGACGTGGGCGAGCCTTTCCCGGTGGTGGGTGTGTCCGAGCAGGAGGACCCGTGGACTCCGCTCTATGACGCCACCCGGACCCACATCATCGCCACCCTCGATCTAGAGGACTCGGCCGAGTTTGCGGTCGCGATCATCTTCCAATGAGCGGGCCGCTCGCCGTCCGTAACCTGCGGCGGCGCGGGGCCAAGGCTCCGCTCGCGCTGCTTGATCCGCTGCAGGTGTCGGAGATATTTCTATCTTCGCAGCGGATCCCGGACGTCATGGAGTTCATCCTCTCCGACACCTACCTCGATCAGCCGGGCATCTACCCACGCCAAGCCACCATGCTCAAGGCGATGTTCCTGCAGGACGAGCTGTTCACCCCGTTCGACTACGACGTCATCGGACAGTGGGGAGAGGACTTCGCCCGAACCGGATACCACGGCTGTCAGCCCGACCTGCTGGAGCGCATCAAGATCTGTAAGGCCCAGGGCCGGCCGTGGTTCCGGGAGATCGTGGCCGTGGTCGGCCGCCGTGGCTCCAAGGGCTACCTCGGGGCGCTGAGTGGCTCGTATGTGACCTGGCACTACATGCACAAGCCCGGCGGCCCGCAGGCGTACTACGGCATCGAGCGATCCAAGAAGCTGATGGCGATCACCTTCGCTGGCAAGCGGCAGCAGGCCAAGGAGAACCAGTGGCGCGACATCGTCTCGGTGGTCTCCGGTGCACCCTGCTTCGGTCCCTACATCTCCCGGCAGCTCGGGGAGATCCTCACCATCTACGCGCCCAGTGACATCCTGCGCGCTCAGCGCCAGGCACTGCGCGGGGTGGAGTCTGACTCGGATCAGGCTACCTTTGAGATTGTGCCGCGCGAGTCGAGCCTGATGGCTGCTCGTGGCCCGGCGGCCTATATGCAGCACTACGACGAGATGGCCCACGTGGTGGCCACCGGCGTGAATAGGTCCGCTGGTGAGGTCTACGCCAGCGCGACCCCGTCTCTGGACCAGTTCGGTGTGGACGCGTTCATCTTCGCCGGCTCCAGCCCGTGGCAGATGGCCGGCCGGTACTACGAGATGTGGGAGGAGTCGATCGCCAAGGAGGCTGATGGCTCCCCGAGCTTTCCCGAGAAGTTCATGGTCCAGCTGGAGTCCTGGGACCCCTATCAGGACTGGGAGCGTGCCGAGAAGATCATTACCCGGCCGGCCCGCACGATGATGGTCTACATCGAGGAGGACATCTCCGCGTTCGTGCGCAAGAAGGTGCCGGTCGAGGTGGAGATGCCCACCCCACACTTCGCACACAAGCGATCGGCGATCCAGTCCTATGACGGCAACATGCAGCAGCTGGAGAAGTCCAACCCGGATAATTTCCGGGTAGAGCGCAGATCCCGTTGGGCAGCCATCCTGGACTCCTACCTGGATGAGAAGATGGTCTCGGCCGTGTTTGGCCCGTGGCAGGGCGAGGAGCTACGCATCCAGCTCCAGGGACCGATGAGCATCGATTATGTCGCCCATGGCGATCCTGGGCTGGTTAACGACGCCTTCGGCTACGCCATCGGGCACGTCGAGATCGCTGAGTCCCTCCGTACGCTGCCCGACGGCAGTATCAAGACAGATCTGACCAAGCATGTGGTCATCGATGTGATCGACTGCTGGGAGCCGGCCACGTTTGAGGATCACCGGATCGACTACCTGCAGGTGGAAGACCAGATCTGTCAGTACGTAGACAGCTTCCTGCCGATCGAGCAGACCTTCGACCCGTGGAACTCGGCCAGCTCGATCGCCCACATCCGCCGGCATGTGGTGGAGGCGAAGAAGCCCAAGCGCACCGATGTCTATGAGGTGCAGGTCACCGAGAAGACCAACTGGGTCAAGGCGGAGATCTTCAAGTCCGCGATCAACCTGGGCCGGGTGCACGCTCCGATGCTCGATCAGCATGGCCAGCCGCACGAGCCCAGCGCGCGGGCGGAGCTGGAGATGCGCTTCCTGCAGATGAAGGGACGCCGGGTGGATCACCCCTCCTCCGGTCCGGTGCAGTCCAAGGACACCTTCGACGCGGTCTGCGAGATAGTGTGGAAGCTGATCGGCCGCGAGGTGGCCGAAGAGATCGGGATGGAGCTGGCCGCGCTCGGTATCGCCGGTGGTCAGCGAGGTGGCACCAATGCGTACTCCAGCATGACGAGTCACGGTGCCGGTAATAACGATCTCGGGGAGATCTCCGACGCTTTCTCCCGGTCCAGCCGGGGGGCACCGCAGACCGTTTCCTCTCCCGCACGGGGCATTGCCGGTCGTCGTCGCTGAGCGAAAACGATCACGGTCCCTATAGAATTGATTGGAAAGCCCGTATGCTCCGCAATCAGGGATGCAACCAAGGGATGCGATAAACCATGACTCAGACACGGAGTGCAACTGTGAAAGACGGCGCCGTACGCCGCCCCATTCCTTACCCGCGTGGCCACCAGCCCCAATGTGGCACCCGGGTCGAGGGCAAGATCTGCAACCACCCGCTCTCCTTCCACCCGAGCCGGGAGGATGCCGAGGGCAACGTCACCCAGGTGTGCACGGCGGTCGGATGCAAGTGTGGCCACTGGAGCACCGCCAAGAAGGGTGCTGTTCTGGCTCACTAACGCCAGATACTTCTATCTCACCGGAAGGCATCCCTGACCTTTTATGCCCTCGACACCGGCGGATTCGACCGACGAGGACTCCCCGACTCGGCGCATCCTCGGTGCCGTTCGGCGTACCGAGCGCATGCAGGCTCGGCTCTATCGCCGCGAGATGATCCTGATGTTCTTGGTGCTCGCGCTGATCGGCGCCAGCGCCTACACGATCGCCTCGGCCAAACACTCCGACGCCAACACGGTGAAGAACCGCAAGCAGATCGAGATCCTCAAGGGCCAGAACGCCGATCTCACCACCCAGAACGGGGTCCTGCGCACTCAGGTGGCCAAGCTGAAGACCGCGCTGGCCCAGAACGAGACCGACACTCTGAAGAACCGGCAGACCGGATTCGAGAGTCGTAGTATCTCGTGCGAGATCCTGAAGGACTTCGATGTGGCGGCGTGGCGCCGAAACACCTACTGCCAGGCCATTCCAACCACCTTGCCGACGGCGGCAGCGACTCCCTGACTTGACCTGATCCGCTAAGGAAGCTTAGAGTGCAGGCATGTCTCCCGCCGAGTTGGTACTCCTCGCCCTCGCCACCTTTGGCCTGGTGTCCCTGCTGTATCTGGCATTGCTGCTGGCGCAGTGCGTCTGGCCACACATGCAAGCCTTTATCCTCGGCTGGGGAGTCACTCAGGTCTGGGTGCGGGGGCTGCGATGAGCCACCCGCTGACCTTGGTGGAATTCCTGACAGCTCGGGTCAACGAGGCGGCCCGCAACGGTGCCGGCTCGACCCAGACACTGCAGATCCTGCTCGATGAGTGGGATAACGCGCACGGCACCCTGGAGCGCATCCCGGTCGGTTATGCCCACGGCCTGATCGAGGGCATCCGGATCGGCCTGCTCACCGAGGCACTGCACTACACCAGCCATCTGGACTATGACCAGCAGTGGCGTCCTCCCACCCAACAGAAGGCGGCCGATGATGGCGAACACCACTGACCCCCAGAGCCTGGTCGAGGGCGTGCTCTACGACATGAGCCGGGGCGCTCGGGATGAGATTGAGCGGTTCGTCGTCTGCGTCTCCCCCGACCTGGATCCGGCGGTGCGCTACCAGCTGGGAGAGACCACCGAGTTCGAGGGGATTCCGGTGGTCCTGCACCTCTCGGCCATCATGCGGCCGTCGGATGGAGCGTTCGTGATGGCCGAGCGTCCGCTGCTCAGTGACCTGGGAATGCACACATGACCTACATCAGGACCAAGCCGGACCCGGTGTCCGGACAGATCTGGATGACTCGGCCCTCCCGGCTGCGGGCAGCCCGGCGCAAGCGGTTGCTGCGGATTGTGGCGGTCACCGAGGAGACCATCGCCTACGTCACCCATGAGGACGAGCGCGCCGGCCAGCCCAAGGTGCGTCGGGGCAACGTGGTCTCCCGGGCGCCATTCATCCGGTACCACACGCTGTATGAGGACGTTTCATGATCGATCTGCTCCTCAACGTCGGCATGGTGGAGCTGCTGGTCATCGCTGCTGTGGTGCTGACCTGGGCTCACGCCGAGCGGGATCGGTGATCATGGATCCGCTCATCCCGGTGGTGGTCGGCTTCATCGCGCTGAACCTGATGCGGGAGTTTCCGACGCTGCCGGCTCAGAGTGCGACCTGGTACGCCGCTCAGTCCTACCAAAAGTACGGCTACCTCACGCTGACCGCCGAGGTGCTGGTTTCCATGCAGCTGGATGCCTCCGAGCAGGCCCGGCTCAGCGTGCAAGGACTGGCTGCCCCTCCGTCCTAGAAAGGATCTCCTGCGATGGCCCTGACCCATCGTCGGCGCTGTGCCTGGTGTGCCGATCGGCTCACCGAGAAGCAGAGCCGCTTCTGCTCCCGGCTGTGTGTCCGTGGTGCCTACGTAGCCGGTGCCGCCCGAGCCGGTGCCACCCCGTGGAAGGACTACGACTACCAGCCCCATGGCACCCTGGCCGCGTGGCGACGGCACTACCGTCTCGGGGAGAAGCCCTGCTACTCCTGCCGGCAGGCTGATGTCAGGGCCCGGAGTGAGCGGAGAGCCTCATGAGCTGGCTTGCTCGTCGGCGACAACGCAACACCGAGCGTCTGCTGGATGCGTTCGAGCGCGATCCGGGGCCGCGCTATATCTATGGCGACCTGCAGGACGAGACCAAGATCAGGTATGCCGCCCTGCATAAACTGTTGAACCAGCTGATCAACGAGGGCTGGGTCTCCCGCGACCTCGTAGTGCCTCGACCCGGGCGGTCTGGTCGAGCCGCTTACACCTTGACCGAGGCGGGTATCCGCTGGGTCGAACTGAGGAGAGCGTCATGATCGACGACGACATCGACCCGATGGATCTCGATCCTCTGCAATGCCTCACCGAAGCCGACCAGATCGAGCTGATCAGCTGGCAGTGGGATCCGGACTGGACCCCACCCCCGATCCCTCCGATACCACCCAGCCGGGCGAAGAGGGTCTGGACGGCAGTGGCGACTTTCGAGACCGTCTTGGGGATTCTGACGCTGAGCGCTGGCACCTTGCTCATGAACGCCGAGGGCATACCTCTGGTCGTGGCGTTCATCGTGAGTGCGGTGGTTTACGGACTGGCCAAGCTCTGGTTCGACGTGCCCAGCCCACAGCACTCCGAGGTCGAGGCGCCGCCAGTCCCTCCCGAGCCCGATTCTGCCAACGGGTTGGATCAGGCCGTCCAGGATGTTGTGGAGGCCGACGTTCAACTGCTCATGGTGTTTGGCATTCCTGTTGCTCAGCTGGGCCCCCAGACTGCTGCACTAGCACGGGAGTTGCTCGGTGAGAGACACCAGTGACCGTGCCGACATCGTCATCGGCTTCGTCATGGGCGCGGTACTCGCGGTGTGCGTGGTCGTGGGCGCCGTACTTTTCCTGGCGATCGTGATGCACTGATGGAGTACTTCGACGTACCGATCATCACCGAGTCCTGCGCCGGCAAGGTCGGAGAGATGACCCTCAGCTGGGAGACCGGCGAGATCCAGCGGGCTGATCCCAAGGCGTGGCTGCATTGCCGATTCTTAGATGCTCGACTGTCCTCCACGATGGCCGCCTACCTGCGCGACATCGAGCCCCCGTTCGAGCTGGACCTCACCCTCTCCAAGGACACCCTGCCCGGCTGCGCCATCGTGATGCACTGGGAGGAGGCCCTCGGTTGGTCACTGATCCTGCAATCCGTGAAGCGCAAGGTGGTCTACCGGATCACCGACTACTGCCCTGAGGTCGACGCCTACCTGATGGAGTGGCCGGACTGATGACGATCGAGTCTCCGCACACCATCACCGTTCGGTTCGATCGTGCTGGTGCTGGCCTCTGCCAGGTCTGCCCGTCCCCCGGACTAACAGTGCAGACTTGGGTCTGCGTGCACGAGCACGTCCTGACCGAGCGGTACTGCGACAGTCATACCGGTCGGTTCAGCCCGGTGTACTGCCTGCTCTGCTACATCGCCGATCTCCATCTCTGCACGATGGTCGAAATGCCGGGAGCCTAAGAGATGGACTGTGGCAAGAAGGTCCCCTTCGCCACGGTGGCTGAGGCGCTCGCTGTCCGTCGCCGCCAGCGTGATCAGAGCATGAACATCTATTTCTGCGAAAAGCACGCCTGCCTGCATCTGGGCCATCCTCAACCGGTCGCGGCGCAGTACCGAGGTCTCCCCCGGTATCACTCCCATGCCGGTGCGCTGCAGGCCGCGTTGGTGCATCAGGCCGCCCAGCGCGAACCCCGCAAGGCCCATGTGTTCAAGATCCGTGATCCACCACGAGAGTTCACCAAGCTGTGGGCGATCCGGTGGGGTGACCCACTGTCCTTGTACTCCCCGCTGGCTGAACCGGTGGCGGACATCAACACCGCCCGCCGGCTACGGGAGCGCTTCAGGCTCACCGCCAGCGACTTCCCGCCTTCTAGGCTTTCTTGACAAACAGTGTCTGATCACAGCAGTATGGTTCTACCCCCTCCCATGCACCCCCTGGAGCCCCTGATGAGCACACCCAGCAAGCCCCGCTTTGAGGTCCTTGCCCCGGCTGGAGAGACAACTCCGCCCACCAGCGCCGAGTGGGTACATCAGACGCTGAAGGCTCTATCCGAGCAGCACCCGGGCTGGGACTTCCTGCACTTCACGGGGCCCTATGAAACCCGCTGGCAGGCCACCCACAAGCTCTCCGGTGAGCGCAGGGAGCATCCCTCCCTGAATACCGTCCTGAAGCTAATCGAGATCACCGACACCACCTACGCCAAGGTACGTGGAGAGGAGCGTGCGTGACCATGGACCAGGAAACTCCCTCGCTCCCGAACCCGCCCAACCCAGGCAGCCGTGAGGCCGGCGAGCAGGGCTGTCGCTGCGCCGTCCTGGACAACAACCACGGCCGGTTTCCGCCGTGGGGTGAGGGTGGTTGGTACATCACCGGTGGCTGCCCGCTACACGATCGGAGGGAGACCTGATGGAACCGATACTGGCTCAGTACGACGGCTGGTGCCCGGAGTGCGGAGAGCAGATTGAGGCCGGCGCCGACATGATCGTCTGCGATGACGATGACGGTCAGTGGGTGCACGCCGACTGCGCCTAACCAAAAGCCACAGCCGGGATCGAGGAGACCCTGACGCTCCACGACCCCGGCTGTTTCCAACCCCCCCAGATAAAGCTCTCCCCGCGCAGCGGCCCCTGACAACCGATCTGCGCGGGGAGAGGGGCTTTAGTGTTCCACAGGCGCATACTGCCCGGTAACTGCAGCGGCGCATCTTTGGCTGCCTCCCCTGACAGGAGCAACACCCCATGATCACCTTGATCAGTATCCTTGCCGCCGCCGCCATCGTGGTGTGGCTGATCGCCGCCTGGACGACATGGCGAGTCCGCCGGGTCAACCGGATGCTGCACCACCCCGAGCTGCTGCCCCGGCACCTGCGGGCCAAGCACATGCCCGCTCCGTGGCTGGCTTTCGTCGCCGAGGCCGAGGTGGAGTGGCAGGTCGAGCACTATGGTCGGCACGCCGCCGGTAACCGGCCGGCCCACGCTCAGGGTTGACTTCAGAGTTCCTTAGAACGCTGCTAGGGTCAGCTCCACATCCCATTCACTGTGACTAGGAGATAGTTCTATGACGGATCAAGACAAGTCGCTCATTGTCGCGGTGCTGGATCGCTCCGGCTCAATGGCCAGCATCCGTACCGACACCGAGGGTGGCTTCGACACCTTCATCACCGAACAGCGCAAGCAGCCCGGTGATGCGCTGGTGACCCTGGCGCAGTTCGACGACCAGTACGAGATCGTGTACGAGAACAAGCCGATCTTCGACGTGCCCCCGCTGACCCTGATCCCGCGCGGCATGACCGCGCTGCTGGACGCGGTGGGCAAGACCATCACCAGTGTCGGCGTCAGCCTGGCCGCGCTGGCTGAGGATGACCGGCCAGCCAAGGTGATCATGGTGATCCTTACCGACGGCTACGAGAACTCCAGCAAGGAGTGGAAGGTCGACGCGGTGAAGAAGCTGGTCACCGAGCAGCGGGAGCACTACGGCTGGGAGTTCATTTTCCTGGGCGCCAACCTGGATGCACTCAACGTCGCGCAGGGCATGGGGATCGACGCCGGCTCCGCGATGGCCTATGCCGCCTCCGGTGCCCAGGTCACCAGCACCATGCGGTCGGTCTCCAACTACGTCACTCGTACTCGGGGTGGCAGCAAGGCGGCCTTCAGTCAGTCCGATCGGGACGCGGCCAAGGGTGACCAGTCATGACGACGACCGAGACCACCGAGGAGCAACAGACCGAGCTGGGTCACGACGGCTGGAATCCCACCCCGACCAACGGGGAGTTGACCGCCGAGCTGGGCAACCCGTTCCGGGAGGTGGACACCGCACTGCCGTGCTCGCTGGACCTGGCCGATATCGAGGCCCACGTCAACGAGGAGCTGGGTATCCCGCTCCCCGAGCGCATGGTGAGCTTCGCTGAGCAGGCCACAGGCGAGTTCAGCAGCACTGTGGTATCTCAGGAGTCACCGGAAGACTCCCAGGTCGTCTCCGTGGATCCTGGCGGCCCGGAGGAGCCCGTGGAAGAGGTGCAGGCAGCGTTCGATGCCGGCACCAAGGGCTTCACTGCGACACTGCCCACTGGTGAGGTGATCGTGGGAGAGGCTCCCGTACCGGCGCCCGCACGCCCCCGACCCAGGCCGTATCCCCGTGACCAGCAATAATTCCGGTAACAGTTTCTGCCATAGTCTCTTACAGGGAGTAGTTGATTCCAGGGATTTTTGGACCTATCGTGAGCCTTTAGTCCCTGGACTGCTCCCGAGGAGCACACATGTCACCCCTGACCGAGTTGGCCCGCAAATCCGGAGGACATCTGATCCTCTCTCCGGACTACGAGCCAGCACTCACCCGAACCGAGACATTCAAGCCGGCCGAGTACGTGGCCAAGCTGCAGACCGAGATCGGTCGGCTTGCCGGCGTGATCCACATCCAGGAGGAGAAGCTCGCCCACGACGACGAGCAGATCCTCAGCCTCACCGGAGACCTCACCTCCGCCCGCACCGAGGTTGCCTTCCTCAAGCACCGCTACGAGCGATGAGCCCGGCCTCCGATAAGGAGATGCAGCGGCTGCTGATCGTGGTCGCAGCGGCACGGGCCTGGGTGGGGGATGTGACCGATGCGGGACTGCACGACTGGACCACCCCGATCGACAACTCCCTCATCGATGCAGTGGATGCCTACGAGCACCCCACCGCCGCTGGTTCCGACCAGCGCTGTTTGCGGGATGCCTCGCTGGAGCAGTACGGCCTGCTGGCTGGGCAGTATGTCTGCAGCCGGGTCGCCGATCACTCCGGCTCCTGCAGGTTTCGACCCTGGGCCGAGCTGATCGCCCAGATCGCCTAGCGATGCCCTGCGACTGCTGCCACGCCCTCTTCCGTGACCCGCCGGTGCCGGATGAGCCCGCAGCCTACGAGTGGGTCAGTCCCGGCGGGCGCAGTCGGCTGCTGTGCGTGTCCTGCTGTGCCTTGTGGCGGCAGAACGCCGCTGAGGATCCGGCGCTGCTGCCGATCTCTATCCGACTCCTAGAGTCCTCATGAGCCCGGTTCTGATGGAAGCGGTCTGGGCAGATGCCGCCACGGCCATCTGGGTTATGGCGGCTATCCTGGGGCTCTCCGGCAAGCTGTCTTGGCGCGGCTTCTTTTCCCTCGTGGTGGTCGTGCAGGCCCTCAACGTGGAATCGTTGATCCTGGGGGAGAACACTCTGCTCGATATCGGTCATCAGTGCGGTTGGCTCACCCTCGCGGTGCTGATGTGGCGTCGAGCTACCTAGGCGCGCTGGGTAACCCCTGCTACTGTCAGTCGCCAATGAAGCGAGGCGGGTGAGCCATGAGTCCCACCGATCGTCTCGTCCTCGGCCTCGTCCTGTTGATCTACGTGGTCGTGACGTGGGGTATCTGGTCGTGGTTCCGCGCCCAGAGCAAGATCATCGCTCAGCAGACCTCGACGATCCACCGGCTGGCGGAGCAGGTCGAGGAGAACACCGAGGACATCACCGATGCCCAGATCCGGATGGATGTGGCGCGCACTCACCTCGATCAGCTGCTGGATGAGCGCCAGCTGGCGCCGGCCCCGTTGGTGGCCGCCCGCAATGAACTGAACGTCACCTATCTGCACCCTCATGTCGTGTCTGGTGTGGGCCGGCGCCGGGCCTCTACCTGATTCGACTGCGGACTTCTCGGCCGCTGTGCCACACTCCCGGCCGAGAGGAATCCAAGGGACTCTCGCCATAGAGGCCCCGGACTGGCCCCATTCAGTCCGGGGCCTCGCCAGTTGCGTGGTTCTAAGAAACCTTGTACGGTCGGCTCAGTCTTTGATCCCCCGACCAGCTGGAGACCCTGATGCCTATCTTCGGTGCGGAACGCTCTGTCGGCTCCCTACGGGGCTGGATCTGGGCCGCCGGGATCGGCTTCGTGGCAATCCTGGTGGTGCAGGGCATGCACGACAAGAAGACCCCACCGGCGGATGCCGGCTCGGGCGCAGCAGCCGTCGCGCTGGCCAAGGTCTCTGTTCGGCAAGGTACTTCTATCTCGGGTTACTCCCGTGCACAGTTCGGCCCGGCCTGGGCCGACGTCAATAAGAACTACTGCGACACCCGCGACGATGTGCTGGCCCGCGACCTCAAAGACATCAAGCGTGCGACCAACCGCTGCACCGTGCTCTCCGGTGTGCTGGCCGATCCCTACACCGGCACCAGCATTCACTTCACCCGGGGGATCAAGACCTCCAATCTGGTCCAAATAGACCACCGTGTCCCTCTTGCCTGGGCTTGGACTCATGGTGCTCAATCCTGGTCTTCTGCTCAGCGCGAGCGATTCGCAAACGATCCGATCAACCTTAGAGCGGTCAGTGGCCCCTCGAATGAGGCCAAAGGTGATAAGGGGCCTACTGAGTGGATGCCGCCCAATAAGGACTACGCCTGCCTCTATGACAGCAAATTCGTGGATGTGTTGGTGAGGTATCACCTCTCGATTGATTCATCCGATAAGCAGACGATGTCTAAGCGGCTGGCGTCATGCTAGACATTCATCCCCCTCAGTTCGCCAGCTCGCCCGCGTTTCACGTTGACCTGATGCACCACCGCTTCAAGGTGGGTAGGGCGAACGCAGTGTCGGATACGACAGAGATGATCCAGTTCATGACCGGGAGGGACAGGTCCATAGACGCTCTCGTAGGTCCACACATGGACCCTGATTACCGGTCCTCCGTCTCCGGGTTGGACTCGGGCATATCCTCCCGCACTTCGGGGCCGGGGCGTCCAGAGCCAGCAGTTTCCGAGGTTCGGAGCAAAAGCCGGCCGAGGTCCGTTTCTATCGACCTTGCGCCATATTCGCTCCTCAAGAGTCATGGCGTTCGTGGATCGGAGCATGACGCCGGCTCGGAGATCCCCAGTCTGCCGAATCCTGGCGTAGTGGCCGGAGCAATAGGTCCCTTTGGATCGATCGTTAGTGCACTCGGGGACTTCACACGGTCCCGGCGAGTTATCTCGCCGTTTCCTACGCGGAGGACCAGCCAGAGGGTCGCCATAACGATGGTTCCTGCCCCAGTGGAATCGACAGAGACCAAGCCCTACCGACGGGTCATCACATTCTTCCATGAGACATGGTGGCCTCGACATGTAGTTACCTTAGCGGATGAATCTGGACAGGAGCTATCCCATGGCTGACATCGTCCCTACGACTACCGATCGCGGATTCAAGCGCCTGGATCCGATCAAGAGCATCGACGGTCGAGATGAGGTGCAGGCATACGAATCCAGTCTCGCCACCGAACCGGCCATCTGGGTCACCGCCGCCGGCTATGTGATGCCGGCCGAGCGCGGTAATGCGCCCTATATCGCTGCGCATCTTTCGCTGGAGAATGCAGTCTTGCTGCGTGACCAGCTCACCTACCTGATCGACAACCACTACCAGGACGACCATGGCTGAGGGGCGCGAGCGGTCGATGTATGCCCAGCAGATAATCGACCGGCATTCCACCGACCACCCGCAAGCTCCACCTCAGAATGCTTTTGTCGAGGCCATCGAGAAATACCAGATGATGGTGATCAAGATGGCCGAGCGTGCGATGGAGCTGGAGGGAATTCCCTCCGATATCCGGAAGCGCGTGATCGATCGAATCCTGCTCGGTAAACCTACCGACTAGGCCAACCCTGAAAGGAACCACCAAGTGATTTTCAAAACAATCGGTCTGAAGAAGGCCATCGCGGGGGTGGTTGTCCTTGCTGCGGTGGGGGCAGGCAGCGTCGCACTGGTCAATGCGGTCTCGGCCGCACAGTCCATCACAGGAAGTACGGCCAATCCGACGTACTGGAGCTGTCTGAACAAGACCACGCATCAGCCGGTCAATGGCATCCATGTCTACACCGGCGGGAGCAGCACTTACCCGGGTTGCTCAACAAATTACGACAAGGTCTGGTGGAGCCAGCAGGGAAACAACAAGAGCGCGGATGCGCTCGTCCCCGCGACTGCCACCGCACAGACCTCAATCACCAACTGGGCCGAGACCTCGGGCTGGGCGACTGACAATATGATCCGCACCGTAAATGTCACCCGCCAAGGTGCTGCGGAATCCAGCAAATGCGGTGGAGCGCCGACCTGCTACTTCTACACCGCGACTCTGACGGATAACGGCACCTTCACCGCGATCAATGGAAAGCCAGCACCGAACGCCACGGTCGGTGGCACCATCACCGGTAACCCGACCGGCTCTTTCATCGGCGGCGCCAAGGTCGAGTTCTATGCCAGCTCGAATGCGCCGAATGGTTCGCTGGTTCCGGCCACTGCGAATAGTCGGGCCAGCGTTCCGTTCGGTACCTCGGACTGGGTGAAGGGATTCTTCCCAACCAGTGGGGTCACATTTGGTGCCAGCTTCAATCTGACCACCTACCTGTGGACGTACAACGCTGGTTGTGCGGCTCAGACGTGGCGGGACGGCATCAACCCAGGCAATGACGGCCAGAGTGTCGCTGACGGCAATGTCACGGCGGTCTGCCCGAGCTAGGCAATCATCGGCGTGGCCCCGGCCGATATCCACGGGGCGCTTTTCCCTTGAACCACAAAGGAGCGCAGACCATGGGAATGGATCCGTACGCCAAGCTGGCCTGGGGTGTTGACCTCGGTGGTGCAGAAAAGGAGTGGCGCCTCAGCAAGGAGTGGGCCAAGGAGGTCGAGGGGGACTACCTGAGAAAGGTGATCCTGGATGTCGCTGGCTTCACCGAATCTGAGCCTGGAATCCCGGTGGTCGCCGATAGAGCAGCCTGGCACGAGTACTGGAAGGCCGAGCAAGCCTTCACCGGCTCTCACGTGTTCGTGAAGATCGAGCCCTACTGCTCGGCGGACTACCCCGGCTATCTGCTGGTCGTGGGCGACGTGCAATGCGTGGACTGGGACGCGGAGCCAGTCAAGACACCCATGTTCATCCCGCTGTCCGCTGAGTCTTTGGACCAGTTCGCCGCCGTGCTCGACAGGATCGAATACGCCGATGACCGGACGCCCAAGCTGTTCCTCGCGTCCTACTACAGCTAGGAATCCCTGATGCAGAAGGTCTACACCTACGAGGTGATCGGCGAGGTCACCTTCAGCGACTCCTTTGACTGGCAGGCCCAGGCCGATGAGTGGTGGCATGGGAACCTCGACGAGATGCTGGAATCTCTGGTCCTGTTCATGATGGCGAACGACAGCTCAGCGGATCGTTGGGAGGGTGCGGTCATCCCCGAGGATGCCGTCTCGCTGGCCGGCCCGGACTGGAGCCACGAATTCACCCAGGATGTGTCCTGATGACGGACGAGCAGGAGACCACCATCCCCGAGCTGCCTTACGGATCTCAGGTGCTGCTCTCGGGCATCATCGGCTCCAGGGCCTACGGCATGGACACTCCGGAGTCCGACACAGATCGGCTCGGCATCTGGGCCGCTCCGACCAGCTTGTTTCACGGCTTCGACCTGCCGATCGATCGGTACGCCACCCTGGTCCAGCACACCCCGGATGTCACGCTGCACGAGGCCCGGAAATATCTGCTGCTCGCGCTGAAGGGCAACCCCACGATCGTCGAGCTGCTGTGGCTGGAGCGCTACGAGACCCTCTCCCCTGCCGGCGTGCGGCTGATCGACATGAGAGAGAAGCTGCTGTCGGCACCCCGGATCCGCTCCGCCTATCTCGGATATGCCAGTCAGCAGTACGAGCGACTGCAGCGCTCCGGCCGGTTTCCAGACGTCCCGGTGTCCCGGATCCAAAAGCACGCCCGACACCTGCTGCGGCTGCTCGATCAGGGCACCATGCTGTACCAGACCGGCCAGCTCATCATCCGGGTGTCCGACCAGCAGAGGTACTTCGACTTCGGTCGGGCGGTGGCCTCCGATCCCAACGCGGCGTTGCCGGAGTTCAGGGCCGCCGAGCGGGACTTTGGGCTGTCCAGTCCACTACCTGAGTACCCCGACGATGATGCGGCCCAGGCGTGGCTGCTGAGCGTCCGCGCCGAGATGTGGAGGGTGTAGATGACCGACCCGTACGCCGAGTCCCGATGACCCGCAGTGGTGGCGACCCAAGGCAGTAGACAGCGCTACTGAGAATCCTTAGAATCCCTCGTAACACCCTGATGACTGGAGCACACCATGCGCTACCTCGCCGCCACCGCCGATCCGAACCACTTTCTGACCACCGTCAGCCACTACCTGATCGGCCTGGGCGGTGCGTTCGGCGCCGTCATACTGATTATCATCGGAGCCAAGGTGCTCATCGCCGGAGTGGGCTCGCGGGGGCGCGACGAGGGTGAGTCCGGTCTGCGGAGCGCGTTCGAGGCGGCCGGCACTGTATTCGTCGGCCTGCTGTTCATCTTCGGTGCCACCTTTCTGATTGGCCTGATGACCGCCATGGTCGCGGCGATCACCAAATGACCACGCTGCCGCCACTGTGGGTGCAGCAGGCGCTCGTCTACGGTGGGGACTTACTGGTGCTCGGGATGCTCATCTACATCGTCGTGGGGCTCCTCTTGGCTATCCGGCGCGGTGACTACTGATGACCACTGAATATGTCGAGTCCGAGCACTGGATTGGCTTCGTGATCTCTCCGACCGACCGAGTCGAGGTATTCGCGCCTGACGGTGCGATCACCGATGTCATCGAGGCACACGGCCTCTATCAGCGCCTGCTCTCCGCTGGCTATCCGGCCGGGCCATTCATGCTCGGTCTGCCGAACCAGGATGAGGTCATAGATCTATCCTTCAACCCCGATCACGCCGACCCCGAGGTGATTGCCTACCTGACTAGTCGCGATCCGGCTGAACGCGAGCGCACGATGGGCGAAGCTTCGGCGGTATTCCTGGACTGGTGGCGACAGCAATGATCGTTGAAGACCTCGACGAGAGATTGAGAGCCCTGGGTACAACCTTGCCTCCGGAGGTCATCGACATCCTCCGGGCAACTCATCCACCCGGCGGAAATGCTATGTGCGCCGCGCACAGCGAGGGCCTGGCGTGCTGCGTGAATCTGATTGTGGAGGGGGCGGATGAGGGCAATGGCTGAAGCCCGGGAGTGCGGCAAATGTCATCGGGTTGGCGTGAAGGCCTTCGCCCCCGAGGGTGACTACGGCTGGACCTGCCTCAATGAGCGCGCCTGTCTGCGCCGGGTGATCTCTCGCACCGCCGAGCTGATCGAGAGGACCTCGCTGGGCACCCCCGCAGCTCGGGAGCTACGTCGTCGGGCCAGTCGCTCGATGGTGGCCAGCATCCTGGCCGAGTTCAACAGGCGCACCCAGCGCAAGGAAAGAGACATTCTGTGAAGGGCATGTCGGACGTGGCCTACAGCCAGCGCATCATCGACCCGAAGGATCTAGCGTTCACCGATCGGGTCGATCCCGACGCCCACTACCGGGATCTAGTGCGCGACGAGCTGGTGAGGTTCGCTCAGGAGAACGACTGCACCCTCGGTGAGGGTGTCGTTACCCGCACCGAGGTGGCCCAAGGAGACAGTGACATCGGTGTCGATGACGATGGCATCACGGGACACATCGGCTACTACCGCTATCGCGCCTCGGCGCCGATGTGGAGGACATAGACATGAGCTTCCCGATCGAGGGCGAGTGCCCGCTCGGCTGTGGTCCGACCCTGGAGATCTCGGCCGGCAACGGGTCTGATCGTCTGTGCTGCTCCTGAGTGCCCTCGGCCGAGTGCTGCCGCAGAGATCCTGGCCGATCGAGAGACCGAGCACATCGTGACCTTCACCGACACCGAGTTCACCCTCCGGCACCCGCTGCGGGAGCGCCTGGATGACGCTCTGATGGAGTGCTCGATCCATGCTGACCTGGCAGCCGGTGCTGGCCCGCCAGTGGCCCTGGGAAGGTATCGAGTCGTTTTGAGGGGAATGACTTGGGGCGGTCCGAACTATCACTTCGAGCGGCTGCCATGAAGCGCTGCGGAGCGGAGTCCACCAACGACTCGGTCTGCCTGCTGCCGGAGATGCAGGAGCACCTGGATCATCTCGATGCGGCCGGCCGGACTTGGCCCAACGCCTCGATCATCCGGACTCATGACCGCCGCCGGGACGGTGAGCCGCTCTCTCGCGCCCGGGAGATCGCCTCCCATGCCCGCCGGGCCTCCACCGCGCGGTACTCCACCGACGGCCTCCCGAAGCGGTCTCCCTGATGACTGATGGCGGGATCTCTCTGCAGCAGGTCGAGGCCGCCCACCAGACCCGAGAAGAGATCGTCGGCCGGAAGCTGAGCGTCAACATGGTTGCCGATGGCGTGCAGGTGGCTCTGGTCGGCAAGGTGCGCTCCGTCACTATCGAATTCCAGACTGGCGCCCTCACGATCGAGATGGAGCCACTTCCACGAGAGGACGGGCCGATCTATGGATCTTGATTCACCCCACCTGATGAACCAGGTTCGAGTGGGCGCCGAGGTGGACCTGCCGGCCGGGCTGAGAAACATCAAGGTGGAGACGGTGGGTCATGAGCTGGGCCGGCTGCGGCTGCAGATGCGGGCCTACGTGCTCTCCGATCACCTTGCGCGAGCCAGCACCACTGAGTCGACCACAGTGGAGACTCCGGCCACGACCTGGCAGATGTGGAAACACCGCAACGCCGATCGCTGGTGGGGTCGGAGGATTGCTCGCCGGTGGCCGCCAAGGATGGCGGTGCGCACTCTGCAGGTGACGGTGAGCTTCGACCGAGATCGACTGTTTCCGGAGGCCGGCGTGCAGCTCCCCGACTCCTTCGGCGCGCCTGTGCTGGTGGACACCCAACGACCCACGATGTGGGAGGAGCTGTGACCTCCCGGGTGCTGGCTGTTGAGGAGGTGGTGGAGCACTTCATCGGTCATCTCAACACCGAGGTCGCGATCAGGGTGTGCTGGTCCGCTACCGGCAGTCCGATGTATCGCTACTTGCCGGATCCACACCCGGGAAAGTTCACCCGGATCGCTCGGGTACCGCTCACCCCGGAGGGATCCTTCGCTGAGCACGGCGGCACCATCTACTGCTTCGTGGAGAACTCCACCGGCTATGTGTTCCGGCCTAGGGACCGCAAGCACCCGAACAAGGACATGGGTGTGCAGTACCGGCTCGCCGATCCGTCCTCCCGCAACCGGCTCTACCTGCTCGCTCTGCAGGGCCGGGAGTTTTACCACCGAGGACTGATCCCCGACCGACACTAACCTAAGGATTCTTATAACGTTCTGGTAGAGTGTCGGGGAGAAACCAATCCCCTGGAGGAGATATTCATGCCCACCACTCTCGTTGCCAAGCCGAGCCTGCGTGACCAGCGCAAGTCGCTGCATCTCACCGTCAACGAGGCCGCCTGGATCCTTCGGCGGTCCAACGCCTATGTCTCCCACGCCGAGCGGGAGGACGGCTTCTCCGCGTTCACTACCCATGAGCGGCAGCTGTTACGGGCCTACTACAGGCTGATGGAGTTCGCCCCGCACACCCTGAAGAGGTAATGCCGTCGAAGCGCCTCTCGCATCAGCAGCCCCGTTGCCCTGTTGGGTAGCGGGGCTGCTGGTCGTAAGAGGTAAGAGGCGGCTCGGGATGGAGGGTTTGTGGGCAAGCACCACGTGGCAGCGCGCTCCAAGCGGGTCGACCCCGAGGACGAGCCCACGTTCGAGCCCATGGGTGGCCGGCTGCCGTCGGTCATCCGTCGGGCCCCCTCCAGTGACCAGAAGAAAATCCGCCGGCAGATGGCTCAATCTCAGGAGCAGAGCATGCAAAGTGCCCCGCAGAAGACCGCGTCCACCGAGCAGGCGGCGGATACAACTATCTCGCCACGGCAGCGGGAGGTAGACCTGCTGCAGGCCATGGCCGCCGCGTCCACCCTGCAGACCCAGCGCACCCTGGCCGCCGAGCTGGAGAACCTCCGCAGTGAGCGGATCAGCACCCAGCGGTATGAGGCCAGCCTGAACTTCGAAAGCCAGGCGCCGCAGGACCGCTGGAGCCACAACCCCAACCCGGGCACCATCCGCACCTCGATGGCCTCGGACTGGATCATGGATGTGGAGGCGCCGGAGCACACCGCGATGGAGCGCGACCAGAAGATGGTCGCCGAGGCCAGCATGTGGTTCACCCGCACCGCCCAGGCGATCCGGGACGACCATGAGGAGTTCGCTATCCAGGCGATCGGCATGTCTGCGCACTTGGCCAGCCAGTTCGGTGAGGACGCCGGGGTTGCCCAGCGCACCTTTCTGGACCACGTGGGTCACCTGGCCGGCCACACGGTCGCCAACGACATGCTCACCACCCCGAACAACGACACCATCACCGCCCCGCTGGTGGAATCCGAGCCGATGGATGACATCAACGCACCGGCCCCCACCGGTGACGCTGAGGTGGCCCACTCCGACCCGAGCGACAACCTCTCCCTCGGTGAGGGCAACGAACCGGCCGGTGACGGTGGCGGCGACCCGATCTCGGACTCGGCCGTGGAGAACAACGCCGGTGACTCCGGCGATGCCACCCCGACGGTGGACAACACCCCAGCCAGCCCGACCGTGCTGCCTCCCTCGGGCACGGTGCGTTCGATGGGCGCCAAGCGCCAAGCCTTGATGGAGCGGCTCGCCGTGGCCTGGGCTCGCCGGCACTACGAGGACCTGGCCTCGACGATTGCCACCCACCCCGAGCGCGACCAGCTGGCCAAGCACTTCGCTGACCACCTGATGGGCACCAACCCGCACTACCGCCGCGACCAGTTTCAGCAGGCCGCCGGGTCCAAGGGATACCAGGTGCGTGGCGGCGTTGGCACGGCCAACTACAGCCGGGGCCACTACCAGCACGTGGCGAACGCGATCGCCTCCTACCCGGGCGACAAGGACTCCGTCGCCAAGCACTTCGCCGATCACTTCGCCCAGGGAAACCCCAAGTTCGACTCCGGCCGGTTCGTCAAGGCCACCCAGTCGATGTCGGCGCCGAAGGCCGCCGCTGCCTCTCCGTGGAGCGGTGAGGCCAACGATGAGGAAGTCAGCGCCAACAGTCCCAGTGGTGCCGGTCGCCAGTACCAGGTCTCGTTCACCCATCCCTCCGGCGCCAAGCACTCCGAGACAGTCTCCGTACCGGCCGGACACGGTCCTGAGCATGCGATCCAGAAGGTGCGCAGCCAGTTCCGCAACGCCGATGAGGCAGCTAACGCGAACTGGAAGGTCGATATGGCGTCGTCGCCCTGGAGCGGGCAGGCCAACAACGAGTCCATTCGCAACAACAGCGCGAAGACCGCCGTCACCCCGGAGCCCGATGGACTGAATTCCGGTGTGGACTTCACCCCGATCGCAGACCCCAACGACTCGGTCTCCCTCGGGCCCGGCGATGAGGGTGAGTGGCCCGACGCCCCTGATGGCGACCCGCAGACGATGAGCAGCCCGGAAACCCCCGGAGCCACCAAGGCCAGCCTGTATGACGCCCGCACCGACCAGATGATCGCCACCGCTTCCCGGGACCACGAGCTGGCGGCTTCAGCGAGCCGTAGCGGCACGATCTGGGTGGATGGCGACCTGATGGTCATCGCCGCCGAGATCGCCAGCGAGGACTACGTACAGACCCCGGTACGCGAGGTCTACGTCGGCATGGACGCCTGATCCCCACATCACACAAGGAGTAACCCCGCATGGACGCCAGCGAGATGATGTGGAGCACGGCAGCCACCGATGTCGCCGCCGAGCAGAACCAGCGCGTGTACGCCATGGCCAAGGTCGCCGCCCAGCAGGTGGCGTGGGCATTCCTGGCCGCCGCCGGATCGCCCGGAGAGTACGACGCCCGGTACATGCTGGTGGCCGACCGGGTCACCGAGGCGGTGGCACAGGTCTCCCCGGAGGACACCGCGCTACTGGATCAGGTGCGCACCTCCCTGAAGGAGGACCACGGCCTGCTGCTGCAGGCCAAGGTGGACGCCCGGATCAAGACCCTGGCCGCTGACTGGGCCGATGAGGATGGGCCGCTGCATCAGCTCGCCACTCGGGGTGAGATTGCCGAGGCACTCGCCGAGGAGATCGAGGCACTGGCGCTGGCCAGCACTGACCCGGTCGACCTGGCCGATCTCACCGAGCTGTACTCCCTGGCGCTGGGGCGGGAGCCAAATTTTACGGTTGAGGCCGACGGGGAGATCGATCCCTCCGACGTGCAGCATCCATTCGACCAGGCCCGGTATGACTCCGGCTACGAGGACGGTCTCTACGACGACAACGCCGGCCTGGCCGAGCACGGTGGTCACCCCGACTACCAGAGCGGCGTAGAGAAGGGCCAGGAGGCCGCCCAGGATCAGAAGATGAACCCGGGCTGGTATGACGACCACTCCGAGCCGGCCGACCCCGACCCCTACGTGCAGGGCTCGCTACAGGTCACCTCAGACAACGCGCCGTACTACGTCCGTGAGGACGCCGGGAAGTTCAAGGTGGTCAATGCGATCGGTGACGTCAAGGGCACCCACCCGACCAAGGCGCAGGCACTCGCGCAGCAGGCGGCGCTGTACGCCAATGTGCCCGATGCCGCCGAGAAGGCCGAACGCCACCACGGAGAGCCGGCACCGGCCGCCGTGCAGGAGCAGGGACGCCAGGCCACCAAGACCGCGCGAGCGGAGAACTGGATGACCTGGAACGGGGACGCCCTCTACGACGTGCACGGCAACAAGCTGGGTCGCGCCCCCCGGGTGGCCGAGGCCAAGCCGGGCGATGGCTGGCACTCGGCGATCATCAATGAGCATGGCATCCCGCAGGTGATGGGCACCCACCCCACGAAGGAGGAAGCCCGCGCCCGGGTCGAGGAGTTGGTCGGCCGCAACCTCGTACATGCGCTGCTGAAGTCGGCCAATCAGTACATCGAGAAGCGTGGCGATGAGTGGGTGATCACCCAGAAGGGCACCGGCAAAGTGCTCTCCCACCACGACTCGCAGGAGAAGGCCGAGGCGGCGTTCCGGGCCATGGAGTGGTCTAAGCACTCCGGCATGAACTGGGGCTACCTCGACAAGGAGGGTGCCTTCCATCCGGTCGCGCTCAACGAGGACGCCTTCGGTGCCGACCGGTACCAGCATGTTGATCCACCGGCCACGCCTGGCTGGATCCATGACGAGTACACCGACGCCAATCGGGTACCGCTGGGAGACACCGAGGTGAAGAACACCGCCGACGGCAACGAGCTGAAGCCCAGCGCGCCGTGGCTGGTGGCCGAGGAGTCGCTAAAGGTCAGTCAGCCCTCGGTGGTGAGCACCATCATGACCGGATCGGCGACCAACGTCAGCAACACCAACCTGACCTGGCAGGTGCCGACCACGCTGACCATCACCGCTGACAACCCGTTCACGGTCAACGGTCCGGGCAACCCGGCCTCCATGGGCACGATGCCCTCCCCTGATGATGACCCTGGCCAGCTGGGTCTGACCCCTGATGCCTCCAGCCAGTTCGGCGACACCTCCAGTGGTGGGCAGCTCGGGGATGCGCTGCCGAATCCGGCGCTGGAGTCCGGTGCGGCAGCCGATGGCACCTCGATGGCGCCACTCCCCTCCCCCTCCGATGATTTCTCCCAGGCCAACACCCCGGCCACCACCGGAGCCAAGTACCAGAGCCCGATGGAGAAGATCGACCAGATCGCCTCCGACGTGCTGGCCTCCAATCCCAGCCTGACGCTGCGACAGTGCGTCGCGGTAGCCACCCAGACCATCCGGGCCCATCCGGAGCTGGTACGGGCCTGATGCTCATCGAAGGTGCCCGGGTCCGCTACGTCGGAGGGCCGCAGGGAGTGCTGCGGGCCAACGACTGCGGCCGGCTGCTGTCCATCTCCGGGGATGGCGGCCACGTGCTGTTTTCCACCGGGAAAGCGGCCGGCCGGGTGCAATACCTTTCCCTCGGTCAGCTGATGGCCACAGAGGCCGTTGAGCGCTCGCTCCTGGCCGACTCACTGGATGCGCCACCCCCGATCTCGGTGACTGCCGTCCGGGAGACGGTGGCTTCCTCCGGTGAGGAGGGCCTGATCCATGCGCTCGGGGAGGCCGGGGTACTCGATGACCTGGCCACGATCGCGGAGGAGGCCGCTGACTTTGTGGCCGGCCGGGTGCGCTCTGACCCCTCTCTGGCACCGGTGATGGCCGTACTGGACACCGAGGAGCAGGACCAGGTGGTCTCCCTGGCCTCGGCACTACTGCTGCGCAACGCCGCCCACTACGACCCGGACGGGGACGATGGCTAGCCTCAAGATTGCGCACGAATCCGACGACGATGCGGTCACTGCACACTGCCCATGGTGCGGGAGTGGCAACCTGAACGGCACCTCCGACGGCTCGATCCACTGTGGCTTCTGCCAGCGCAGCTACACGGTCCGGATCCAGCCGCAGTTTCCGGCGATGCCGCAAGAGCCCGACCAACTCAACGCTGGCGAGCCACAGCTCAATGACCAGGGCCAGCAGGTGCCCGGTCAAGACCCCACGGCTCCTGCCGACCCCAACGCTGCCTCTGCCGGCGGGGGTGCGGGCCCGATCGGTCCGGATGCCGATCACGGCATGGGTGATCCTGGCGCCGAGGAATCACCGGGAGAGTCTGACGAGCCGCAGGACGGCCCGCCGATGATGCGCACCCAGACCGGTGCGCTGCTGGCGCTCCCGGACTATCTGGACCACCTGGCCATCCACTTCGCCGATCATGACCGCGCCCGGGTAATCGCCCGGGTCAAGGCCCGGAGGCAGCGTGGCTGACTTTGAGGTCACCGACCGCCGGGGCATGGGCCGGCGCAGTAACCCCGAGACCTCGATCCTGGTGGCTCGGGGTGCCTCCGACGTACAGCGCGCTCTGCAGCTGGGCAAGCAGGGCTCGATCTCGGCCGACCCCGGTGAGCTGCACCATGCTGCCCAGGTGCGGCGCACCAACCAGAAGTTCGCCGCCGCGACCAGCTCCGGCTCGGGCTCCAACTACTCCTTCGCCACCCAGCGCCCGCTGGACCCGATGTTTTACTGGCGCGAGTCCGGCATGCCCTATGACGTCGACGACGAAAAGGTACTCATCGAGCTGCGCGAATGGTGCCGGTTTATCTACCGGTCGGACCCGATCCTGGCCTCCTGCATCGACGTGTACTCCAAGTACCCGGTGCTGGGGATCGAGCTGAACTGCAAGTCCTCCCAGCTGGTGGATTTCTACACGTCGCTGCTCTTCGACGAGGACGACCTCAATTACGAGGAATACCTGGAGTCCATCGGCCGGGAATACTGGACCGTCGGTGAGGCATGGCCGATGGCGTACTTCGATGAGACTCTCGGCATCTGGGAGTCCGACGAGCTGATTCAGCCCGATGACATCACGGTGGAGAAAAGCCCGTTTCTGCGGCAGCCTCGATTCTTTATGACACTGCCGGAATCCTTTCGTCGGGTGCTGCAGACCAAGGACCCGAAATGGGAATACGAGTCGCTGATTCAGGCCTACCCGGAGCTGAAGGATTTCGCCCTGGGTATTGACCGGAAGATGCCGGTCTCCAACACCCTGCTGAAGCAGATCAAATTCACCGGTGACACGTTCAACCCCCGGGGCCTGCCGATCCTGCTGCGCGCGCTGCGCCCCTGCATCCAAGAGGAGATGCTCAACGCCGCCCAGGACGCCATTGCCAGCCGGTTTTACACTCCGCTGATCCACGCCCGGATCGGCGCCAGCGCCACCGACCTGGGGACCGAGCGACCATGGGTGCCGAGCCAGGGGGACCTGCAGAACTTTCTGGCCGACGTCGATGCCGCCCTCGCCGCTGACTTCCGGGTGCTGGCCACCCACTTCGCGGTGGAGATGTCGAGTGTCTTCGGCCGGGAGAACATGCCGAACCTGGACAATGACTTCGACCGGCTCAAGGAACGGAAGCTGCAGACCTTCGGGCTGTCGGAGACGATGCTCTCGGGTGCCTCCCAGGGTCAGACCTATGCTGCCGATGCGCTGAACCGGGACCTGATCAGCCAGCTGCTGACCACCTACCAGCGCAAGCTGAAGCGCTTCCTAAAAGAGCGCATGACGGTGGTCGCCGAGGCCCAGGAGCACTACGACTACGACGAGCGCAACGGCAAGCGGTACGTGATCAACGAAGAGGTCCTGGTGATCACCGAGGATGGCCAGCGGGTGATCGAGGAGCAGCCCAAGCTGCTGGTGCCCGATGTGCAGATGGCTTCGATGTCGATGAAGTCCGAAACTGACCGGATCGGTTTCATCGAGGCGCTGCGTGCGGCCGGAGTGCCGATCTCCATGCAGACCCGGATGAAGGCCATGAATCAGGCCGGACTGAACCTGCAGGATGAGATAGATCTATCCCGGGATGAGCGAGTGCAGCTCGCGGTGGAGGAGCAGGAGACCCGCAAGGAGACCTACCTGACGCTGCGCGCCAAGGGTCTGCCGGTGCCGGATGATTTGGCCCAGGACTTCGAGCCCAAGGTGATCAACCACGACGAGATCGAAAAGCAGCAGCAGGCCCAAGACGCCATCCTGCAGCCCGACATGCAGATGGGCATGGCACCGCCCGGTGGCGCCCCCGCCTCTGACCCCACTCGGATGCCGCAGCTGGGGGTGGATGACCCGACCACCCCCAACCTGGCGGCGACGCCGGGTGAGCTGATGCAGCCTCCGGGGGTGCCACTGGCTCTACCGGCCGGACCGGGCGGAGCACAGGAGGACACCGCAGGTGGTCAGCTGATCCCGCTGCCCCGTAATCAGGCTCGCCCGCCAGAGTCGGATGAGATGCGCGCCGGCATGCCCCGACCGACGGGTAGTCTAAGGTTTCTTAGTGATCCCACGCATCTCGGATCCCGCCGGCACCCTCGGCACCTCACCCCCGAGGACGACGTAGAGCAGGAGCAGGCCAGTGGTGAACAGTGAGTTGTGGTGGAGCCACAGGCCCGGAGATGCCGTCACCACGGTAGAGGGCTACCCCGGCACCGTGGAGGCCGTCCTGGACGGCCCAGGGCCCGGGAATGAGCATTACGAGGTGACCCTCGACAACAATCTCGGTGGTGGCACGTACTCCTCGCAGGAGCTGCGACCGCGCACGGCATCCAAGACTGCCGAGGTGGCCACAGAGTCCTACCCCGAGCTGGGCGACATCCTGGACCGCAAGCCACCACCACCGCACTCCATTTCCGCCGTGGAATACCTGGCCGGTCTGCTCACCGGTGCCGACGCGCTTTACGGCGCGGTGACCGCGCTACACAAGCAGGCCGATGACGGGGGAGATCACTCCCACTCGGCCATGGTCGCGCTGCCCATCCCACCGGAGGTGGCCAGCAAGATTGCCGTTCCTGGTGGGCTGCCGCCGGAGCAGATGCACGTCACGCTGGCCTATCTGCCCAGCCCCAGCCCCGAGCAGCTGGCCGCAGCCCATGACGTGGTGGCCAACCACGCCGGCATGCTCGGCCCGATCGATGCCTCCGTCGGAGGTGCGGGTCAGTTTCCGGCCGGCGAGGATGGTGTGCCGCATTACGCTCCGGTGGACGCCCCCGGCGACGTGCTGCCGTCGCTGCATGGCTCACTGGTGACCGCGCTGGAGGCCGCCGGGGTCGATGTCGCCCATGACCACGGTTTCACTCCGCACAGCACCCGCACCTACCTGCTAGAGGGAGAGCCCGCCCCCGATCCGGTCGAGCCGACTCAGTTTCAGATCCCGTCCCTGGTACTGGCTCAGGGAGATGACTGGACGCACTACCCGCTCACCGGTGCGGGCGAGCAGTATGACGAGTCGGCTGGAGAGGACCCAGAGGCCGATACGACCGAAGACCAGTTCGACCAGCAGCTCGCAGCCAGCAAAGAGGCCGGTTTTTGGTCCGGTTTCTTTGGTAATCCTCCCGCGTCCGGAGTGAATTACGACTGGTGCAAATTCCGCTTCAACCAGCGCTGCATATTCCCGAAGAATCTCGACGTCCAAAAGACCTTGCAGACCGGGCAGGCCCGCTGGGTACCCCAGATGCGGGGGCGTTGCGGCCGGGACTGGAATCAGCAGTCTCAGTGCCCGATCTCTGAGCCCGGCCCGAACGCCCGTCAGCTGGGTGTGGCCGCTAAGGACCCGCGTTTTGCTGAGGTCGGTGGACCGATGCAGGACGACGACGGTTGGTACGTACAGACGCATCGGGCGCGGTCGAAGTCTTATCCGAGCCCCGAGGAGATCCCTGACTCTGAGGTCGAGTTCATCCGGTCCACTGGCGCATCCACCGAGACAGAAGGTAAGCCCGGCATCACCTTCCATATCCTGCCGGCTCACGCTGGGAAGGCGCACGCGATCCTGCAGGCCGAGATTGCGGCACTCCGTGGAGACCAAGATCCCGACGCAACCGTCGAGGCCCTGTTGGCTCCGCGCGAGCTGATCGACGCCATCCACAAGAACGGCGGATTCTCGGTCAAGGACCACCTCGGGGATGGCCCCAAGGCCGGCTACATGGTCAGCAAGAACAAGTCCACTGAGCAGGCCTTTCCGGAGGGTGGATTCGGCCCGCAGCACATTCAGGGCTACCTGGATCAGCATCAGAAGGAGCTGGCCTCACCGAACGCCTACTTCGGTGCCTGGCATGACCCGGAGTCGAAGAAGGTCTATCTCGACGTCAGCCATCACTATCCGGATTTCGAGAAGGCCAAGCAGGTCGGTCGCAATGCCCACCAGCTCGCGCTGTATGACGTCGGAGAGGGCAAGACGGTCTACATTCAGGCCGGCCTGCGCCGGGCCTACTTTGCCTCCGATGCCGACCCGCACGACGTGCTGGACTTTCTAGGGATCGAGGGTCAATGAAGCCATCCGTGGGTCGGATAGTGCACTACGTGTCGGTGGGCTCGCCGTTGCGCGCGGATGGGACGCAGCAGTACACCCGGCAGTGTCGAGCGGCGGTCATCACCGAGGTGGACGAGCACGATCCTGGGCTCATCGGTCTGGTAGCGCTCAACCCCACTGGGTTTTTCTTCCACTCACTGGCCGAAGGTGGCTGCCACCAGCAGTCGCTGCCGGAGGGCAGCAGCGAGCCCTACGACGGCGGGTCTTGGCACTGGCCGGAAAAGGTATACGAAGACCTCTAAGGAAGCTTAGGATAGGTGGGTGTCGAGATACTGCGTGAAGATCGGCTTCGGGGTACGTCGCCACGGGATGGCGACCCCCGAGGCCGGTCCTTGCGTGCCTCCCTACCTGCACTACGACAAGTTCACCCGGTACGTCTGGGTCGAAGCTGAGGATCAGATCGAAGCCGAGTTGGTGGCATTCGACATGGCCGACACGCTGTCGCTGGAGTCCAACTTCAAGATTCGCCGCGAGGATCCCACCGGTGAGCAGCGCGTCGGCTTCCCCGGTCGGATCGTGGTGGGCTCGGACATGATCACGAGTATTAAGACGGTGGAGGCGGTGCTGTGAGCGAGATCGATGCCATCGCCGAGCTGATCACCGGGGCGCAGGGGTTTTCCCCAACAGTGCATCGGGGGATCTCTATCCGGCTCTCTGGTAAGGCATATGACGCCATCCACGATCCCGCAGCATCTCCTGAGGACATCGCCCAGAAGATTCTGAGTCAGACATCCCGGCGTGCCCTCGGTATGCACTGGTCAACCGATCTCGGTCAGGCGCGGGAGTTCGCGAGCAAGAGCCCCCGCACGGGCAGCAGCGATCTGCCGATCGTCCTGCACGCCGAGCACCCGGCGCCCGAGGACATTGAAACGCGCCCCTTTATGCTGAACCGTCGCGAGGTGCACGGCCCCGAGCACTGGGAGCAGGAGGTGCCCGTACGCAAGGGGCGGGATGTCCAGGTGACGGGGGTGTCCTGGAGGCCGCACGAGCCACATCCTGCCGCCGACGCCAACGGCTGGGTGCACTACAACCTCAATAGCTCAATGCCGCACACTGCCGCCAAGCAGGCCGCCGAGGGATACTGGATGAGCCATCGGCCACAGCGCGGTCCGAAGATCACCGACATCACCAGTGGTGAGAGTGCGCTGCCTGCCGACACCTATGACCACCCGGAGTATTACGCCGACACATCCGAACCCGGCATCGGCGAGACCATGCAGCGACTACGCGAGCTGCGAGGGAAGCCCAGCTCCAGCATGGTCACGGTTTACCGGTCCGCTCCGGCGGGATCCACTACACACTTCAATCCGGGGGATTGGGTCTCACTGTCCAAGGAGTACGCCGCTAGTGCTGGGCGTCATCCGACCGACCCGAGCCAGGACATGCCGGTCTACTCCGCCCAAGTACCGGCCGAGCATGTCGAGCAGACCGGCGATTACCTCCCCGAGCAGGGGTACTGGGGTCCGAAGGTTCCGGTCCAGCATGCCAAAGCTGCAAAGGTTGCAGCGAATTCCGGAGTGATGGAGTATCTCGATGCTCGTCATCCTGGTCTCGAACATTTCGTGACCGAACGCCCCGACTCGCTCACTTTGAACAAGATTGTGGTGCCCAAGGACCGGCGCGGTCAGGGCAAGGGATCTGCCTACATGCGGGATCTGCTCGATTACGCTGACCAACACGGTAAGCGGGTCGACCTCACCCCCTCAGCGGACTTTGGCGGCACCAAGTCCCGGCTGCAGAATTTCTACCGGGGGTTTGGCTTCACTCCGAACAAGGGCCGCAACAGGGTATTCGAATCGAGTGAGGATATGGTCCGGCCAGTGCAATCCCAGCCTGAGGTGGTCGCGACCGTCAAAGATCCAGAATTCGAGTGGCCTAAGCTGTGGGATTCAGCAATGAAATTCGCTACCAAGGCCATGGATACCGGTGAGCCGGATTTCCTCTTTCACGTGCAGGCATCTTGGACCGATGTACGTCGGAAGGCCAAGGACATCCGGAAGTCTGGTGGAGTGCGGATTCTGGCCTGGCGTAATGGTGAGCTGACCGGTCAGGTTCAGGGCGACACCAACGTCTATGAGACCAACATCGTGTTCGTGCCCGGCTCCCGCACCGTGGGGGCCTGGAATTGTGGCTGTGCGTGGGCGGCCTATTCCTGGGGGCGTACCGGCAGGTGGAAGAAATTCGAGGGCCGCCAGTGCGCGCACTCCCTCGCGCTGCAGTATGAGGCGCAAGCCCAGCGGATGTTCGGTAAGGATATTCGGCTCGACGTTGACACTCCACATTGGATAGATCCGACGATCCCGGTGCGGGTGCCGAATTCCTATGACCGCGACAAGGGCCGGCACTCGGTGAAGGTGGCGCTGTCAGCGGAGCCGAAGTATGAGGATTACGGCAACGACATCGACCGTTTCAGCAACGATCGGCATCAGTGGCGCAATGATGTTCGGCGTTCGCTGTCCATGGGAGAGACCAGTCCTGAGCATGCCCAGGAGCTGGGCTACAGCGGGCTGGGTCACGACCAGAGCAACGGCGCCTTGAGCTGGAAGCCGCTGCCGAAGACGCTCTACCACGTCACCACCAACGTGCCCGCCGTGCACCAGCAGGGCCTGAAGTCCCGTGCCGAGCTGGCCCAGCAGTTTGGCAAGGGCCTCGGCGGTGGCGAGGACGACACGATCTCCTACACCGACGAACCGCAGGCCGCCCGCAACATCCTGCATTCGGTCAAGGAGTTTCACAACGTGGTGACCGGAAAGACCACGCCGCAGAATTTGTGGGACTCCGCCGCGCGCGGTGAGGGCACCAGCCGGCCGTTCCACACCGACATCGCCAATTACTACGACTCGGCCTGGAAGCCGGGAGATCCGATTCCCCGAGAGCTGGACGCCACGCTGCACGGGATGAAGATCAAGCAGGGCTTGGCCAGCCAGGACGAGATGGACGCCAAGGAGCCGGGCTGGCTTCCGCATCCCGACAGTGACGCGCTGGGTGCGAATGGAAAGCTGCACACGCTGTGGCAACGCGATGCGAGCCCCGAGGAACGCCGCGAGGACGCGGCTAACCTCTACAAGCGGTTCAGCGCGTTCCGGGAGGGTGCCGGAGGGCATCCGGACCCGCTATTTTTCTCCACTGACCTGGCCGGCTTTGCCGCTACCAACCCGGCCGAGCACGGCATCGTGAAAGCACACCCCAAGCCCGGCGCCCAGGGCTATCAGCTCGGTTCGCTGGGCGAATGGCGCACCACCACCGGACAGAATGTCGACGTCGATCGCAGTCACGACCCCAAGACCGCCGCCGCCACGATCCACTACATGCGCAACAACTCCGGCATGCGCAACGTCCCCGGATTCAGCCAGGACGTCGAGCCCTGGGGCAAGTACCTCACCGAGCAGGATCCGCATGTCCCGCCACCGGAGGGCTGGGAGCACGGAGACGTCACCTTCGCCAATCCTCTGCACATTGAGCACGACGGTGGTGCCTGGAAGCAGCGGCTCTCACAGCAGCACGGTGGGCTGACCGGTCAGGCGCTCTCCAACGCCCTGATGGACAAGGGCCACGACGGCGTGATCACCCACGACAAGTACGGCATTGGTGAGATCGTGGATCTCCGGCCGCCGGAGGGCGATCGGTACGTGACGGCTTCTGCTTCTCTTTTGCATCGTGGGGTAATGGTCGAGACCGATCCGTACGAACTGCGTGACATCCATGCCCAGGGCGGCATGCCGGCCGTGCACGAGCACCTACGCAACCTTGCGTTGCGCCAGGAAGGTATTGGCACGCACTGGACCACCCGTCCGGAGATCGCCCAGGGTTTCGGAGCGGGTCCGATGCATGGTGACAAGAACAACGCCGAGCAGGGTCAACGGACTTATCTCCCGTACTACAACACCATGACGGTGCCGGTAATGCTGCATGGACAGATCGACCCTCAGCACGTCGAGACAGACCCGGAGAAGCTCCGGGACGCGATGGTAGAGGGGCACGGCTGGAACAGCCTGAACTTCAAGAACGAGAGCGAGAAGCTCATCAAACCCGGCGCTCCGGTCCACGTCACCAGCATGGAGGCCGCGCTCCCGTCGGATCCACAGTGGATGGACAAGCTTGGGCACGAGATAGACTACGCCGATGATCTGACCCAGTCCGACCTCGGAGCGCACACCTGGCAGCCGATCAGCGGCGACGTGGGCATCCGCCACACGGCGGCACTCTCCGCTGACGAGTCCACTGAGGTCGGCATCGTCCCATCCAAGTACGAGGGCCACCCCGGTCATCCCCTGCACGAGCTGGACACACCCAAGGGCAACTCCGACCTGCGCTGGCATCTGATCAATGAGCACGGCTACGAGCGGGGCGACATCGGCCGATCCCCCAAGCAAGTGCATGACGAACTGCACGCCACCGAGGACGGGGTCTTTCACCCGCAGTTCAACGCCAGCTACGACACGATCGTGCACCACCGGCACAAGACCGCCGCTCAGGATCCTGATCTGAGCGTCTCCGACCACCTACAGCAGGCTGGCATTCCGCTGACTCCCGAGGTAACCGGCATGCCGACCGCTGTGGCCTACGCCGGGCAGGTGGTGGACGTGCTCGATGCGATCGCTGACCGGCTGGAGCAGCACGCCGCCGCTACCGCCGAGGCCCAGGTCGCCCTGCCCTCTATCGGCTTCGCCCAGACCCGTGAGTGCGTTGTGGCGGCCCGAGCGGAGGCAGCAGCGGTGCAGGAGGCATTGAGCGAGCGCTGGGCCGTCAGGGACACGCTGGGAGCCGTGGATGGGCCTGCCGGTACCGAGAGCTTCCTGCTGGATCACGTCATTGTCGGACAAACTTCCTCGGAGACTGTGGATGATCAGGCGCATGCCAAAGGCGCAGGGGCGGAGTGGCGCGCTCAGCTCTCCCCGGAGAACGAAGACCTAGTCCGCCGTTGGGAGAAGATGCGCAACGGTGAGTTGCTGTCCGGCGATGAGCGCAAGAGCATGCGCAACCTGGTGAAGGGCGCGCCCGAGGTCCCCGACACCGTGTACCGAGGTGCGCTTTCTGCTGGTCGCTCCGGCTGGAAGCCGTTGCTTCAGAAGCATCAACCTGGTGCCATGATCAACTTTGCCCGCAACTCCTCTGTCACCACGCGGCCGGAGGTCGCGGCGGGGTTCGGCCATGTTGTGTATGAGATCCAGGGGCAGCATCACTCACGCGGGATCGGCAATACCTTGCACGAGGCCATCATGCCGCCAGGAAAGTACGTGGTGCAGTCTGCCAACATGCGCGATGACTTTCCATTTCGTGCCGCGATTGATGGCAAGACTCTCGCCAAGACCACGAGGCTACATGTGGTGCTGCACCCTGCCGAGAGCGAGAAGACCGCCGATCACACCGACATGTGGCCGCCCTACCTCACCGAGCGGCCCGACGAATACGGCGACCTGGTTCCGGTGAACGAATCCCGGCATAACGCTCGCGGACCGATCATGTCCGAGGACGACGCCAAGGCTTCAGGTCTGGTCGGTCCGTACTGGCATGGCACCTCCAAGCGTCGTGCCGCCGATATCCGGAGCGGTGGATTCCGCCAGCCTCGGCTGCCGAACTGGGAGATGGGCGGCCAGGGCACGATCGAGGAGATCGATAAAGGCAACACGCACCGCACCTACTTTGCGGACAATCCCCAGGGTGCCTGGGATCACGCGGTGGCCAATCACGGCAAGGACAACGCGGCGCTGCTGAAGGTCTATCTGCACCCCGATCACATCGAGACCGATTCCGGTGGCGGCTGGTATCCCTCTACCCAGGTCCGCGATGTGACGCACGCTGCCGTCGTGCCCGAGCACATCACCCCGCCGGCCATGACCTCCGAGGAGAAGTTGCTCGCCGAAGAGCAGCACTGACCTGTTGGGCACGTCCCGAGTCCCGGCGAAAGAGTAGAAGAGGCCGCTGGCGGGAGATAGAACTATGACCCAGTTTGAGGGCAAGCTCGATGGTGTCGTGCAACGCTTCAGCATCGACTCCTCCGCCCACCATCCGGCCGGTGAAGAGATCCTCGACGGCAATGGAGACCCCGTGGACGGCAACCGCATCGTCTATCCCACCTATGACCCGATGATCGGTCTGACCGGGATGCGCGCCAGTCACCAGGCCGTGGTGGTCCCTGAGGAGCTGGGTGACCTGCCCTCCCCGGCGCTGCCGATCGCCTACGGGGATGAGGAGGAGGACGAGCCGAGCTACGGCCAGCCGCTCGGCAACATGGCCTACGCCACCCGGGCTGAGCGCCAGTACGCCCACGTGCGCCAGGCGCTGCGCAACTTCACCCCCGCCGAGAAGGACGCCCTGATCAACGAGGGCGACGGTGGCACCCGGGCCACTCACCTGATGGATCTGACCGGCACCCACTACGAGCAGATGCCGGAGGACGACGATGCGGAGTGGGGCTTCGGGCTGTGACCGCAGGGTGGCGACATTCCTGCCCTGCGTAGCCGAGATCGTTGGGAATGCTAAGAGGTAGGGAAGCTTCGATTTGCCCTCCTCGATGTGGGCGCGTCAGCTGCACCTGATGGATGAGGCGGGCGAGTCAATGATGGTGAGGCGGCGGCCGAGAAAGCGATACAAGGCCTGGTCCTTTCCGCTGATCCGCGACATCGTGCTCTTTATCGCCGGCCTGGCCGGCCTGGCCTACGAGACCATCTTCACCACGATCGACCGGCCCACTCTGCTGCTGCTCTACGCCGCGATGCTGGGGCTGCCGGCATTCCTGCAGGCCAACAACGACCGGGCCGCCGATGAGAAGGAGATCTCCGACACGATCCGACGCCAGATCCGCTTCGATGAGACCGACGAAAAGGACGATCTCGTCTCCGATACCGGGCGCAAGGAGGACCTGCTCGCCGAGCTGAAGGAGATCGAGTCCCGCGAACGCAAGCGGCGCAGCCGGGATCGTGATGAGGACGACGACCCTCCGGTGCGCCGGCTGCCCCGTCGTGATCCCGACGAGAACGGTGACAACGGTGACCATCCCCCGAAGAGGCGAGCGCGATGAATGCCCTTCCTCACCTCTGGCTGGCCGACGGCCTGCGTGCCATCACGATCGCGCTGTGGGGCGTGCTGCTGGCCCAGAGCTTTTGGGTCTGCTGGTATGCACTCCGGATCCGCCGGATCTACTCCCGGATCAGGCGTGACCTCGGCGCCTACCGGGTGCTGTGGTGGCACGTCATGGTGATCACCGGTGTGTTCGATGCGATGGCCACCGAGATCTCCTGGAAGATCATCTTTCGAGGGGTGGGCAAGGTCGGGATCGCCGCCTGGACCTACCCAAACGTGGCCATCTACGCCGGCTCCGTGGTGGCGTTGTATCTGATTCTGCAGGTGCAGCGGCGGCGCTACATCAAGGCTCGGGTGGAGCAGGCCAAGAGCCGATCGGCAGTCCGTGGCCGGCGCCGCGACGACGATTGACAATCTAAGGATTCCTAGATAGTCTCGACTTCATCAGTCCCTTGATGGAGGTCCGTCCCATGCCCGAGATCCACTGCCACTACTGCGGTGACAGCCACGAGCGCGCCCTGCAGGTCAAGGCCTGCGCGTCCCGGCACGATTTCCGGGTACTCCCCCGGACCACCCGGCAGCACTCCACCACCGTGGAGGTGCCCGATGCCCTACCAGCCCCTCGGGTCAATGTTCGCCCTTCCCTGACCTGGGGCCAGCTCGCTGACATCCTCAAGCTCCCGGCCGACAAGCCGGCGCGCTATGCCCTGCCCAATCCTCACGACCCTGACGGCAATCACCCGCTCCTCTTTCAGGTGAAGCGCGGCCGGCTGCCCGGTAAGGTCTTCGTCAACGCGATCACTTCCCACGGTGGCGTCCGGCTGGACGTGCCCACCGCAGACCAGTACCAGGTCCTGGTCCGGATCGCGGAGGACCCAGCCGAGGCCGGTCGTCTCTATGGTGAGGCCACTGAGCACTGCTCGCGCTGCGGCAGGTTCCTCTCCGATCCCAGCTCGCTGGCGACCGGCTTTGGCCCTGACTGCTACGAGGTCGTGTATGGCGTCAAGCAGCCCAAGGTCAGTGCAGCATGAAGTTTCTGATCGGTCTGGCCGCCGGAGCGTTCCTCGTCTGGGTCGCCATGTGGGCCATCTTCATCGTGCTGGGAATGACGCACTGACTCCGCGTCATAACCTCAAGACTCGATCGTCCCTCTCCTGAACGCCGAAAGCGAGATACAACTATGTCCACGACCGCGCAGCTCTGGGTCTACCTTTTACGTCGATTTGGCCGGAGCCGTGTCCTCGGCGTGCTTAGCCTCGTTGGAGCAGGCATGGTTACTCTCGCCATCGCGCTCCCGCTCGCCCTGGCTCACCACGGCTCGACCGGTGATGATTCCCTCCCCGCCAACCGCATCGACGTGATCGGCACCAACCTGCGTGGGTCGGTCGCCGGCTGGTGTCAGATCCCCGATGATCCCTACGCCACCTACGTCGGGCACACTGTGCTGGCCGCCCACGACGTCTGGACCTATGAGGTCCCTGACGGGCAGGGCAACAACATCCAGACCCAGGTCTTCACCCCGCAGGGTGCGACCTGGTCCCAGGTCGCCGACTGGAGTCCAGCACAGGCCGATGCCGAACCGAACAACCCGAACCTGCAGGTCTCCTGCGGTGGCTAGGCATCGTCGCCAGGGCGGGGCGAACACCGCCGGCTGGCAGATCCGGGAGGACGACTCAGGCCTTCAGTTACTGAGGAATGAGCGCCCAGCGGGATATGACCCCACTGATCGTGATGACGCTTTGAGCCACATCCGTCGCTCGAAGTGGCCCAATGAGCCGATTGTCTACTGTCACGCAGACGGATACATTGAGCCGCTAACCGGTAATTATTCTTAGAGGGGTGCCGGAAATTGGCTGAACACATTCAGGTGGTAGACGATCTTGACTCCACCCTTCCTGGCGAGTGCAGAGTGGTCCTCGGGGTCAATGACTGGGTGGTCAGCCTGGACCTAAGCACGACCAACTTCGAGGAACTGAAAGAGATCTTCAAGCCGTACCTGGAGGCCGGCCGCCGGATTGAAGATCTGAACCTGATCCGGGAGGAGATGCGGCGCACCATCAACCCGCTGCAGATCCGTACCTGGGCGGTCGGCCGAGGGATCAAGATCCACCGGACCGGCCGGATTCCCACCGAGATCGAGGACCAGTACATCCGGGCTGAGGTGTCTCCCAACCTGGCCTGATCCCTGTATCCAAACGGCCGGCGCCTCGATGAAGGAGTAGGAGACGCCGGCCGTTTTGGGGAGTACCGGGTGCTGGTCAAGTTCGCGCTGACGCAGATGCGGCTCGTTCAGGACGCCCGCACCCCGGAGGCCGCGCTCAAGACCGCCCAGCGCACCCAGTTCGTCTACGACCCGATGCCCGGTCACATCTACGTTCGCTGCCGGGCCATCTCCAGCCGAGTCAACGAGAACTACGACGGATTCCGGCCAGAGGAGATCAAGGCCGCCTGGCGCACCTTCATCGGCAAGCCGGTCTTTGTCAACCACCACAACGAAGACATCTCCCGGGCGCGTGGGGTGATCGTCGACGCTGCCCTGCACGAGGACACCAACCCCAACAACACCCCGGATACCTGGACCGAGCTGTTGATGGCGATCGACGCGGTGAAGTTTCCCAAGCTGGCCGAAGCCATCGTCACCGGCGAAGTCGACCGCACCTCGATGGGCACCGCCGTGGCATACACGCTGTGCTCGGTCTGCGGCAACAAGGCTGAGACCCCCGCCCAGTACTGCAACCACATCGCCCGGATGAAGGGCCAGCGCGTCCTGAAGACCGTCAACGGCAAGAAGCAGGCCGTGCTGGTCTACGAGGACTGCCACGGGCTGCACTTCTTCGAAAACTCAGTTCTGGTCGAGGATCCCGCAGACCCAACGGCGCACATGTTCGACATCGACACCCGTGGTGTTCCGGATCTGGTGCGTCCGGCATTGGCTGCGAGACTAGCGTTCGTCTTTCGGCCGATGTGCGTCGAGCCCGACGTGGTGGAGGATCTCCGTACGGCAGCGGCCGGGCCGAAGTGGGCACCGGATCAGCACCCGTGGTTTCAGACTCACCCGGTCAGCTCGCAGAACATCATGGACCACTGGAACCGGGCCACCCCCGAGGACATCGAGCAGGGCTCCCGCTGGTACCCCGACGCCCAGATCGTGGCCAAGGCGCTGGGCAACGGAAACACCCACAAGGGCGCCGGAGTGCTCGCGGCCTACTCCCCGCAGACGCTGTGGCCGGTGAACATGCTCAACGCCGCGCACGCGCTGTCCTCCGGGAAGGCGATCGGTGGCAAGGGCTCCGGCGTGTTCGCGACCGCCTCCATGGCCAATCAGGCGCAGCGGATCATCAACGGGGAGCGGCACGAGAACGTACTGAAGAGCCCGAAGATCTCCGACTTCGCGCACCTGATCGAGCACGGTGGGGATGCCGACCCCACTCAGCCGCACGTGGTGGTCGACCGACACGCCATGTCGGTCGCGGCCGGGCGCCGGCTCACTGATGACGACCTGGAAGGTGCCCCGGTCTCCAACCGGCACTACTACGGGCACTTCGTCCGGCAGTACAAGGACGCCGCCGACCAGCTCACCGCCAAGCTCGGACATCCGGTGTATCCCCACCAGGTGCAGGCCACCACCTGGCTGGTCCGGCAGCGGGAGAACGCCGAGGCCGATCATGCCGCCGGTAAGCCGCTGGGTCTGGGCCGGGAACGGGGCCGGGTGCGGGCCGGCGAGGACTGGAACTCCTACGCCGGGGAGCACTACCCGGACCTGGTCGGTCCCGGATACCACGCCGCCTCCAGAAAGGTCGCCTCCATGAGGAAGACCGCTGACCTGGTCGCTCAGCCCTCCATGTTCGAGCCGAGCATGATGGTCCTGCACGACCCACAGATCGGTAGGCCGGTGGGCCGAGTCCATCAGTACTTCACAAAGGACGATGCCGGTCAGCGCAGCAACGGCTACCGCTACCAGATCTACAACAACGACGAGCCCGGCGAGAGCGCCGGAAGCTACACGTCGGAGGAAATGCACCCCGACCTGAACTCGGCCCTGGCGGCGGCGAATCAGCATTACCGGCAGTTCGGTCGCGGCGAAGATGCCCCGGAGAACCGGATCGCCGTACAGCAGGGGGTTCTCCCGGCCCTCAGCGTCACGCTGGCGGCCCAGACCGCCCCGCCCAGTGTCAACACCCTGCTGCCGGAAGCCTGCCCCATCTGTGGCGATGTGGACTCCTGGAATAACAACCAGTGCACCAACTGTGGCTGGGAGGGTCCGCCGGAGCCATTCGGTACCCCCGATACCAGCAAGGCCCAAGAGGCGGACCGCAACGATGGCGAGCCGATGGATGACGAAAGTCCCCAACCGCCGCTCTATCTGGGCAGCGGTCACCCCCGTACCACGGTTTCACGAGAGGAAGTTGGGATGACCAACAACACGGCTGCCCGAGCCCAGAACGCCCACAAGAGGATCGACGCGCTGGGGGAGAAGATCGAAGAGATCGTCGCCGGCCAGAACCAGCTGCTGGCCTATCTGAAGAGCGCCGGGGAGATGCCGCCGCAGTTCAAGAAGAAGGACGACGACAGTTCCGACGCCAAGTCCGATGAGTCGGGCAAGAAGGACGACGACTCTGACGACGACAGCGACGACGACTCGGACTCCTCCGACAGCGACGAACATGACGATGACGATTCCGACGATGACTCCGACAGCGGCAGCGACTCGGACTCCTCCAAGTCCTCCTCGCTGCGGGATCGCCGCCGGCAGGCCTACCTGGCGCTGAAGAAGACCTCTGAGGACAACGCCTCCGAGCGCGCGCCGGCCGCCAAGGATGATCCGTCCAACATCGGCTCGGTCCCCTCCAGCGCCAACACCAACGTGACGCCGGATGCGACCACCTCGGTGGACTCCGCGCCCACCTCGACCAACCTGACCGAGGACAACGCGGAGAAGGAGAACGTGCAGGCCGCCGAGCCGGGTGTGGATGACGTGCCCAGCCCAGACGGCGCCAAGGCTCCCATCGACGTGGTGGTCGGGGTGCCGGCGGACAACTCCTCCAGCTTCAACACTGGCGGCCCGGATAACATCTCCTGGGCCTCTAAGGGGGAGCCGCAGACCCGGCTGTTCGCGGCGATGCATCTGGCCAAGCTCCGCAACACCGCCGGCATCTCGGCCGAGGATGAGCTGGTGGCGGCCCAGAAGATCGCCGACTCTGACTCTCCGCTGCCGGTTATCCAGGCGATCAGCCAGGAGCTGCAGACGGTGATCGCGGCGGCGCAGGCCCGCCAGACTCAGCGCACAGCCTCGACCAACTTGGTTCCCCAGGCCCAGAACCGGCCAGAGGGTCAGCGCTCCCGGCCGAGCTTGGCCGGTGGGATCCGCACCCAGGCATCCACCGGTGCGGTCAGCTCCGAAGAGTTCGGTGACCTGATCTAGTATTTCTGTCCCTCTCCCAGTTCCGCCCCCGGCTACTCCTCGCATCCCTGGAGTAGCCGGGGGCCTTTTCTTACGCCGAGATAGAAGTACCTCTCCCCCTGTCGATTAAGGCGTTTTGGCTTTCCCAAGGGCTAGAGGGAGTAGTCGGGATTGCCACTCCTCCCGACAGGAACATCTGACAGAGGAGGGAATGGCGTGCTACGTGTACCCCTTTCCAAGCCGTACTTGTCTCGGCCCTGGAAAATCCAGTACGGATGGACCCAGGCGACCCCGCAGAACAAGTTTCTCGACCCCGCCTGGGACCGCTCGATCGCGATCTGGCCGGGCATGGTCGCCATGAAGACGACCGGAGACCTGGTCACGCTGGTGAACTCCACCGGCGTGCCGTACGGGTTCTTCGGCAACTACATCGGCGGCGACGGCATCGACGAGCTGCTCGATGCCAACGTGAACGCCCTGGCTTGCTGGGTGCTCGACCCTGATGGCGAGGCGCTCGTGCAGGCACCAGCATTCGACACCACCAAGACCTGGACCGACCCGGGCAACGGCACGGTGGCGCTGATCTCGGCGTCGAACACCGGTGCCAACCGAGGCAAGCTCGTGCCGCAGGGCACGACCGGATCCACCCGCGCCATCGCCCGACTGATCCGTGTCGACTCTGCCAGCCAGCTGTGCATCGGTGGCCTGCAGACCGGCGACGTCGGCGCTTCGGCCTAACACATCCCGTCGAGAGACTGAGAGAGGAACAAGCATGACGGCTCCAGTCCTGGCCGGTGGGATGTACCGCACCGCCAAGAAGAGCGACGATTACGTTGCTGAGTATCTGAAGCACGCCGACGCTCAGGGCAACGTGCCCAAGCCCACCACCGCGCAGAAGACCGCGCGGATGGAAAAGATCATGTCCGACCGGGTGGCCGGATTCCACCGGCTTGGCGTCGGCATGATTGGCCCGATCCAGCTGAAGTTGCGGTACGAGGGCATGGTCCGCAACGTGCTGCTGGAAGACCCGATCACCCCCGGTACGGAGACCGTCTACGACATCATCGATGACCTCGGACAGGCTTACCTGCTCTCTGGGCACGACGGTGAGGTCCGGGTCACCCCGTTCGAGGGCAAGCGGACTCGGGTAGACTTCTTCCGTATCGCCTCCCGTCCGGCGATCCGGAAAGAGGACCTGTACCAGCTCAAGGTCAATATGGTCGAGCACGCCCAGGACGAGTCGAAGCAGGCGATCCTCAAGCAAGAGGACTCGCGGCTGATGATCCTGCTACAGGCCGCCCTGACCGCCTATGCCACCCGGCCGGACAACCCCACTCCGGGTGCCCAGACGGTGGTCATTGGTGACAACGGCCCGATCAGCCCGGCGGCGCTCTACACCGCCGTCACGATGACGGACCTGCGTGAGATCGAGTCGGCCCGACTGCTGATGAACGTGGCCGACTACCGGGACTTCTACCTCTTCCCGCAGGCCGAGACCGGTTGGGCGATGAAGGACCGAGTGGTCGCGGGTCAGAAGATCACCACGTTCGGTGAGTTCCAGATCCAGCGGTCGGTCATGGTGCCTCGCAACACCGTGTACCTGCTGCCGGAGCCGGAGTTCCTGGGTGTCTTCCCGGTGCTGTACTCCTTGGACGTCGAGGAGAACAACAACGTCGAGGAATTCTACCGAGGCTGGGTGATGGACGAGTTCGTCTCAATGGCGATTCTCAACCCACGCGGTATCGCCAGCATTACAAAGGTTGCGAACCAGACGATCCTTTCGCCGGTGCCTCTGGGCAACCCGACTGCCTACCCGTTGTACTCCCAGCCGATCAACCAGTACTACACCAGCACCTCAACCGAGGCGGCGCCTGTGGTGGCACCTGGTCTTCCTTCTGGGGCTGTTACTCACAGCGGCTAATTTCATATCGTCACAACAAAAGAGCCACCCTTCGGGGCGGCTCTTTTGCTTACCCTTCAGAAAGGAAAATGACATGTTAGTCCCCAGTTCCAATGGCTACAATTCCACCACCACTGTCACTGCACTCTCTGCCTATTTCGATATCACCAAGGCAACATCTCTTTTTGTGGATCAGAATTCGGCAGATGGACATTACTATCCCATCGCCACCTTCTATTCAGCCTCCACTTTCGTAAGATTTGCTCTGGCTCTTGGATATACCAGTCAGACCGACGCCCAGGCTGCTCTGGATACCCTCGTGGCATCGTTTAATGATTCGGCTTCAGCCGGCTCGACAACCACCACGGTGACGATCCCCGAGATCACGATCACCGCCGAGAGCGCACCCTCTGTCTGACCTCCGTAAGATCGTCCACGGCTCCGGAGACTCCCACGGTCTTCGGAGCCGTGGCATGCTGGGCGGGATAGATCTATCCCCTGATGAGAGGTCCACCATGGCGCTGAGCAACCCCGGCTTCGAGCTGGAGAGCCCTCCGGTGCGGTGCTCTACCGGCCATGATGATTGCGATCCTCGTGACGATCCCCGGCACTATGGTGAGGCCGGCAACGCCTATACCCCGTCCGACAACTTCGCCGAGATGTTCGAGGGTATCGCCGAGCTGGACATCCTGACCGAGGTGCTCAAGGCCCTCAGGCGCCGGCTGCGGGACATGGAGGGCGCCGGCTGGTCCTTGGCCTACCCGATCGCTGACGGCGTCCTACGGTTCGTCTGGACCGGTCCGGGTGCCCCTCCGCCGGAGGACTCGGCGGTGGTGGACGGCTACCAGGCGCACGAGCGGCTCGCGCTCACTCCGACCCGGGGCTGAAGTCCGCCCGACCGACCGGCCGACTGGAAACAGCGCTGACAAGGCGCCTTGACCAGCCGACCGAGCGGGTGCAGGTCGTCTCACGCAGTACACCCCGCATTGCACCGCGCCCCCTCGGCCAGTCACGGCCTACTCAGTACGGGATGCCGGCGAGCATACCGGAGGAGGAAACCAGTTGACACCCGGGTTCTAGGGATGCTTCACTGGTCATACAAGACCACGGAGAGGAGGCACGCGATGCGAGCGAAACGACTCGGCCTGAGACTGCGAAAGCGGTCATCCCTGCGTGCCCGGGAATCCCTCCGACAGCGAGATCAACGAACCTCCAGCGCCGATGAGGATCAGCGAGCCACAACGGCTCGATATCTCTGATTCCCCAGACCGGCCGGTGTAGCTGACGTTGGCTCACAGCACCTGTTTAGTAATCAGGCGAACGCAGGTTCAATTCCTGTCACCGGCCCCGCGCGTAGGAGGTAGCTGTTGGTTGGCTGCGCCGGCCTGTAAAGCCGGATCCTCTGGACGGCGGAGGTTCGATTCCTCCCCTACGCACCAGGTACGCCTCCGTAGCACAATTGGCAGATGCACTGGAGTCAAATCCCAGGTGGTGAGTGTTCGAATCACTCCGGGGGCACGTCACAACTGAATATGCCGCAGTAGCCCAAACCGGCGAGGCGCCTGATTTAGGATCAGGTTGATGTGAGTTCGACTCTCACCTGCGGTACGCACAGTTACATCTGGCCTTTGAAAACTCAATACTTTTGGTCCCGTCGTCTAGTGGTCTGGATTCCTGATTCTCAATCAGAGGGTGTGGGTTCGATTCCCACCGGGACTGCATACCCCAACCCGGACGGTTGTCGGACCGCGAATAGCGAGGCGGATCACGTAACCGACCGATCCATAATGGTGACCTTGCGCCGGGTTGGGGCTATAACCGCCTCTAGTTTAATTGGCCAAAACCGCGTGCTTTTACCACGTCAGAGTCTCGGTTCGAATCCGAGGGGGCGGACGTTTAGATCAAGGGGATGTAGCTCAGTTGGTAGAGCGCCTGGCCTGCAACCAGGATGTCGCGGGTTCGAAGCCTGTCATCTCCACAATGCGGTTCGTACGGCCGCAGAGCCGGATGAGAAACCGGCACCCCGACGGGGGTGGGATTACGTGTGGATACGGCCGGAGAGGCCCTTCGGTGCTGGGTTCGATTCCCAGTACATCCCAATCCCCCGTCAATAACCGCCTCTAGCTCAGCGGCAGAGACAACCGACTCTTACTCGGTGGGTCGAGGGTTCGAGTCCCTCGGGGCGGACGTTCCTTCCGAGTTCTCCATGTACGGGCTTTCTCGGAAGGACACTAAGATCCTGTGGCTTAACGGTAGAGCGCCACCCTGTCACGGTGGATTGTGCGGGTTCAATTCCCGTCAGGATCGCAGCATAGATAGGGGCGCCTGATCACCGTCTCATTCTGTGGCTTCGAAGCTCCCAGGCTCACAAATAAGTCCATGGGAGCCAAGCCTTCGTAGCTCAACGGATGAGCGCCGGGCCCCTACCCCGATGGTATGCAGGTTCGAATCCTGTCGGAGGCACCATTTCCCAGTAGCTCAGTGGATTAGAGCGCTGCACTACGGATGCAGAAGTCGGAGGTTCGAATCCTCTCTGGGAAACCAAGCGCTGCTAGCTCAGTGGATAGAGCACTGCCCTCCGAAGGCAGGGGTCACCTGTTCGAATCGGGTGCAGCGCGCGAGGTCAGATCGGTATGAGGTAATTGGCAGCCTGCCTGGTTCTGAGCCAGGTCGTTTTGGTTCGAGTCCAGATACCGGTGCTCGTCAGTAAATCTCCGTGGGGTAATCGGCAGCCCGCCGCGCTTTGGACGCGGACAGTCTTGGTTCGAATCCAGGCGGAGATGCGCAATGTATGGAGGGTAGTGCTTAGTGGTAGGCGACTGGCTTCGAAACCCAGACCGGGCAGTGCGTCCCGACGGTTCGACTCCGTTACCCTCTTCGATGATCATGGAAGATTGGCTGAGTTGGCAAGGCGCCGGTTTGCTAAACCGAGGCCCGGGGAGACCCGGCGCACGTTCAAGTCGTGCATCTTCCGCCATGGAGAGCTGACAGAGCAGCAATGTGCCCGGTTGGAATCCGGAGGCTCGGGGTAACCCGACGAGGGTGCGAATCCTTCGCTCTCCGCGCAAGATAGAAATATCCCCTGACGACCCCAAGGAGTCCCACCGTGGAGCGCCTCACCGACAAGCTGGTCAACTACGCATCGATCCTGGATCCCAAGACCCTGGCTCAGGCGTATGAGACCGCCAGCATGCCGTTCATCCATCCGCACCTGGCATTGATGCCGGATGCCCATCTCGGCCTGGGCGCCACGGTCGGCTCGGTCATTCCTACCTACCAGGCGATCATGCCCTCGGCGGTCGGAGTGGATATTGGCTGCGGAATGGATGCAGTGCTCACCCCGTACACCAAGACAACCATTGATTATCTGGTGCAGGACGGGAAGAGCCTGCGGGACCTGCATCGCTCGATCGCCTCGGCGGTACCGCTCTCGGCCGGCGCCCGCAACCAGACCATTTCGACCACGGCCAAGCGCCGGATTTTCGAGCTGGAGCTGACCTGGAGTGTCGAGCAGGCAGACAACACCGGCGTGGACTGGCGAGCACAGCTGGGCTCGCTGGGCTCCGGAAACCACTTCATCGAGCTGTCCTACGACGAAGAGGACCGGGTCTGGGCCTTCCTGCACTCCGGATCCCGAGGCGTGGGCAACAAACTGGCCCAGCAGCACATCAAGATCGCCAAGGCCCAGTGCGAGCACGACAAGACTCCGCTGCCGAACAAGGACCTGGCCTACCTGGAGGAGGGCACACCGGGGTTCGTCCGGTACATGGAGGCGCTGAACTGGGCGCAGCTGTGGGCGCGGCTGAACCGAGCCGAGATGATGGACCGGGTGCTGGACTGCCTGGGCGTCTGGACCGACTCGGGCAAGTCGGTGCAGCGACTGGAGGAGATCTCCTGCCACCACAACTACACCGTGGCCGAGGTCTGGGGCGGCAAGCCGGTGTGGGTATCCCGCAAGGGCGCCATCAACGCGGCTGAGGGCGTCGCTGGGCTCATTCCGGGCTCGATGGGTACCAGGAGCTACGTGGTCATCGGTAAGGGCAACAGCGACTCGCTGAACTCCGCTCCACATGGTGCTGGTCGGGCACACTCCCGGTCGGCGGCCAAGTCGCTGTTTACCCGGGAGGACCTGAACGCCAAGATGGCGGCGGCCGGCGTGGTCTGGGGTGAGTCCGATGCATTCCTGGATGAGCACCCGGACGCGTACAAGCCGATCGACACCGTGATGGCGGATGCGGCGGACATGGTCGAGATCCGGCACGAGCTGCGGCAATTTCTGAACGTAAAGGGTGCATAGGGTGCAAGTCAGCCTCACATTGCGAGAAAGGTACGAAGAGAAGTACGTGCGCCGTGGTCCTGATGATTGCTGGTTATGGACGGCGGCCACGCACCCATTCGGCCACGGCTCGATCTATGTCGGCAACGACGACACAGGCAAGCACTTGATCTGGACCGCGCACCGAGCAGGATGGCTACTGGAGTACGACATGATGCCTCCTCGGGTAGTGCGTCACACTTGTGACGTGCCTCCGTGCCAGAATCCCGCTCATTGGCTCGGAGGAACGCAGGCGGACAATATCCGAGACATGATCGAGCGTGGTCGCGATCGGAAACGCGGTCGTCCTGGCGAACAACATCATGAGGCCAAGCTCACGTGGAATCAGGTGGTCGAGATCCGCAGTCTGTTCGCTGATGGTCAACGCCAGTGCGATCTCTCGGATCGATTTGGTGTTGGTCGACCGCAAATTCACAGGATCGTCCATGGACAGCGATGGAAGGGCAACTAAACGCTGGCGGCTCCAGGGATTCTGCTGCTACGGTGGGTTCCTGGAACCGCACAGCACGATCCTAAGAGAGGAGCGCCCGCATGATGAACCGATGGCATCGACACCATCCCCGAGGTATCTCTGCGGGCGTGGTGTAACTGGGAACACACCGGTCTCCAAAACCGGATAATCGAGGTTCGACTCCTCGCGCTCGTGCTGTGACGGAAGTCCGATTGGTAGGACGCCGGATTGTGAATCCGGAGGCTGCGGGTTCGAGCCCCGTCCGTCACCCGAGGTACGTCCCTGGCTATGGCCGTACGGGGCCCGAAGAGTAAGCCGGAGAGATTCCGGTGTTTACTAGGCTTTTCAGTCTCCGCTGACGTCCATCTCGCGAGGATAGCCAGGGGCGTACTCCATGCAGGTGAATCACAACTGGACGTGTACGACCCTTCCAAGGTCGCTGTTGCGGGTTCGAATCCCGTCACCTGCTCGCAAGACTTGCGCGACGACTACTCGGTCGTCTAAGGTTTCTTGCAGACCCGTCGCAGGACGGACTGGCATCCGGGCTCACCACGAGCCTCAACTGTCAGCCGGTGAAGGGACTAGCACGACCTCGGCCAACTCTCTGCGAGAAGGCCGAGGGCAACGGCCTCAAGCTCAGTCGGGTAGTAGCACCGGTGTGAAGTACCGGGGGTTCTCGGTTCGATGCCGAGGGGGTCGGCGCGGAGGGTCCAACGCGGAGGTCTGGGGCGGCATCCCCCTTCCTTTCCCCGGGGCACTGCTTGCCAGCAGTGGCGTTGGCCCGATGCCAGCGACGTGTAGCTCAACTGGCGAGCAACTGGTTTACACCCAGCAGGTATGCGTGTTCGAGTCACGCCACGTCGACAAGTGCCCTGCGCTGCAGCTCCGGTCATCCGGGTAAGGGGCCTTAGAGCATGACCTTCGGGAGGATGACTCTCCCGGAGCCGATCCGGAGTAGCTCAGCTTGGGTAGAGCGCATCCCTGATACGGATGGTGTCGCTGGTTCAAATCCAGCCTCCGGGACGATCATCCCTGCCGGGGATGGCCAAGTCGGGGTAAGGCTCCTGTCTTATAAACAGGCGATGCGCAGGTTCAAATCCTGCTCCCCGGACTGTACGATGCAAGGACATGGCGGGTTAGAGCAGCTCGGTCAGCTCGTTGGGCTCATATCCCAAAGGTCGAAGGTTCAAATCCTTCACCCGCTACGGTGAGAGGGGGCCCGGGTAACTGGGCCCCCTCTCAAACCCAATTCCCTATAGCGCAACTGGCAGCGCAGCGCCCTGTTAAGGCGACGGTTCCAGGTTCGAGTCCTGGTGGGGAAGCGCGGGAGGGCGCCAGTCTCAGCGAGGCGCGTCGGTAGTAGTGGTGCACCACGAATCCGGCTAGCGGCAGAGCGAGCCACTCGGTAAGGCCGGACAGCGCATCCGGACAGTCCGAGGGCTGCGGTAAACCGTGTAGCCCTCCTGCGACATCTTCCCCCCGGCCGGCAGTCCTAAAGGGTCGCCGGCCTTTGCTTGACATGGGTTCCAAGAATCCTTAACATCAGATCATCCCCCACTCAGTGTGATTGAGGGGTCCCTGGCAGTTACCTGGCTCATCGCCGACGAATCCGGCTGAGCGTGACATGCCTCCGATCACGGTCCGGGAGGTGAAGGTAATGGTGAAAAATACGAGAGGTACGTCTTGGTTGCGCGATGGCGCGACATGGGCCAAACGTGACGGCCTGACCTGGACGGTCTAAGCACGGCGACCGCCGGGGCGCTGGACTACCCCGGCGGTCTTGCCTCTGCGCTCTATGCTTCTCCCTCGACCTCTGAGACAAAGGATGCCCTGATGAAGACCGAGATCAAGGTCGACCAGTACACCTGCGACAACCCCGCCTGCGGCCGGGTGGTCCTGCACGACCCGGAATACGACGAGGCGGTGCCCTGGGGCTACCACGGCACTGCCAGCCTGATCAACGAGCGCGGTGGCATCGGCGGCGAGTGGTTCGCCTGCAAGAAGGGCTGCGTGCGCGGGGCTGTGTTGGCCGTGGCCGGTGGACCAGACGATGAGGTAGATGAGGACCCCAAAGCCTCGATCGAGCGCGGTGTGGTTCAGGTGGAGGCCGGCGAGGCCACAGAGGGGGTCGAGTCGTGAAGCTCCGGCAGCGACTCGCTCAGCGCGCCTCCAGCATCAGCAAGGTCGGGGTCGGGGACCTGGTGATGGTCGTCCGGCGCCGGTCCGGTGAGGTCATCCAGCTCATCTGGTGGCCGGCGGACAACCACGGCGAGCACTTTCACCTGGAGGCCTTCCCCGCGAGTCTGCAGAGCCAGGTGTGTGCCGAGCTGATGCACTGCGACAGCCCCTCGGAGGCCAAGGTGCTGCTGGACGCGGCGATGTATCGACTGGCCGAGACATAAATCCGGCATGTCTGCTTGCGTTCCAAAGATCCTTGGCTCTACTCTTCAGACAAGAGTGGAGGGAAAGGTGAGGCCGCTGACCAACCTGAGTTGAGAGTCCAACCCCCGTTGCGCGAGCCCTGGCATCTTACGTGCCGGGGTTTTGTGCTCTCTGAAGGAGATAGTTCTATGCCGACGGACACTCTGACGTCCTATCCCTGCCCGATCTGCCCCTGGGTCTATCTCAGCGCGGCACCGGTGGAGGAGGCCGATACGGCGGTGGCCATCCACCTGGACCTGAAGCACTCCCCGATCGAGATCCTCCAGGCCATCCGAGCTGTCCAACGCCTGGACGCCGTCCGGTCCGTGCTCCGGGTGCCGATCGATATCGATGACGACGACACCGAATTGCACTGGCTGGACTGAGCAACTATTCCGGCAATAATTCCGGATCGGCTGTCCTCCGGCGTGCCCCTATTCGCTCAAAGGTTTCTCGGCTAGCATCCCCTCGTCCGCCGCGATGCACGAGCACCCATCGAGGGCCACGGCTGAGCGGTCTATCCGGAAAGATTCCTGACGTGTGCGGGGGAGCATCTGTGAGCCCACAGCGCCCGATGTGGAACAGCCATCCCGGGCAGCCGGAGTGGGTGGGCAGGATCGTTCGCCACCAGGGGCTGGTCTTCGACTGGCTGCTGGAAGCGATCCGGGAAGAACTCAAGGCAATTCATCGGCGCCTTGATGCCGCCGACCAACGAATGGAGCACTTCGTGTCCAGCTTTGACGACCTCGTAGCAGTCAGCCAGACCCTCGCTGACGGCGTTACGCGCCTGGAAGCCGACTATGCAGCCCTGAAGGCTGCGATCGGTCAGGTTTCCCCCGAAGATCAGGCCAAGCTCGATGCAGCGGTAGCGCAGATGGATGCCACCGTGGCCAGCATCAGCACCTCCGACCCGGTCGTGACCGCCCCGCCGGCCGACGGTGGTGCTCCGACCGATGGATCCACTCTGACCGACGGCGGAAGCACCGACCAGCCGACCGTCTGACCCACGACCACACAGCCCCGGTGACTCAGCTCCTCACCGGGGCTGTGTGCTGCCCTGCCCTGTTCCCTCTCTCTCGGGTGCTCGTTGAAGAGGTAGAAGAATCTCCGACCACTAGGAGCCCCTCGTGCCCTACGCGCTGCGCAACCGCCTCTCCAACCCGGTGCTGGTGCACCCGCACGATCAGCGACCCCTGATCTGGCGTGCCGCTGGCGATCCATCGGGGGAGGACATCCAGATGATCTCGGATGAGTTGCGCGATGACATCTCGATCCGCCGTGCCATCAAGCTCGGCAGCCTGGAGCTGATGGACAACGAGGAGGAGATCGACCGGGCGTATGAGGCGCAGCGGCATGCCGGGCAGGCTCAGGCCAGCCACGCAGCGCAAGCGGTTAAGGACGTCATCGACGTGCAGTCCACCGAGAACGTGATGGTGGGCTTGCCCTGCATTGGCCCCGGCACTCGCGCGGGGGTGACCTGCGAGCAGCAGGCGATCATGTTGCTCAGCCGGCGTAACCAAATCCCTCCACTCTGCACCGAGCACGCTTCACTGGCCGGCCAGTACGCCCTGGTCGACGGTGGGGAGCAGCCCAATTATTGGGTACGTACCTCCCAGTAAGACCACGCACGAGGGCCACCGGCCCCGACCAACGGAAGGATCTTCCATCATGTCCGAATCGGTGCAGCCGGAGCGCTACGTCGAGTCCGAAGACCATGTCCCCAACCCGACCGACCAGTACGGCCAGGTGCTCACCCACGGGAACATCGACCAGACCCAGAGCCTGGAATTCGCCACTCCGCTGTTTCGGGATCTGCATGGCGGCTCGGGCGAAGAGGGCGAGCTGACCCAGGACGAGTACTTCCTGACCCCCGGGCAGCGCGCGGCAGCTCTGACCCCTGATGACGTCGAGGACCCGGCCGAGCTGACGGTGGGATCCCCGGCCTCCACGACCGGCCCGGTCGTTGAGCCGGCAGCGGCAGTCACCCCGGAGGCAGAAGCCGCCCCGGCAGAGTAGGGCGACCAGATCATGTGATCGCTCCTTAATCGGCTCCGGCCCCCGTCTGGGATAGCCCGGCGGGGGCCGCTGCATGTCCGGACACCCTGCGCCCACCCGAATCCGGCCCATCTAAGGACTAGAGACCGATCAGGCCGGAAGGATTCGGGATGCCAACCTCGTCGCCGCATTTGGGGCTGCTGAAACCGACTACCTCCGACTCCTTTGTCACCCAGGACATCTTCAACAACTGGGGCAAGATCGACGCCGCTCCCGGCATCACCATCTGCACCTCCTCCACCCGGCCGACTTGGAGCACCAACCAGACCGGTATGCGGATCTTCGAGACCGACACCGGCCTGGAGTGGTGGTGGTCAGGTACCGCGTGGCGTCGGATCGGACCGGCCGGACTACTGAAGACCACCGGTGGGCAGCCGGCGATCACCTATCAGTCCTCATCGGTCTCCAACTCCGACTCCTCCACGTTCACCGTGGTGGTGGTCGCGCAGAACATCGTGGTCCCTGACGGGATGCGACCACTGGAGATCATCGCCACCTGGAAGACCTTCACTGGCAGCCACGAACTGGGGGTGGGCTCGATCTTTAGGTCGGCCACCGCCAATACCGGCACCGTGCTGGGCACCTGGCAGATGATCGACGATCCGTCTGGATCCCATCAGGGCGGCACCGGCGCGAGCTACTCCGCCTACGAGCGCTCCGGCCTCTCGGCCGGCACCTACTCCTGGAGCTTCCAGTTCCGGGTCGCGGCGTATGCCGGCGGGGGCACGGCCAACATCGGGACCGACGGGGCCGGCGGTTCGGCCTCGATCGCCGTCGTGGAGCTGTAGCCATGCCAGCGATCGGGACCTCAGGGGGCGACCCAGACAAGGTCAGCGTGGCCGGCGACACGATGACCGGTGCGCTGGTGCTCGCGGCCGACCCCACCACCAACCTGCAGGCCGCCACCAAGCACTACGTCGACACCGCGATCGCCGGTGCCCATGCCGGTGCCCCGTTCGCCCCCTGCATCGTGATCGCCTCCGACGCCTCTGGCCCTCCTGATGGCACCCCCGACGGCACCGTCGTCATCCAGCTCGCACCCAGCCCATAACCGACAAGGAGCGCCCTGTGGCTATCCAGAAGACCCGCCTCGGCACCAACGCCGATGGCACCCCGCACTTTCACTACGCCTCCGACGGCCACGTGGTGCTGACCGGGCCGATCTCCGGTGAGGTCACCACCACCGATGGCACCACCTACGACGTGACCGAGGCGGCGGTCGAGGTTCATCCCGATCACGCAGCCGAGGTCGCTGGCCTGGTGGGAGACCGCTATGCCGCCGACGGGCACCCGGCCCACGACGAGACCACCCCGTTCGTGCACGACACCAACACGCAGGAGAGCTGATTCATGGCCCGCGCATCCGGTACCGCCGAGCAGGCCGCCCTCAACGGCCTGGACGCCACCCAGGCGACCAACGTCATCGCCTACGTCTCACTCCATACTGCCGACCCGGGCACCGCCGGATCGAGTGAGAACGCCGCGACCGGCGGCTATGCCCGACAGGCATGCACCTGGAACTCCGCCACCACGTCGGGGGCCAAGACCAACTCCAGCGCGCTGACTTTTTCCACGGCCGGCACGGTGGCGGTCACCTACTTCGGCACCGCCTCGGCCTCCACCGGCAGCAACTACGCCATCGGTGGCGCGCTGGGCTCCTCGGTGACGGCAGCCTCCATCACGGTGTCGGCCGGCGCCCTCACCCTCAGCGCCTCCTGATTGATCTTGTTGGGACTCGATGGCACCGGTCACCACCTATGCGAATGCCAGTACGCAGACCATCACGCTGAGCAAGGCGGATGTCGCGGACGGGCAGATGCTGTTCGCCCTCTGCGTGTGGCGGACCATCGGTGGGACCAAGACCCCGGCCTCAGGCTGGACTGAGATCGGGGTCTCGGCCACTGACTACCTCGACGTCCACGTCTACTACAAGCAGATTCCCTCCGCCGCTGGAGAAACCTCCACCAGCTACGCCTTCTCCACCACCGCCGCCGCCGAGCGCGGGCTGGGCATCATGTGGGCCGAGTCCTGCGCGGCTAGCTCGCCGTTCGATGGCACCGCGAGCCTGACTCGGCAGACCAATGTGTCCTCGGTGGCGATGCCGACCGTCACCACGACGGGCGCGCGCGATGACCTGATCGTGGTCACCTACTCCACGAACGCGGCCAACTCCACCGCCTGCACTGCCAATACCCCCACCGGGATGACGCTGCTGCAGGAACTCGACTCGGCGAACGTGGCCAACACGTTGAACATGGCGGTGCAGGTCTTTCGGCAGACCCTGACCTCCTCCGGTGCCACCGGGACCCGCACCTCGACCTTCGCCGGGGGCAACACGGTCGCGGCCGGCGCCGGGGGTGTGGTCTTCTCCCTGCTGCCCTCTGTCGCCTCCCCGACCGCCTCCGCAGCCATCACCCTGGGTGCGACCGGTACGGCCAGCAGCATCCCTCAAGCCAGCGGCACCGGAGTGCTCTCCCTGACAGCCTCCGGCACCGCTGCGTATGCCCCACCGACGGGGACCGCTGGACTGTCCTTGGTTGCTTCCGGCACCCCGTCGGTGGGGATTACCGCAACGGCTCCCCTGACCCTGGGAGCCACCGGGTCGGCCTTCTCCACCGGATCCACCATCGGCAGCGCCACGGTGACGCTGGGGGCCAGCGGCACCCCCTCAGCGCGAGCCACCGCCACTGCCGCGCTCGACCTGGAGGCCAGCGCCACCTCGGCAGCGGTCAACACCTACTCCTCGGCCTCATCGACCACCATCACGCTGCTGAAGCCGGCCAACCTCGGTGACGGCCAGATGCTGTTCGCCGCCTGCTTGTGGCGCAATCCCGGCGGCACCAAGACGCTGCCCTCCAGCTGGGCGGAGATCCCCTCCTCGGCCACCGATTACGTCGACCTGCACCTGTACTACAAGTCGGTCCCCTCGGCGGCAGCGGAGACGGCGGTCTCCTATGACTTCGTCTCCTCAGCCACCGTCGACCGGGCGATGGGCATGATCTGGGTGGAGACCGCCAACGGCACCCCGGTGGATGTCTCCACCTCCCAGATCCGACTGCAGAACGTGTCTTCGGTGGCCATGCCCTCGGTCTCCCCGACCGGAGCCACCGATCCGATGCTTGTCCTGGCGTACTCCTCCAACGCTGCCGGCTCTACTGCGATCGTGCCGTCCCTGCCGTCGGGGATGAGTCAGCTCGGGCAGGTCAGCCACGCTAACACCGGCGCCACCCTGAACATGGCGCTGACGGTCTTCCGGCAGGTGCTCACCGCCGCCGGATCCACCGGGACACGCACCTCCACCTTTTCCGGTGGCGGCACCGTCGCCTCGGGCACCGGCGGCCTGGTGGTCGCCCTTACCCCGGCCACCGGGACGGCCACTGCCACCGCGTCCCTGGACCTGGCGGCAACCGGCGCCACCTCCGGGGCAATCGCCGCCACCGGCACCGGATCCCTCACCCTGGGTGCCTCCGGCGGCGCCAAGGTGCCTATCGCGATCTCCACCGCGTCGCTGTCGCTGGTGGCTGGTCAGACCACTCCGATCCTGGCCTGGATGGCGCGCTCGCGCTGGTACGTCGCGCACCGGGGCGGCTCGGCGGATTGGGTGGAGGAGACCCTCTTCGCCTACGCGCACTCCGCCGCCTGGTCCTCCACGTTGGCGCTGGAGATTTCGGTCTGGAAGTCCTCCGACGGGGTGTGGGTCTGCAGCCACGACCAGACCACCGGCCGGGTCTTCGGCACCAACTACGACATTCCCTCCACGCCGTGGGCCACCCTGCAGCCGCTGACCACCACCTCCGGTGGATTTCCGATGTCCCAGCTCACCGACGTGCTCGACCTCTACGCCGCCGGCAGCCGCGTGATCATGGTCGACAACAAGGGCACCCAGACCATGTCAGCGCACCTGGACCTGCTCGACACCTATGGCGGCAACACCCGGTTCATCATCAAGGGCACCGGCATCTCCGACCTCACCAAGGCCGACGCCGCGACCGCCCGGGGGTATCAGACCTGGGGATACTTCTATGACGCTGACGTGTCCAGCGGCAACATGGTCGCCACCCAGAGCCACTGGTCGATCCTGGGCATGGACTACACCGGGACCACCGGGGACTGGACGGCCGCCACCGGAATCGGCAAGCCGGTGCTGGCCCACATCGTGCCCACCCTCTCCGGGGCGAACACTTCCTTCGGTCGTGGCGCCAAGGGCATCATGGCCTCCGGTGTCATGGAGATCGTGCCGGCCGAGATCGCGCCGGCTACCGCGAACCTCACCCTGGGTGCCTCTGGCTCGGTCAAGGCCCGACTAGCGGCCACCGCCGCAGTGGACCTGGAGGCTGTTGCCTCTAGCGGCCCGGTCCCGGCCTCTGGCGCGGCCGACGTCGAGCTGTTCGCTGCCGGTTCGGTCCTTGCCCCCACGCATGCCACCGCAGCTCTCACGCTCACCTTGGCCATTACGAGCCCCCACGCGGTCCTACGCGCCACCGCAGTCCTGGCCCTACTCGCCACAGCGGCGCACGCCGGAACGCCGACCACGGGCACCGCCAGCCTCACCCTGGGGGCACGGGGACCTACGATCGCCCCGCCGGGGCACGCGGTGTTGGTCTTGGCCGCGCACGTCACCCGGATCTCCGGTGCCCCGCACGGCACCGCCGCGTTGACCCTGACCCTGACCGTGCACCCGCTGCACGTCCCGGCTCGGGGTACTGCCGTACTGGCCCTGAGTGCCGCGCTGGTGCATCCGGTCTCGGTCAAGACCAAGGGCACCGCCCGGCTCGCCCTGACGGCCACCGGGCACGTCTCCGGCCGGGCACGGCTAAAGGTGAACGCCACCCTCTCCCTAGTGGCCCGGATGGCCATCGCCCGTGCCCACCTGTTGGCGATGGCGCACCTGGTGCTGCTGGCCAAGGGCAGCGCGCGACCCACCCACAACCCGGCGGTGCTTGGGGTGATGGTCGGCGGCCGGCTGCAAACCGCCTATGTGCTCGGCGTGGTGCAGTCCGGCGCCGTGGTCCGTGCCCGATTGCTGGACCTGACGTGAGGAGTCAGCGATGACCACGATGACCCGTGGACAGGCGGTCACCCTGACCTCGGAGTGGTACACCTTCGACGGGGGCACCTCCATCGACCTGCTCACTCTTTCGATCACGGTGACCTCGATCGAGGGCAGCGTCACCTACCTGGGCACCACCACCGCCGGGATCACCCACCCTGCTGTTGGGCACTATGCCTTCGTCTGGGCCCCGGACATCCCGCCGCCCCCCGGTGAGATACTTGTATCTTGGGTCGGCACCGACTCCAACCACCAGCCGGTGCAGGCCGCCGAGACCGTCACCGTGGTAGGAGCCGACACCACCACCCCGACCCCCACCGGCTCACCGCCGTCGCTGAATGACCGGCTCTACGTCTCGCAGTACTCCACCCAGCAGGTCGGCTTCACCGTGGTCGTCGGTGGCACCCCCACCGACGTGGACGCCAACGCGGTGACCGGACAGATGGTGAATGCTGCCACCGGGGTGGTGCTCTTTTCCCGAGCTGCAGCCCATATCGGTACCGGCATTTACGGGCTGACCCTTTCCGGCTTGGAGACGGCGACTATCGGCGTCTTCGATATCCACTACACCTACACTCTCAGCGCCGTCGCCGATATCAACGTGGTGCCGCTGCAGGTCGGACCGTCCTATCCGGACTACGACTCCCTGGACCCCAGCTACAAGCTGATCGTGGAAAACATCTGGCACCGGTTCGCTGACCTCTTCGACTCCCCGCTGGGTGGGCCGTACCTGCAGACCCTGCTGCAGAGCCATTTCACCCGCAACCGTATCTCCCAGCTGCTGCGGGTCGGGGTCGGCCGGATGAACACCGTGGCCCAGCCCTATCAGACCTATACGCTCGATGACGCCCAGAGCCCCTTCCCGGTCAGCCAGTGGGGGCCCCTGCTGGAGCAGATCGGCTACGTGGAAATCATCAAGCATCTGATTCGGTCCTATGTGGAGCAACCACAGGTCAATCTCTCCTCGGCAGTGTCCCGGTTGGACCGGCGCGATTACATGCAGCGCTGGCAGGACGTCTACGTGATGGAGCAGAAAGACCTCGACTTGATGATGGACACCTTCAAGATCGCCAATATGGGTCTGGGTCAGTCGGCGGCCCTGATCTCTGGCGGCGCCTACGGACGGTTTGGCCCCAGCGTGGCCTACGGCGGCCTCGGTATGGCGGCGGCACGTGGCTATTTCCCGGCGAGATTCTACTGGTGAGGACTGAATAACCGTGGCGCGCAGCTATTTCTCCCCAAGCTCTCTGAGCCTGTATTTCGGCAGCACCGATGTGGGCTCAACCCCTGATCAGGTGCTGGTGACCTTTTACACCGACTCCGGGGCGACTACGCCGGCTGACATGCTCAGCTATCCCGCTCAGGTCGCCGTGGTGGGCTCGCACTTTTGGGTGCAGCGCAGCCGTCTGGTGCCAGGCTTCTACGGGCCAGATGGCGTCACCACGCTGTATGGCCGGGCCCAGGGTGTTGCAGCAACCCGTGCTGTCACCGCCGGCACCGACCCCTCCACTCCTCCTCCAGTGGTTGGTGGGACGGTCGCGATCGACTCCCTGGTCTACAACGCCAAAGATCATGGGGTGAAGGGGGACGGAACCACCGATGACCAGGCTGCTCTGCAGGCGCTGGTTACGGCTCTTCCAGCTGGATCGGTGATCTTCCTGCCGAAGGGCACCTATCTGCTGCGGTCGGGAGTGAAGTGGAAGTCCGGCATCAGCCTGGTCGGCTCCGGACAGGGCAAGAGCATCCTCAAGCCGAACAACTCAGGGCCGGCGACCGGGTTCTCCCCCATCTACAACATCACCGACGGGTCGACCTCGACCCCCTTGACGGACTGCACCTTTGCCGACTTCGAAATCGACGGACTGCTGGTCACCACCAGCAGCTACGACGTCGGATCCAAGGGCCTCAACATCCTGTTCATGCTTCGCGCCCGATTCATCAACCTCTACATTCATGACACCCTGGCGACTGGGATCGGCTGTGACCAGCTGATCGACTCAGCGATCACCAACTGTGTCGTCAACAACTGTGGTCGCGGGAACGACGGGACCCAGTTCGGCGGTGCCGGGATCGGGATCGGTACCTCCTACAACCCGATACAGCCGCTGATCATCTCGGGTTGCACCGCGAAGAACAACGGCACCCACGGCATATTCGTCGAACACCAAAACGGTGCTTTCACCACCAAGACCACCGGCGTCCGGATCGTCGGGAATCACGTCGAAGGTAACCGGTACGGCATTGGTGACTGGGGCGCAGACGGGCTGGTAGTCGACGGCAATACGATCATCAACAACACTGCAGCAGGATTCGACATCAGTGCGAAAGGTGTCGTTGGCATCGTCGGCCGCAACGGGGTGCTGACTAATAATGTCATCTCCGGAAACCTCGATGGTGTCCTGATCGGTGACGGTGCGTTTGGCTACCAGATTTCCAACAACAGGATCTCCGGCAACACCGGTCACGGCGTCCACCTCGGCAACAGTCCCAGCAATGCATCGACCAGCAAAGAGATCGCTGTCGTCAACAACGACATTTATGGCAACGGAGATGCGGGAATCCGGGTCGATGCACAACAGTCCGACGGCACGATCAGCGGCAACCGGATTCGCAACAACGGAACCACTACAACTGATACGACTGATCTACGATCCGGTATCTCACTCAATGCGATCAACATCGGATCGATGATCATCGGCAACCGGTGCTGGGACAACCAGACCACCAAAACTCAGACCTACGGCCTGTATTTGACCGCGACCGGAACGCTGGTGTCGGCGACCGTGCAGGCGAACAACTGCAACGGCAACCTGACGGGGGCGAACCTGTACGCGGGCGGCTCGTCGATCACCGGCGGCACCTGGGGAACCAACCCTGGTCTATCAACGGGGGCGAGTAGCTCACCACTGGGGACGCTGGTCGATGGACCGGAGACGGTGAACGGGGTATTGAAGTACGCGGCTTCAAACCGCAAATGGAACTCCGGCACACTCACCCCGTCGGCGACGGCGGCCACGCTCGGCACAGCGGCCACTATGTCACCGTCGGTGACTCAGCTTGGCTATTCGATCGTGCTGGGCTCAGTAACTCCTGCGGGGGTAGCCAGTGAGACATTAACTGTATCTTTTACCGCGACATTCGACGACAACACAACGTCGACTGTTACGCAGGGGTCAATCACTACCCTCACCGTTCTTTTTTCGACGAATACCTATCTATTGCTGGCAAAGGATGGGCATTATGTGAAGTCTCTGACTGCTGCTGTCCAGTCGACAATCGCCAGCTCTGCCGCTTCAGTGCAAGTGAACATCATCGCCGTGCAGAACTAGGGGAGAATAGATGCGCTGGACATTCCCTCAGGATCGACTGGTCTACAGCTACTCCCTCGGTGGCCCGCTGTACCCAGTGCCTGCTGGCGCCTCTCTGTCGGTGTTTCTGGATCAGGACTGCACCCAGCCGGCCGACCTGCAGGACCTTTCCGGTCACTCGATCGGGAATGTCATCTCGATCGGCAGCGACACCCTGCTGCCGTTATTCCTGGGTCCGGACACCACCGACTTGGAGGAGGTCACATCACTGTGGACTCAGCCAGCGGGGGCGAGCGGCTCCTATCGGCTCGATGCGGTACTGGCGGACCGCATCGAGCAGCAGAAACAGATCATCGTCAGCAGCACGGCCCCCGATACCACGGGACTCCTACCGGACCGGCTCTGGTTCGACACGTCAACCGAACAATGAAAGGGCAGCAATCATGACTGCAGACAAGGGCCTGGGCCGAGACTCCATCAGTGTCGGTGTGCTAGCGCCCATTTCCGACAGTGCATATGGCACTACCAACTGGATGTTCGAGCGGTGGGATGCCGAGCAGACCGAATGGGTCAAGCGTCAGTCTGGGCTGGTAGCTCCAGAGGCGAGTGATTTCCACGCGCTCAACGTCAACCCCTATAGTGTTACCGAGCATCACGGCAACCTGATCACCACCGCTGGGTGGGTGCGCCTATTGAACCTGGCGATCGCCAGTGGCTCACCTCAGGCACTGAGCGCTACGGCTGTGCGTATCGGCGTGGGAAATTCCAGTACGGCTGCCGCTATCTCTCAGACGGATCTATCCGCAGCGTCAGGTTCGACGAACAGGTTTTTCCAGCCTGTTTCAGGGGCGGGTACGTTGGCGACCGGGGACGCATCGGCTACAGAGAAGGTGTCGTTTGCGGCGACCTTCGGAATCAACGACGGCAACTTCGCGTGGGCTGAGTTCGGTCTTGATGTTGGTACTCCGACGGTCACAGGCGGTACCACGGTCAATGCTCTCTTGCTAAACCGAGCGGTATCCAACCAGGGTACCAAGGTTGTAAATCAGACCTGGGCGGCTACGGCTGCCATCAACTTCACGTAAGGAATATCTTGCAATGGATTTGATATCACACCAGATGGTGGGCTCAACTTCCTACGCCTTAGTTCCACCGGAAACAAATGTCCGGGGTCTACTGGTGCACAGATTCGAGTTTACTTGTCCGGCACTGACGTTGTTGACGGTGACACGTACGACGGGACCAGTCTCTGGCCCTGATGTGTCGCCTCAATATCAAGGACCAGTCCGTCACCAGGGGACTGATTCAGGTTGGCGAGTTCAGGAGATCTCAACGGGGTACTCGTCTGAACTATTCGTTCAAAAGTACGTCGGAGCGGGGATATCTGGTGGATTCGATTTTCCGGATCCGATCGAGTTGGGAATAGGTCGATTGTTCTATTATGCCGATGCGCAAGGCATAGCGAACTTGTACGTTTCCGAATACTGATCTGGTGGGGAGGTGATGGGTCGTGTCGAGACTGGGTCGTGGATTTCCGGCACGGCCGATCATCGTCCGCCCGAACGTCCAATCGACGACATCCAAGACTCTCACCGATTCAGGTGCCGGCAGTGATGCCCTTTCTGTCACTGCGGCACTTCCACTGGCGGACTCCGGCGCGAGCAGCGACACCCTTGCGGTAGCAGCCAACATCCCCATTTCTGATTCGGGTGCCGCGACTGATTCCATCACGGAAACTGTCGCTGTGCCTCTTTCCGATTCGGGATCGGGCTCGGACTCACTGAGCTGGATTGGGAATGTCTCCCTCGCGGATTCCGGCTCGGCTGCCGATTCCCTCAGTCTTCAGGCCGCGATCCCACTCAATGATTCCGGTGCCGGTACCGACAGTTTCCTCGGCGTCAACCAGGTCTCCCTCACCGATTCCGGGGTCGGTACGGATAGCCTTTCCCCCACCGCCACAGTGCCACTCGCTGACTCAGCCGCCGCCACGGAAAACCTCTCTGCGACTGCAGCTGTGCCGCTGATCGAGAATGGTGTAGGCGGTGACTCGCTGGGCGTATCGGCTGCTATTCCACTGGCGGATGCGGGGATCGCCACCGACAGCCTCAGCATCACGGGGGCAATCCCACTCGCCGATACCGGCGCCGCTACCGACAGCCTCTCCCACATCAACCTCGTTGGCCTCGCCGACTCCGGAGCAGGATCTGACACCTTGGCGGTGGCCGCCTCGGTTCCGCTCGCCGATACCGGTGCTGGCTCGGATTCTTTGGTGGCGGTCGAAACGCCGGTACTGCTTGACTCCGGTACCGGCTCGGAGTCGATATCGGTCACGGTCGCCGTGTCTCTCACCGATACCGGCACTGGAGCGGATGGATTCTCGGTCTCCGGCTCCGGAAATCCCACCTTGGACGACTTCGGGGCTGGATCTGAGTCGCTCTCTGTGGTCGCCAGCGCTCCTCTGGCCGATACCGGCACCAGCACGCAGACCCTGGCTGTCTCCGGCTCGCTGGGAGTCGCTGACTCTGGTGCGGGCACAGACCACCTCGCTGTGGGTGCTGCCGTCTCTCTGGCCGACTCCGGGACCGCAACCGACAGCCTGACCGTCACTGTGGTAACCACCCTGATCGACTCCGGATCCGCGACCGAGCAGCTTGGGGTGAACGCGGCGGTCACCCTGACCGACTCCGGATCCGCTCAGGAGTCCTATGCCATCACCGTGCTCCTCAACTTCGGCGACAGTGGCTCTGGGAGCGAGCTGTGCAGCGTCGGAGCGGCGGTCGGTCTCTCTGACTCCGGATCGGGATCTGACGCGCTCACGGCCCACACAGCGGCCCCCGGGGCTGTCCTGAAGCGCTGGGATGGCAGCTCCTTCCGCACCGGCGGCACGATGAAACGCTGGGACGGAACCAGCTGGCGCACCGGCGGCACTCTGCGACATCTGGACGGCGATAGCTGGGAGCCACCACAATGAGCGTCGCCTTTGATGCGGTCGGACCTAGCTCATCGGGCACCGGCGCGTTGACCGCATCCTCACTGACCTGGTCCCACACCGTGGGTGCGGGCACCAACATGGCGCTGTTTGCCGCTGCTGACACCGGTATGGGGACCGCCGATCTGACGGTGACGACCACAGCCACTTACAACGGTGTCGCCATGACGTCGATCGGCCGGTGTGCGGCGAACGGGAGCGGCTCTGGATACGCCGAACTGTTCATGATGATCAACCCGCCCAGCGGTGCGCACAACGTGGTGGTCACGGTCAATAAATCGATCACCAGCATCGTGGGCGGATCAGTCAGCTTTTCAGGAGTGCACCAGACCCAGCCCTATCGCAACGCCAATACCGCGTATGGCAATAGCACCTCGATGTCGCTGACCATTCCGAGTCAGACCGGCAATATGGTGCTCAGCTCGGCGTCCTGTGGAAGTGCTATCTCGGCCACTGGAAACACTCAGCGGTGGTTGGACAACTTCTCCACCCTTTCCGGCGGCGGCTGCGCTGCCATGGCCAGCGCCTCCGGAGCCAGCACCGTCACGATGACCCACACTCTGACCTCAGACTTTTGGGGCATCATTGCGATCGACGTCGTGGCTGATACCGCCAGCGTGCTGCTCGATCTGGACTGTTCGCTAGCTCCCACTACCACCACTTCCTCCACCACGGCAACCTTTACGTTCATTCCTCGCGGAGGGGGCGCAGGCACTCGACTCCTGGTGGCAGTTGGGGCGAACAAGCCTTCGGCCGGTGATGCCACGATCACTTCGGTAGCTGATGGAGCGCTCACCTGGACGAAGAGACCGTGGAAGAGTCTGAACGCGGGCTCAACTGGCGGGGCTGGGTCGACCGGTACGAGCGCGGAGATTTGGGAGGCGTACACCACTGGAACGAGCGCCATCACCGTCACGGTGACACCCAATGCCGGCGCCACCACCGTGTCCTGGATTGTGCGCGCGCATTTGGTGCAGGTCACTCATGATGAGGGAGCCACCTACACGGGGGCTATCAGTGCTGCGGCGAATGCCTCGGGTCTTCCATCGGGAAGTTTGACCATCGCCAACAATTCCCAAGTTTTGGCGATGGTAGCGGACTGGGGGGCGACCGGCTTGGGCACTGTGGGCTCCGGGCAATATATGGTCGATGACTTCAATGATGCCAGTAATTACACCGCGCACTTTTGGCGTCTTCTGGTGGCTGGTGCTGCCGGATCGCAAACCATGAACCTCACCGCGCCTGCGGCTGAGAACTACAACATGGCGCTGATGGAGATCAAGGCAGCTGCTGTAGCAGCTGTCTCACCACGGCGTATTCCCATCTCTCCTGTAGCACATTTCCGATCGTCTACCTGGTAAGGAGCAATACTTTCATGGCTGAGACCTACTCGGTAGCCGGTTCATTCGCGCTGACTGCCTCGTCGACCAAGGCTTTTGCCCAAGTGGTCACATCCTCTACGCAAGCCTGTCGAATCGTCGTTTGTGACGTGGGTATCGACGACGTCTCCAAAACTACGCTGCCACTGGTCCAGATCGTCCGGTTCACGAGCACGTTTACCGCAGCGACCGGCGGTACGGCTTTCACCCCAGACAGGCTAAATGGAGAAGGTCAGAGCATTGCTTTCCCCGGGGCTACGGTAACGGTGGGGGCGTTTACCGCTGAGGCTGTAATCAACACGGGAACCTTGAGGGTTATCAAGAATTGGTACGCCAGTGCACTGCCATTCCTGTGGCCACTCGGACGTGAGGTTTACTGTCCTCCGTCGGTGACGACCGTGCTCCGGGTAGTCACCGGGGCGACAATTCCCGCCAATATGTCGTACAACATCGAGCTGGAAAGCTGAGTCGTATGCCTATCCCTTTCCCGATTGCATCCCCCCAGCCGCAGCTCCCTCTCGGTCAGACCACCTCCTGGCTGGACCAGCGCGAGCTGTGGGCGCAGCAGCAGGTCCGGGATTCTCATACCGAGGCCCTCTACCAGATGGGCGAGTTCGCTGTCTTCACGCTGCTCTGGTACGCCAAGGACTACGACAAGGGACTCGTGGCGCTGTGCCCCACCTGCACGCTGAGCGACTCGGTGCTCGGCCGGATGTCACACGCCTACGAGCAGCCCACCAGGGAGAAGTGCCCGGACTGCTACGGCACCCATTTTCAGGGGGGCATCCGGGCTCAGATCGTGCGCCCGTCACTGTGGACCGACTCCAACACCGACACCCAGCACACCCCCCGTGGCGAGGCATCCAGCGACGCCATGGTGATCGAGACGACCGAGGACTTTTCCTTCCGGCATGGGGACTACGTCTTCCGAGCCGATGGTGGCCGGTATCAGGGAGAGGAGCTGTCCGGCACCTGGATCCGGTCCGGGTTTGATGTGCCGGACTATCAGAAGTCGGTGGCCGGCCAGATCTCCCAGGCTCGGCTGGAGGACCCAGCCTCGGTGGCCTACATGATCCCGCCATCGGCCGACCGGCTCTCGGCTATTCTCCGGGTGACTACCGGCACTCACTGGCCCCCGGACTTCAGTGCGCTGGAACAAATTAATGGCCCACTGGTGCCGTAGATGAGCCAGCCTGGGCAGTCCATCACGACGTCGGGAGCCAACACCCCCGACCGACTCTACGTGCTTATTGACGGGCTGCCTGAGCATCAGGCATGGGACCTCTCGCAGCAAGCCGTAAGGATCGCCCAGAACCTCGCGCCCAAACTGACTGGCCACTCCTCGCAGAACTTGCGGACCTATTTCGGAGCCGGCTTTTACGGCATCCGGTGGCTCGACCCTTGGACTTGGTATCAGGAGGCCGGCACCAAGCCCAGGGTGATGACCAACCTGGCCGGCAAGACAATTCCGATGTGGATCGATGACCCGACCGGTAAGGAGCGCAGCAAGAGCCCCTCGGCCAAGGTGCGCGTGACGGCGTCGGGCAAGACGCAGGTGCTGATCTTCCGTCGGGCCGCCAAAGTGGGTGATCGCAAGACGGTGAAGCGCAAGGTGCGCGGCACCTTCCAGATGGTGGACGTGCCCAGCTCCTATCCGGGCGCCCCCGGGCGCATTACCCGCCGGCAGGTGGTCAAATACCCCGGACCCTCCAGTGGGAAGATCGCGGTGCGCAATGTTGGTGTCCGCTGGTTCAACCCCGGCATCACGCCCAAGCATTTCCTGCACCATGCGATCCTGACCGTCGCTGCCGTCTCCGGATTCGGCAACCCGCAGATCCACCAGAAGTAGGAGCGCCATGTTTATCTCTTCCTTGAAGACCGCGCTCGTCGAGTCCCTGCAGGCGACCTTTGTAGGCGACTACCCGGAGTTCGACTTCACCGGGGTCGACGTGTCGATCGAGTACCCGATGGAGCAGGCGAACTATCCCGGGGTCTGGATCGACTTCACTCCGACCCAGCCGATCCAGTCCGCCGGCATCAACCATGCTGAGTGGATCGTGGTGGAGGGGGAGGACAACCCTCGGCGTACGGCGGTCTTTCGCTACGGCGGCACCATCTCCTTCACCTGCGTGGCGCTGACCTCCCTGGAGCGTGACCGGCTGGTCGATGAGATGACCAAGGTGCTGGCCTTCGGCCTGCTCAACCCCGAGCGCGCGGTGTTCCGGCAGAAGCTCCTGGGCAATGACCTGATCGCGGTGGATCCGCAGTGGGACCGGTTCGGTGTCAACGGCAAGGCCGAGAGCCAAGGCACCCCCTGGGGCACCAATGAGGTGGTCTACGAGCAGACGGTCTCGATGGACTGCACCGGGCTCTTTCGGGTCGACCCGGAGGCGCTGGTGCTGGTGCCGCTGTCGGCGATCAAGGTCTACGACTGGATCGAGGGTCAGACTCCACCGATCGAGACGGCCGGACCGGGTTGGCAGTGAGATAGAAATATCTGCGATTGACCCATCCTGAGTCTCCCCCTGTGCCCTCAATTCGGGCGGCCGGTTGAAGAGGTAGAGAAGCCTCGTCGACAGGGAGTCCGGATCGATGACCACACCTGCGTTTTTGACCGGTGGGTATTCGCCACCGGGCGTGTACGTGACCGAGACCCCGACGACGCAGGTCACCTCGACCGGTATCCCGCCGAGCGACGTCGCCATCGTCGGGCCAGGGATCGGCTACCAGAGCTACACCGAGCAGGTGGTGCTCACCACGACCGACGCCCAGCTCGCCCAGCAGGGCATCGACCTGACCTCGATCGTGGTGGTCCGCACCGATACCAGCGCCACCCTGACCGTCTCGGCCGACTACACCGCCGTGCAGGGCGCCGGCTCGGGGCAGACCTACCACGTCACGGTGGCTCGGGTGATCGGTGGCGCGCTGACCGCCGACACCTTGTGCACAATCAGCTACCGCTACACCACGCCGGATTACTACATGCCGCGTGTGCTGGACAACTTCGGCGACGTCAAGGCCGTCTTCGGCGAGCCGCTCGCGCTGACCGCGCCCACCGCCGGGGACACCAGCTACGTGCCGGTGACCTCTCCGATCTCGCTGGCCGCCAAGATCGCCTTCGAGAACGGTGCCGGCGAACTGATCCTGTGCGCCGCCACACCACCGGATCCCTCCCTGACCGATCCGGCGGCCATCTCCGCCGCGCAGCGATCGGCACTGTCTGACGCCTACGTGAAGATCGCCACCAACTACTCCGCCGCGCTGATCGTCCCGGTCACCGATGGCCTGCAGGACTCCGACACGGCCGCTGCCGGCAACGACCTGCGGGCCCACGTCGAGACCTCCTCCGCCGATGGCTACTACCGGATGGGGCTGCTGGGGTTTGACCCCACCGTGGCCACCGCGCCGGATCAGATCATCTCCGCCGGCAGCTTCTCCGATTCCCGGATGGTGCTCGCCTACGCCTGCCCCCAAGGCATGGCCTACTACAACGGTTCGGCGAATCAGAACCTGACACTGGGCCACCAGTACCTCGCTGCCGCCTATGCCGGCTTGCTCTCCGCACTGCCGGTGCAGCAGGGCCTCACCAAGCAGGTCATCCGGTCCTTCGCCGGTCTGGGTGGTATCCCGGTCTCGGCCAGCCTGAAGAACCGCTACGCCTCCGGTGGCGTGGCCATCACCGAGGCTGACCGGCTGGGCAACACGGTGTGCCGGCACGGGGTCACCACGATGGGGCCGACCAACCTCACCTCCGGGGAGATCTCGCTGGTCCGGACCAACGACTACCTGCTGCAGCTCATCCAGATCGGCACGGACCAGGCTGGCCTGATCGGGACCCCGATCACCGCCGACACCCCGGACTCGATCAAGGCGGTGGTCGCCGGTCTGCTGGAGCACGCCAGCCTGCAGGGCGCCATCTTGGGCTACACCGGCCTGGCGGTACGGCAGGAGTCGGTGAATCCCTCGGTGATGGAAGTCGAGTTCGCCTACCAGCCGGCCTACCCGATCAACTACATCTCGATCGTGTTCTCGATCGACACCACGACCGGCTTGACCAGTACTGAGGCCACCAGTACGACGTCCGGCTCGACGACCTCCTGAGGGGCTGAACAATGACTTCACCAGGCGTGGTGCCGAGCGACACCAGGCAGACCGGCGTCCGTACCGTCGGGTCCAACTACACGACCTTCCAATATCAGGGCAAGCCGATTGCCTACCTGGAGGGCGTTCAGGACTCCGGGCAGCGGGCGCTGTCCACCGGCGGTGCCGGCTACGAGTTCATCCACCCGCTGGGGTATGAGGTGCCCACCGACATCGTCACCTCCCGGGTGCTCGATGGCGGCACGTTGACGCTCTCGATCCGCGAGCTGTGGAACAAAGAGGTCTGGGAGCAGATGCAGGGTCTGGCAGGCACCAAGACCATCGTGGACATCTTCAAGAAGCTGGCGCAGACCCCGCAATACGTCACCTGCACGAAGATCATCACGCCGCCGTCGGGCTCGGGCTCGCGCTACGGCAAGGTCTACCACCGCTGCACGATCGTCAACGTCGAGGACGGGGACACCGTCCAGATCGGCGCACTTTCGGTCGCTAAGACCATTACTATTGCTTATACCCATACAACGGCTCTTTAGTCCGTTTATCAAGGAGATAGAAATATGCCGGTCTCGGAGGAGCCGTCGCCGGACCAGGCGATGTACGACACCCTCGATCCCACCCTGGTAGCCCCGCTCTCGGGGCTGGAGAGTGGCGATGAGGTGGCTCCTGCCCCCACCGAGACGGAGATTCCCCGGTTCGACGATCGCTACCGAGACGACCTCAACGGACTGCTATTTCTGGGCGCGTTGAAGAAAAGCTTCGAGTGGATGGGACACCGGTTCGTCATTCGGACCCTCAACGTGGGGGAGTACGCCGAGATCGCGGTGGCCGCCGGCCGCTACCGAGACACCGACTTCGCCGCCAAGGCATATCAGGCGGCCACAGTGGCCGCCTGCATCATCTCCGTCGATGGCAAAGACCTCCCGGTGATGCCGATCAGCAACGGGGAGAACGACACCAACATTGCGGCCCGGTTCGAGTACGTGATGTATCGCTGGTTCGCACCGACCATCGATTACGTCTTCACCCAGTTTTACGAGCTGGAGTCCACGGTGCGGGAGCTGATCGATGAACTGGGAAAACCTTCCGGCTAGACGGCATTGATCCCTATTTGGAGCATCAATTTCGGCTAGCCGAGCGACGCGGACTGTTGACCGGGTACCGGATCAACCCGATCCAGGAGTGTGCGGTGGAGACCTTGGTGCTGCTGGATCACAACCGCAACCTGATCGAGCGCGGCAAGAAGGCCCGGGAGCACGCCGAGGACTTTTGGCATGGCTTCCTGGCTACGGTGGCCGCCCGCATGCCCGACCCCGTCGGCATGCTGGACAAGTTCATCCCCGAGCTGGGGATCTCCGGAAACTCCGAGGAGCTGTCGCAGGAGAAGGAAGCTGACCTGCCACCGCCCTCGCCAGAGGAGCGGCTCGGGATCGAGCAGTGGATGGCGCAGCACATGACCGGGCAGATCACCGGGGCTGACCTGGCGCCCAAGCTGAATGGACATACCCCGTGACTGGGCCGCTGCCTCCGCTGACTGCTGGCTTCGGCCCGCAGGTGGTCGGCCCCGACGGGGTCCCGATCTACTCCTCCTCGCCGCAGAACTCCGCCCAGCAGTCCCCCACCAACCAGATGGTCTACATGCCCTCAGGGATGCTGCCCGCTGCGACGCCGGCCGGGATCATGGGCTCGATCGGCAACACCCCGATGACCGACTCGATGAATGCTCTGCAGCAGCTGCTGCAGCAGCAGGCCGACCAGAACATGCTTTCCACCCAGATCCTGAGCCAGATGCACGACACGATGCGCGCGCAGACCAAGGAGATCACCAAGGACTTCTCCGAGATGCGCCGGCACACCGCCGAGATGACCGCGCTGCAGACCCAGTCGATCGACCACATCCTCACCCAGATCAAGAACGAGCTGGGTCCGGGAGCCGCTCAGGCGGCCGGAGGCGGCCGACACCGGCTCGGTGAGGGCACTCACCCCGTTGATGAGGGGAAGGTCGCGCAGCAGGGCGCTCAGGACGCGGACACGGCTACTGATGCCCATCCACCCGACGCTCCTGAGGCCACCCCCTCCCCGGCGGCAGCGACGATCACTACTGGCCATCAGAGGTTCGGTCGGCGAGCTGGCCAGCAGCTCCCGGCCGGAATGTCCGAACCGTATGCCACTCGCAGCGGTGGCATGACCTCAGGGCCGATCCCGCCTGACGTTCAGCAGGAGCCGCTGGGGCCCATACCGCAGCATCAGCGTGGACCAGCCGGTCCAGCCGGCCCGACTGCTCATCCTGGAGGAGCCCATGGCGCCCCGGTGAGACGGTCCTCGGGAGGAGGCCGCGCTGACCTGTCGATTCCGGGTGTGGCACAGGCAGTGTCTGGCCACCTCTCGCAGCGGCTGTCGGACTATGAGTCGCGGCATTTCGATTACGACACCGACGAGAGCGGGAACATCACCAAGGTCTACCGCAAGGTCCCCACCGGGCCTGGACCGGAGGACTTCACTCGGGCCGAAGCAGGCCCGATCTCACGGGGCGTTCAGGGCACTGTGTCCGGCCTGGGCGGCAAGCTCGGCAGCTTTGCTTCTGAAGGCCGGATGGGAGCCCTCTTGGGGCCACTGGAGGGCCCCGGTGGCCTGATTGTGGGTGGTGCCGTGATGGGCGTGCACCAGATGCAGCGGCAACGCCAGCTGAACCAGTCCTTTCAGCAGGCCACCGGCGGCAGCTTCAGCTCGGCATTCTCCAACCGGATCGGGCAGGAGGGCTTCTCCCTGCGCAACATGCTCACGATGCCCGGCTCGACCGCCCGCGAGATCTACCAGGGCGTCATCGCCAGCGCACCGGGGCAGACAGAAGAGTCCCGGGGGGCACAGTCTGGCGCGTTGGACTTCGCTGTCCACCAGTACCGGAAGACCGGCATGGACGTGGCCGACTCGATGAACCTGATCCGGACCAACATCGAGCACGGAGTGGACAGCTTCAACAACCTCAACACCGCCATCACTTCCGTCTCCGACACCGCCAAGGGTGCCGGGGAAAACTCGATGATGGCGATCAAGAACTTCTCCCAGATGTATGGAATGTTGCTGGGCAACACCACCGGCTCGGGCGCCACCGCCAGTCAGATCGCCTCGACCTTCACCAACCTGCAGACCTCGTGGGGGCGCTCGGCCGGGCTGACCTCGGAGAACTTTCTGGGCACCACCCAGGGGCAGGGTTTCATGATCGGTGCCACGGCGGCCGGTCTGAATCCGATCAACGCCCAGGCCCAGGTCGCGGTGGGTGGCGCCGCCGGCACCCGGGTGCAGGGCCAGGTCACCGAGGGCAGCTACCGCACGCTATGGCAGGACCTGGGCGGCCAAGACCTCACCGACATGGCCCAGCAGATCGCGGGCAGCCTGAACCTGTCTCAGGACAAGTCGACGGGCAAGTACATCGCCGGCTCGTCCGATCAGAAGCAGGTGGCGCTGCAGATCGTGCAGGAGCGGCAGCTGTCGCCGAACACGGTGATCAGCATGGCCTCCACCCTGGGTCTGGGCACCTGGAGCCAGGACAAGGCCATGCAGATGCTCGGTGCGCTCGCGCTCAATGGTGGCGATATCGGTGCCACTGCCGAGGCCAACAAGCAGGCCTCCGGTGGCGAGGCCGCGAACCACCCCACCGAGATCAACGGCCAGAAGATCGTCACCGGTCAGTCGACCGGACAGACGAACTCGGCGACCTCCCAAGGCAAGGGCATCGGCGCAGCGGGATTGACGCCGGCCAATGCGAGCAAGGGAGAGATCGCCCTCAGCAAGCAGACCCAGGAGCTGTACTCGGCGGCCGGCACCAAGTCGGGCGAGGCCGAGAAGTACGTGCAGATGGTCAACTCCACCGGTAAGCGCAGCGCGATCGCCGAGGCGCTGCTGAAGAATGAGAAGTCCTACAAGAACAAGCATTTCATTGTCGATACCAGTTCGGGTGAGAAAGAGGTCAGCTACCAGGAGCTGTTCAACTCCTATAAGGACCAGCTCGTCACCGGCAATGTGCGGGATGCCGATACCGGCAATGAACTCTCTGGTGCCGATGAGCTGAATACGCCGGGCACTGGCGGCAGTCTCACCACGACCAAGTCGGCCGGACGTAAGGCACCCAAGGGAGCCAAGGACGTCAGCACCACGGCGGGGTCCGGCGAGGTCACGATCAAGCCGAGCGACGAGCTGGCGCGATGGTTCACCTTTGCTGCCTCCGGCGGTGCGAGTATCGATCAGGCCAACCGCAACGGCGTGCCGGCACCGGCATTCCTGCCCGACCCCAGCCAATACCCGTCGGCTACGGGGAACTAAATGGTGGCGCTGGCGAGCCTGGGTGGGCTCACCTTTCCGATCGAGCCATCCGCCGTGAACTGGACGTATCAGATGAAGACCGCGCAGCAGCGGACGCTGGGCGGCACAGTGGTGCAGGTATTCGGGGTGAATCTCGGTGACATGACGGTTACCGGATCCTTCGGTAATGGCAGTCGGGCCCGGGGAGATACCGAGGGATGGCAGGCGCAGGAGCGGTTCCGTAAGCAGGTCCAGACCTGGACCGAGCAGGCCATCTCCAACTCCGGCGCCAAGCCGCTGCGGTTTCTTTTTCCGGCTTACAAGTGGGATTTCCAGGTCTTCGTCAAGGGATTTACTTCCTCTGACGGTAATTCGGTGCACCACAACGACGAGATCATTAATCCACAGTGGACGTTGACGCTGTTTATCGTGGCCGATTCCACCGGTGTGGTCACCAAGGGCATCAAGGACGCCTATCTGTCTCGGCTGATGACCGGGGTGGGCTGGCGTCAGACCCAGTACAACGGGCCGTCTGCCCAGGATGTGGCCACCACTCTCAAGGGCCAGTCGGTGGTCACCTTCGTGGAGAACACCCTCAACAACGTGGCGCAGGGCAAGGACGCGAACGCCACCACCACGACTCCGGGAACCAGTGGCAGCAACACCAGCGGCAGCACAACTGGCACCGTGGGGACCGCCCAGATTCGGTCCTACATCCAGACTGCGTTCGAAGTCCTCGGCCGTACGCCATCGGCGCAGGACATCAACGACGTCGCCACGATCATCCAGTACGAGTCGACCAACAACCCCAAGGCGGTCAACGGGGGCGACTCGAACGCAGCGGCCGGGCACCCGTCCAAGGGGCTGATGCAGCTCATCGACACCACGTTCGCCGAGAACTCGGTGGCGCCGTACAACACCGATATCTTCGATCCGGTGTCCAACATCATCGGTGGAATCCGGTATGCCGAGGGTCGGTATGGATCCATCCACAATGTCCCAGGTCTGGTGGCCCTCCGCGCGGGGCGTGCCTACGTGGGCTATTAGCCGATCGACTAATGACCACCTAAGAGGTAGGAGGCGAGCCAATGACCACACCCGTGACCCCGCAATGGGGCGCTGACTGCCCGATCTCGATGCCGCAGGTCATTACCACCGACCCGGGAGGCAACACAGCGGAGATGGGTGGCTTCCTGTTCACCACCCAGGGGCTCGTGCACGACCTGACCTCCACCGACCGGGAAGAGCTGATCGGCAACTCCTATGGTCCGACCGGAGAGATCCGTGCCCAGTAAGGTCACGATCTCCGGCTACCCCGAGGGGTTCAACTGCCTGCTGACCGTGCGCAAGTACGGCTCGGCGGCCGTACGGTGCACCGACGTCTCCTACGCCCTGACCATCGGGTCCACAGAGGACGAGGCCGCTGCTCAACGGGTCTACTACCCGCTGAATCAGTACATCGCCGCCTACGACCTGATCTTCGCCTTCAAGTCAAAGGCCGAGCGGGATTCCCTCAACAACTGGCTGCGCAACTACATGCGCAAGGTCTCCTCCAACCAGTCGATCGGCGGATACGTCTTCGTGCAGGTGCCGGCTCGCAACACCGCCTTCAACGGGATCCCGCTGGGTCCGCTGACTTACGGCGAGCAGACGCCCCCGGTGCTGCAGTACACAGCCCAGATGCGGTTCGTAGGTGCGTCCAGCCCGATCTCGGCGGTAGGGCAGAAGAGCGCGTTGGCGGGTATTTCGCAGTTCAAGTTGCCCAGCAAGGACACCAAGGAGGCGCCCTACTTTTATCCGGCCGGTAACCAGCAGTCCGGAGCGGTCTCTCTGCAGGGCACGCTCTACGACCCGATCCCCGTCTCTCAGATCCCCGACACCACCAGTGGTGGCGGAGGCGGCGGTGGCAGGCAGCACGAGTCGATATGGTGAGCAATGGCTGAACGTTCTCTGGTTTACTCTCCGTCGGTCGAGATTCATTTGCAGACCGCCGACGGCACGATCTATAACGTCAGCTCCGACATCACCCAGTTTCAGGTGCAGCGAATTACCAATGGCGTCTCCACGGTCAGCTTTACGCTGGCCAACGCTGGTCGGAAATACGACAACCTCTTCACCGAGATGGACAAGGTCGCGCTGTATCTGACCCGGATCCGCCGCCTACTAGTCTTCACCGGATATCTCGACGTGGTGCCGGTATTCTCCACCAGCCCGATCTCGGTGCAGCTGCAGGCATCGTGCACGCTGAAGCGGCTGCAGAACTGGTTTTGGGATCCCACCACATCCGCAGCGAATAGCCTGCTGTACCTGTCTCCGGACTCGATGGGGAAGTCGAAGCTCACCGATGGCGGATTGGCGCAGAAAACCATCGATCTGCTCACCCAGGTCTGTGGATGGCCCAAGGCTCAGATCCATATCGGAGCAGTGCCGGAGGACTGGTTTCAGGCCGTTGCCAAGGTCGCCCAGGACATCATCAATGAGGCCGATCAGCTCTCGATGATGGCGCAGGTTGGCAGCGACTCTTACGTCAACGGCATCAACCCGTATAGCACCGGTGAGGCATCCATTCCCGGAATCGGGAAAGGCACCGGTGATCTGCCACAGGTCTCCGGTGGTTTCGCGTTGTATGACAGGATCTCCAACCAGCTCGATGCGAAGGCCACGAAGCCCTCGGGGGCCTACTTCGCCACCATGGCGTGGCCGTACCTGCAAACCAGTCTCGCCGGAGCGCACTCCGGCAGCGTTGTTCCGATCTCCGGAGTCGATGAGGCCAAGGCACGTGCCTGGTGGATGGGCCGCAAGCTGCTGCTGGTCAATCCGAAAAACGGCAACGCGGTCTGCGTGGCCGCCGCCGGCTGGGGACCCTCCTACGACCCTGGTCTATCCAAGTCGGCCACTCGGATCATCGGCTCGACCAGTCAGCAAGTGCTGGGGGATCTGGGCGCGAAGAACAATACCCCCGAGCTGCCGCTGCACGTTGCGTTCGCGCCGGCCGGCATGAAGATCGGCAAACAGAACACCACCAGCACGGCGGTGGACCCCACCCAGGCGCAGGGGCTGAAAAACCTCAAGGTGAATTCCTCGGTCACCTTCGCCGATACCGCAGCGGCGTGGTGCCTATCGGGGAACGTGAATTATCTCTGGGGCGGTGGTCACCCTGGAGATGGAAAGAATGCGCACCCCGCCGCGATGGACTGCTCGGGCGTGGTGAATTGGGCGATGGCCCGCAACGGTCAATCTCCCAGTGGCAATACCTCCTCGGGGTGGGCCTCCTACTGCAAGCCGATCACCATCGATGTGGCGAAGAAGACCAAGGGGGCGCTGGTATTCCTCACCTCCAATAACTCCGCGTCCGGCGTGCACCACGTCGGGATCTCCATGGGCGATGGCACCACCGCCGAGGCCCGCACCCAGGGTGAGGTCGGTACCTACCCGTTTTCCGGGAAGGGCAGCAACCACTGGACGTTGGCCGGGCTGATCCCCTCTCTGGATTACAACGGGGCCACCTTGAGCGGCACCGGCGGCACTCCGGGAAAGACCACCACCGGCACGACCGGAAGTACCGGCACGACCACCACCACTGGATCGTCCTCATTGGACGGTAATATCGGCACGTCGCTCTACAACGTGTGGCAGTGGATCGGCAACAACTCCTTCGGCGGCGAGCTGCTCTCCGGCGCCCGCGCGCTGATGAACGACGAGCCGGTCATGAACACCGTGGACTCGCTGATGACCACCGGGCTGCGGCAGTACTGCTCGGCCCCCAACGGCGACTTCATCGCCTGGTTTCCGGACTACTTCGGCTGGTGGGGTACCGCCGGCAAGATGCTCATCCAGCCGATCGAGATGCTGGAAAACTTCGCCATTGCCCGCTCGGATCAGACGATGAAGACCCACTGGTTCGTCACCTCGGCCACCACCGGGGTGGAGGGCGCCGGGGACTCCTCCACGATCGCCCAGGAGGTCTCCACCGCCGGTATCGCCTCGGTGGAGATGCCGGCTTTGATGAAGGCGCTGTTCCGAGTGGGCACCGAGTTCGACGACAACGGCGCGTCCTTCCTGGCCCGCTACGGCGCCCGGCCGCAGTTCGAGCCGATGGACAACATCTCCGGGCACCGGCAGGAGTTCTTTTTCTCGGTGTTCCGCTTCACTCTCAACTGGGCCACCCGCTGGTCGGCCAGCGTCAACATCACCTTTATGCCGGAGCTGTACCCGGGGATGATCGCGGTCTTTCCCACTCTGGGCATCCAGTGCTACGTGCAGCAGGTCACCCATTCGGGCAACCTGCGTTCCGGCGGCGGTTTCACCACCAGTTTCTCCGGAATCGGCTGGAGCAGCATCGGCAAGCAGTCCACCATCGGTGGGCTCCCGATTGGCGCAAGCCTATGAGTCGCAACCCGGCCGTGCAGCCGGCCAAGCTGGCCAACCAGCGTGCCTCGATCACTGCCGTGAATCTGACCACCGGGATCGCCCAGGCCCGCACCACACTCGGCAAGGAGATCCAGGTCCGGCTTGACCGGCGCCCCAAGGGCTCAGCCGCACCGGCTGTCGGTGATCTGTGGACGGTGACCCGGGATGGCTACTCCTGGGTGCTCAGCTCAGCGCTGAGCGTCTCTGCCACCCCGGTGGTCACAGGAAGCCGAGCAGCGGCGGATCCGGTCTCTCTGAGCCTCCTGGCGGCCCTGGTGAAGCTTGGCCTGGTGACCGACGGAACCAGCGCATAGAAGTATCTTTCCCGCCGTTCGTGATCCCCTGCCGGCGTCAGGTCGGAGGCCGTCAGAAGAGGTAGAGGGAGGTGGCGGGTGTTCGGATTGCGGCTGATCGATGGAGACCTGGCCATCTCCGGTGGCTCCTACCAGCTCTGTGACGGCGCGGTGAAGACCGAGCAGGATGTCTGGCTTGCGCTGGGAGAGCCGTTGGGTAACGACCGGTTCCACCCGGGCTGGGGCTCCACGCTGCTCACCTTCATCGGATTGCCGATGACGGAGACGTTGCTGTTTCAGGTGCAGCAGGAGGCGCTGCGGGTGGTCGGCAACTACCAGGCCGTGCAGTACGACCAGGTGCAGACCGACGCTCTCGCCCAGGCCACCAGCCGATTCTCTACCGCCGAGCTGATCGGTCAGATCACCTCGGTCACCGTCACTGCAGCCCTGGACACGATCACCATCGACATCGCCATTCAGACCATCGACGAGCAGGACCTGGTCCTGACGGCCACGATCGGAGGCGGCAATGCCTGACGCGGCAGATCTCTCCGCCCAGATGGTGGGCGCGCTCGCTACCGTCGAGCCCCAGCTGGACACCTCGATCGGCACTCCAGTCCGCAAGATCCTGGATGTGATCGCCGAACAGCTCGCGGGCGCCTACTCCGATCAGTTCCTGGCCAACTACACCTTCGACATCAACTCCAAGGCCGGCGCCGACCTGGATGACTTCGTGTTGATGTTCGGCTTCACCCGATTTCAGGCCCAGCGCGGAGTCGGAGTGGAGACCTTCGCCCGGACCGCCGCAGCCACCCAGAACTACACGATCCCCACCGGCACCCAGATCTCCACCACCTCCGGCACCCAGGTGCTCTTCGCCACCACCGCGCCGGCCGTGCTCGCCACCGGACAGACCTCGGTCGACGTGCCGATCCAGGCCGTCGTCGGGGGCACCTCCAGCAACCTCACCGCGCACCAGCTGACCACCCTGGCCTCCCCGGTCGACGGCATCATGTCGGTCGACAATGCCTCCCCCACCACCGGCGGCACCGACTTCGAGACCGATGCCCAGCTGATCGCCCGGTTCAAGGCCACCGTGTTCCGGGGACTGGCCGGCACTCAGGACATGTTCGCCGCTGTCGCGCTGGAGTCCTCGGCCGGGCAGGTCTCCACCACCGAGGCCATCGTGGACGCCGCTGAGGCCAGCACCGACCTGCCGGTCACCAACGTCAACGTGCTTGGTGCCTCCCAGCGCTGGCGCGAGCAGCTGCAGGTGGTCTCCGGCGCGGCCACCTCCACCATCCCGGCGGCCAACGCAAAATACATCTATCCCGGCACCCAGTTTTTCGGTCCCGATATCGACAACGGCGTGATCCTGGTCCCGGGCATGAGCTACAGCTTCGACAACACCGTCATTCCGCCGGTGGTGCACTCGCTGTCCGGTGGTCTGGTCGACTTGAACCTCTACGACCTGGACTTCGAGTACTCCTCCTCTGCTTCCCGCAATGACCCGGCCAACGGGATCGCCAACCGGGTCGACATCTGGGTCAACGGATCCCGCAACGTCACCGCCACGGAGACCACGTACTTCCGGACCGCGCGAGCCTTCAACACCACCTCGGGCAACGCACTGAACGTGAACAACTTCGTGAGGTTCAAGACCGGTGGCACACACCCGACATCCGGCAACTACTTCGTCCAGCTCGCGTTCGGCCCGATCGTGGACTTCCCGACCACCCTCACCATCTCCACCACCACCTACACCCAGGGCACCGACTACTGGGTGGTGCACGACAACACCGCGTTCGGCTATGGCCCCACCTCGCTATTTGGTCTGGAGTGGCTCTCCACCCATGCTCCCGCCGATGCCCAACAGATTGTGCTGTCATCGGCCAGCTCCTACATTTACAACGCGGTGCCGGCCGACGTACAGGACCGGGTGCGGCAGTGGCGATTGGTCACCACCGACGTATGGGCGCACGCCGCCCGCAAGCAGTACTACAAGCTGAATTTCGTCATCATGTATACCGCCGGGTTTGATTCGGCCACGGTGAATCAGGCTGTCAAGAATTCGCTGGCGAACTTCCTCGCCAGTAAGGGATTCGACGCGGCGCTGCAGGTCTCCGACATTCACCAGAATGCACACAATGTCGATGGTGTCGACAACATCCGGCTGTCCAATCAGACGGAGGCCACTCCCTCTGGCTCCTACGGTCTGGAGCAGGTCAGCTCTACCGGTGGCCATATCGCATTCCAGCAGGTGAGCGGCCGGCCGATCGACGTGCAATTCGGCGACAACGTCATCCCGGTCCTGTACGACTGCACCTTCCTGCCAAAGGCAGCCAACACCTTCACAGGTTCGTAATGGCACTCGTCTCAAATGCCGGTGACGGCGAGCTGATCCAGGCCGGTGCCGGCGCTCGTTATCTGGACACTGCCGAGATCCTGGCACTGCAGGCACCGCTGATCGGCGTCCCGATTTCCCAGCAGCTCAGTCAGGTGACCGACCCGCTGCTGCCAGCCACCAACAATGCCGTCAATCTCAGCCACTTTTACCCCGACCTCTACGACCTCTCCCCCGATTCGCACCTGACCCGGCTGCTGAACGTGCTGCTCGGAGACGCCGGGGTGGGCCAACTCCGGAAGATGTATCAGACCTCCCACATGCAGTCGGTGGTGCTCACCGCGAAGTACTCCGACCTCGACCTGTTTTACGGTGCGGTGCTCGGGGTGGGTCGGCTCACAGATGAGAAGCTCGACCTCGATCCCTACACCGACACTGCTGACCCGGATGAGTGGGCGGCCATCGACGCCCGGGATGCCACCTACCGCTCGCGAATTGAGGCCTTCAGTCGAGCGATCGGGCAGACCGGAACACCGAACGGCATCGTGGCGATGGCCGAGGCTGTCACTGGTCTGGACTGCTCGTTGTATGAGACCTACATGCTGGTCGACGCCAATAACGGCAGCAATCCCGGTGGGGCGCCCCCTTCGGCGAATGCCCGCACCTACGGCGACGTGGCGACCGACTTTGTCTACTACTCGGGGATGGAAAGGGGCACCTACGCCGACATCGAGGGCGGCTCGGGCACCTTCGGTCGGACCACCGATCAGGGGCGCAACGAGTTCGTCATCCAGCCGCGCGGGCCGTTTTCCGCCGAGATGCTCTACCACCTGATGAAGGTGATGGGCCGGATGAAGCCGGCCGAGGCGTTGCTGACCATCGACGCCAATGGGGTGGCGATCCACAACCCGATCACGATCCCTTCGGTCGCGGCGGATTCGATCTACTGGGAGGTGACCAGCAAGGTCGCGGCCAGCCCAGCCAAGGCTTCCAGCTACCTCAAGGTCGACCCCAACGGGCTGCCGGTGGTGCAGCCCAAGCCGGCGCTGTCGGCCTATCAGGGAGAGAGCTGGTCCTACAACGGCGACGTCATCTCCACCAGCGCCTACACCGAGTCCGCCACTGGCGCCCAGATCCCCGGCACCGACTTTGAGGTGCGCACCGTCGCCGGCAAGAGGGTCGACTACGGCCCGGAGAAGGCCGTGGCCAGCGTCTCGGCCATCACCCTGGGTAAAGCCTCAGCCTCTGGCCAGCTGGTCTCAGCGCCGTTTGTGGCCGCCCGCAGCACGGCAGGAGCCACCGCATGAGCGCGGTCGCCACCATCACGATCGGCGGGACCACCGCCCAGGCCTCCGCTTCGGTCGCCGCCGACCCGACCCAGGCCAACTTTTGGTCGACCAACCCCCGGCTGGGCTCGGACCCCTCCGCCGACGTCATGCAGCTGAATTTCCGTAACCCCCGACTGATCAACGCAATTCACGTGGAGACCGCGCACTTTCCGCACGCCATGCAGGTGCAATACCAGGATCCCGACGACAACCTGTGGAAGCCGCTACAGCTGGCCAACAAGGGCGGCCCCGCAACCTACACGGTGGCCGACTCCTACCCAGCCAAGATCAACGTGCTGTCCAACGTGGCGCATACCCAGCACTACGGGCCGCATCACTGGATTCCGATCACCTTCGCGCTCACCCCGATCGAGACGGCCGCGATCCGGTTTCGGCTTACTCGCAACCCCAAAGGTCATCTCCCCAAGGACACCGCCGGCAAGCTCGCTCCCTATTCGCTGGGTCTGCGCAATGTGCAGATCGGCTACGACATCTACTCCAAGGCCGATGCGCCACGTTATGGCGACCCGGTCTACTACACGGCTGATTTCGCCGAGACCACCGACATGCTGGGCAGCCCGGTCTCCTTTTCGCTGAAGCAGGACAGCCCGTCCAATGTGATCGACGGCGATGACGCCGATTACTGGCGCTCCGATCCGATGCCAGTCAGTTTCGCGGTGGTGAATTTCTATGTGGACACTCGCGACGCCAACGGTAATGGCCAGACGATCGATCGGTTCAATATCGATCCGCTGACGGTGGGTGCGCACACCAGCGTGTACTGGTCGAATGATGTCCCTGACTCCACGTTCACCGCATCCGATGAGCCGTTGGCTTACCCGCTCGTGCAGCTGCAGGGCACGTCCGCAACCCCCGAGCAGTTTCCGCCGCACCCGACTGCGACCCAGGTGGCGTTTTCGCACGTCTACCCGTGCTTTATCGATGTCGATAACCACTATCTACAGTGGAATCCGGCCAAGCCGTTCTGGTTCGCCTTCGATATCAACTCGCGGTTTCTCTACCCCGACGGCAATACCCAGGATCCCAACATTCACTATTCGGATCTGACCCACCCGATATTCTCCTGGGGTCAGAACGTACTGCAGTCGGTGCCCGGTGGCGTACGGTTCGTCAACTCCCAGAATCAGGCCGCGTTCATTCCGTTCGATGATCACCAGCAGCTCGGCTCGACCTGGCGGATTGTGGTCGTCTACAACACACATGACACCGCCGACTTCTACGCCGGCCTCACCCTGATCTATCAGCTCGGTGAATACCCGGCCGTGTCACAGACGTTCGCGATGGCGCCCTTTGGCGTCAACCCCGCGAATCTGCGGATCTGCGGATACCCCGACACCAACAACCCGGGCATCCCGGGGATCTCGATCCGTAACTTCATCCTCAAGACCGTTCCGGCCAGCCAGACCGATATCAACAAATATCTGGCGGACTCGGTGAATTACGTGCACCGGTCGCCGTATGAGGCCGACGACACTCACACCACAGATAATTCTATCTTGCGGCTCGATCCTCCGCTGGCGGATGCGACCCTCTGCCCGGCCGCCCTGGTCGGTGGTGTGGGCAATATCTTCGATGACGTGGTGTGGACCCCGGTGGCTCGGGACTACGCGCTGAAGCGCGGCATGCTGGATATCCCGCCGACCAAGGCCAAGTTCTTCAAGTTCGAGTTCACCAACCTGATCCCGGAGACGTACGAGAACTTTGTCCCGATCAAGCGCAGCTTCAAGATCTTCAACACCACCACGGTGCAGAACTGGCAGGCGGTGGCCGGCGCTGCATCCTCCCGATCCTCCACGATGGCCAACGTGCCCGGCGTGGCATCCTCCCAGGCCCTGACCACCGGGCAGTATGCCGACGCGGTGGCGACCTTGCAGGCGATGACCTCCAGCTCCTCGCACAACCCCACCGCTGCGCTGGTGGCCAACGACCCGGCCACCGCTGCCCAGATCGCCTCCACCGGCTGGATCTGGGGATTCCAGCCGTGGCACGTGGGCTCCTCGGCACCGCAGTTTCTGCAGACCACCCGGCACACCTATGAGACCGTCGAGATCGAGCACGTCACCAAGGTCGGCTACTTCGTCGGGATCAAGTCCCTGCAGGCGTTCCGACTGGATTACCTGGTCGACAACGACACCGACTGCTACGTCGAGCAGTTCACCGACGATGTGCACGTCGCCTCCTTCAACGGGGTCGACATCGCGCCGGGACTGATCACCAGCCAGGGCGGCTTCTGCGAGGTCATCTCCGAGACCTTCACCTCCACCTCGAACGTGCGCGCGCTGCAGTACGCCACCCAGCAGTCGGCCAACTTCCAGGTGCTGCCCGATGACTACTTCACCGCCGATGACAACTCGCCCTACTGGCAGGCCTACGGCGACGCGGTGCTCAAGCCGCACTACGGCTCGATGGACGTGCACCGAGGCTTCTTCCGGCTCACCTACGGCGACCTGGAGATCGACACCGCCGACACCGCCGGCACAGTCGGCTCGGTAGTGGACTCCTTCGCCTCGGGGATCTCTGACGTGTGGGCCTCCCAGGCGGGCAGTCCCACAGTGGAGGACGGGATCGCCTCGCTGCCGGCCGGGACCACCTACAGCGTGCTGCAGACGGCCGCCAGCGCGCCGCTGACGCTCCTGGGCAGCCAGGTCGAGGTCTTCAGTGCGGGGATGCCACTGCCGGCCGCTGGTGGCGATACAGGCGACACCGAGGCCCTGTTGCAGGTGGTGGCCGATGATGGCACCGATTCCCTGATCGGGATCGGCAAGTCCGCCGGCATGCTGCGGATGCGGCTGCGCTCGTCGGGGATCAACTCCGATACCACCCTGACTTGGGATCCCACCCAGGTGTGGTGGCGGATCCGTAACGACGGCTCGAACGTCTACTGGGAGACCTCCGCCGACGGCAACACCTGGACCGCGCAGCGGCAGGTCGCCGACACCGCCATCACCTGGAATCTCGCCGAGGTGACCGTACGGCTGACCGCAGGGCATTTCGGCACCGTGGCCAACCCCGGCTCCTGGCAGGTGCACTCGGTCAACCTGGGTCCACGCCAGCAGAACGTCTACGGCACCTACGGCAACCTGGAGGGCCTGGACTACTCCCAGCTGGAGGGTGGACAGCCTGGCGGGCACGCCAACGGCGGGATCCGGTCCAGCCAGATCGTGCCGCTCAACGGCGGCCAGCTCTACGCCGCCGCCCGGGTGACGGCCGCGCAGACGCTGAAGTCCCCGCTGCGGCTCTCGATCGTCTCGGCGCTGACCGACACGGTGCTGGTCAGCACCCAGAAGATGTTCTATGCCGGGCAGACCGACTACTTCAGCGTCGGCTACATCGTGGGCTCGGCGGAGATCCCGAAGAAGTACGGCGATATCGAGGGTGAGACCTACGGGGTGCTGGAGGCCGGCATCTACGGCACGTATGAATCCACCCCGATCACCGGCAACGTCTATGTCCGGCTCGACCAGATCGGCGGCACCACCGACAACTGGACGGTCGAACGGTTCAGCCTCTACGACGAGCCGGTGTCCTGGAGCTTCTCTGTGGACGGTGGCACCACCTGGCATGACTCGTTCGGGGTGGTGAACAACCCCCACGGGGTGCTGTCCCTGCCGGTCTCCGGGAACGAGCTGAAGTGGCGGCTGCGGATGTATACCCCCGGGGCCAGCGTCTCGGCGCTATCGATTCGGCCCTGGTATGAGGGGCTGCTGCGGACCCGGCCGACCAACACCGCGCTGAGCGTGTCCGGTCCCAACCGCTCGGTGGTCGATCAGTACCCACCGATCGAGACCGACCCGATGTGGCAGGCCTGGGATGCCCCGATCCCGCGCTCCTGGTGGGACCCGGTCCCGGCTATCCCGCCGGTGCTGGCCGCTCCGGTGGAGGGTGGCGGCATTACGCCACCACCTGATGGCGGCGGCGCCACTCCGCCCAGCGACACATACTCCGATACCTACACGGATGGGTACTAATCATGACCGTTCCGCTGCCTACCCAGGGGGTCCAAGCCGGGGACGCTGGGCACATCACCGACCACAACGCGACCGCCGACTACCTCCAGGTGCTGGCCCAGTCCGGTGCCGGCGGCGCCACCGCCGCCTACATGCCCTACAACGTGCGGTCCTTCGGCGCGGTGGGCAACGGCACCGCCGATGACACTGCCGCGATCAAGGCGGCCTTTCAGGCAGCGGAAAACTCCGGCGGCCGGAAGGTCATCTACTTCCCGACCGGCACCTATGTGATCACCGGGACGCTGCCGCTGTCGGGCTACTCCTCGGTGATCAGGGGTGATGGCTGCCAGAATTCCGCCTCGGTCGCTGGCGGCACCACCCTGAAGTGCATGTCCCAGACCGGGCCGGTGCTGAACTTCACCGGGTACCGGTGGCCGGACTACGGCGGCCGGGCGGTCTTCTCCGGGTTCAACATCGTCGGGGATGGCACCACAGACACTGGCGGAGTGAAGTGCGGCATCCTGCTGCCCGCCGCGATCAACGCCAGCTTCTCCGACCTCACCATCACCGCCTGTGGCGCCGCGCCACTGTCGATCAACGGGGCCAACTACTGCGACTTCTCCCGGATTCTGATCACCAACCCGGTGGGGGCACTCGCCAACGACGTGGCCTGGATCTCCGCCGCCTCGGTGCTGGGCTGCCGGTTCTCCACGATCCTGCTGCACTCGCTGCTGAGCACCGCCGATGTGGGGGCCTCCGGTGCGGTGCGGGTCTTCGACGCCGCCTCTGGGCTGTCCTCCTCGGGCAACTCCTTCACCGACCTGATGTTCGACTCGCTGCACCTGCCCACCAACGGGGAGATCATCTCGCACAAGGGTAACGGCTCGGTGCTGTCCAACATGACCTTCTCCGGCTGCGTGAAGACCTCCGGAGCCACGGCCACCGCGTTCATCCGGCTGGCCCCGCCGGTCAGCGACGTAGGCGGCAACACGGTGTCCGGGCTGATCCCAGGCAAGGGCACCACAGCCACCGATATCGACACCGGCGTAGACATCAGCCAGTCCGGCAACCGGGTGGTCGGGACGAAGGGATTCCAGGGCGCCAACGTCACCCTGGAATCCGGTGTCACCAACACCGTGGTGGCCCTGGAGGGTGCAGCTGCTGGTGCCACCGCTGCGGGAATAGTGGACAGCTCCGGGCAAACCTCCAACGTCTACACCGACGACTCCGCCGGCACCGTTAAGACCCAGAACTACACCCTGACTCCCAAGCCCACCTCTCCTGGTGGTGCAGGCGTGCAGGTTTCGGACTCGGGCAATGTCCAGCTCGGTGCGGTGTACTTCGGCAACCAGGGCTCGGCCGTGCAAAACGGTGCGACCCAGCCCAAGAGCCTTTACTACACCGGGGACCACCACTACTTCCGAGACTCCACCAAAGCGATCACGCCGCTGACCCTCTCCACGGTCGCCGCCGAGGTGGCTGCGATCCTGCTGGCCAATGCCTCCAACACCACCGCGCTGCGGCTCGGGGGTGTGCTGGACTTCAACACCGACAACGCCTCCGACATCGGTGCGGCAGCGGCCAACCGGCCGCGTGACCTCAACGCCGGCCGGGATGTGGTGGCCGGGCGCAACCTGACGGTAGCCGGCACCGGCACGGTGACTGGGCAGCTGTCGATGGGCTCCATCCTCATCGGCGGCCATGGCCTGCAGGTCATCACCGCAGGCTCCGTGGGAGGCATCACCACCACGGCGGCCGGCCGATTCACCTGGACCAACCCGCTCGGGGAGATCCCCGACGGTCTGGTGGTGTGTGGACAGTCCGGAGGCTCCTTGACCACCACCTATGAGCCGCATGTGCTGGCGGTGACGAGTTCGGCGATCACGCTGTACTTCACCCTCGGCAATGGCACCCAGGCATCCACCACATCAGGGGTCAGCTTCCGGTTCATGCTGCTGCAGAACGGGTAGTCCACGGAATAGCACGGGCAATAGTTGCTGGATCAGACTGGACAGTCCTTGATCTGTCATGCATTCTCACCAGAGAGATACTTCTATTTAGGCTGAAAGGGTAGGAAGGTGCACCGTGCTCGATTCCGTCGTCGCACGCACTGTCCACGCTGCCCATCTCCTTGAGCTGGCCTGCCACGACCAGGGCGAGTGGGGGATCGCCGTCGGGGGTGCCGTGTCACCGGCCGCCAGGTCCCTGGCCGTCGACTCGATCGTGATCGAGGCCGACTTCGCCCCGCAGTGCTGGGTCACCACCCCGTTTCTGACCGCCGAGCTGCAGCTCAACGGTGAGACCATCGCCGTGCGCCCGGTCGCGGTGCCGGATGAGGAGGTCGGATTCTCCGTCTCCTGGCGATTCTCGGTGGTCGTGCCCGAGGTAGCCAGCATCCACTAAGAAAGCTTATAGTCACTTTATGACCGAGACCCCGGGCCATCTGTTGGATCTTCCACCGCAGGCCCGGGGCTCGCTCTATCTGTCCACCCTGTATCCGTTTCAGGCCGATGCGGTGGCCTCGATCTACTACGCCAAGGCCATGCTGCCGATCTTTGATCTCGGCACTGGTAAGAGCCATCTGGCCATGGCGACGGCCGCAATGCTGTTCGAAGACGACCTGATCGACCGGGTGTTGATCGTATGTGAGTCGATCAAGCTAGCCGAGTGGCGCCAAGACTTCGCCCAGTTCACCCGGCTCTCCGCCAAGGTCTACCTCGGCCAGCAGCGGGCCAAGGTGCTGGCCGATCCCCCCGAAGTGCTGATCACCACCTATGAGACGGCGGCCAAGGACTTCTGCACGATCAAGCCGAAGACCCGCAAAGTGCTCGCCGTCGGACCACTCCTGCAGTATCTGGTGCCGCAGCGCACCCTGGTGGTCTACGACGAGGTGCAGAAGCTGCGTAACCGCTCCTCCAGCCGGTACAAGGCCCACGACTACGCCCTGAAGCAGCTGCGCAAACCCGACCACTTGCGAGTGCTCGGGCTGACCGGGACCCCGGTAGAGACCGGACCGGATAACTTCTTCAACATCGCCCGGCTGATGGATCCCGAGCACATGCCCACGGTGGCGCAGTTCGAGGCCTGCTACGTGCTGCTCAAGGACGACTACGGCGTGCCGATCAAGTGGAAGAACATCGAGCCGAGCACCCGGATCGAGAAAGACATCCCGACGCTGACCGAGCTAGTCAGCCACCTGGTGATCCGCAAGCGCAAGAGCGACCCCGATATCCGGGATCAGTTTCCGATCAAGGTCGAGGAGGCTCCCACCTTCATCGACCTACATCCCCGGCACCAGGACTTCCTGACCACGGTGGCCTCCCTGGTCGATATCGAAGACGACGCCCAGGTCGAGCGGGCCTACGGCACGCTGCGACAGATCGCCGGACACCCGGCCTCGATCCTGCGCTCCCAGGGACAGCTGGCTCAGCGCATCGTCTGGGAGGTCGGCGCGGAGGGCCTGAAGGCGATCCCCTCGGCCAAGACTGAGGCGATGTGTGACTGGGCGGCCCGGCTCGGGCCGGAGCAGGGTGTGATCTTCACCTTTTTCGGCCAGTCGGTCCTCCCCGAGCTGGCTGATGCCCTGGCCCGGGATGGTTTCACCGTGGCGATCAACCACGGCGCGCTCGGGCAGCGGCAGAAGACCGAGGCCATCGAGTCATTCAAACGCGGCGATCGACAGCTGTTCCTGTCCTCCGACGCCGGCTGCAGAGGTTTGAACCTCGGCTGCGGACATGCTCTGCTGCATTACGAGCCCACCGGGGTGTGGGCCATTCACGAGCAGCGCTCGGACCGGATCCACCGGATCAACTCCATCCATGACTCGGTGGACATCCAGGTGCAGGTGGCCCGAGGGACTCCCGATGAGGCATCCCTGGAGCACCAGCTGGCTCGCCAGCTGGTCACTGAGCTGTCTGTGGATGCCGACACGCTGATCGACCCGGCCGTGACTGCGATCTCTGCTGAGATCCGGCGTCGCTACATCGAGCGGGCCCGGCTGGGTGGTTAGGGCCTACTGGGAGAACCGGCCGGTCTGCATGCACTGGGTGGCCGCCGATGATCATTATGCGGGGATAGATCTATCTGGCCCGATCCCGCTGTGGGTGACCCTGCCGGCGCTGTGGATAAAAGCGGCCGAAGAGGTGGAGGACACCCAAAGGAGCCACGGTGGCAGTGAACAGCATGGAGGAGCAGCTGGGGGATCTGGCCCGGCTGACCCTGGAGTCCCTGGCCGACCCCGCCGATGAGGTGACCTACGGCGTGCGGCTGAGCGACATCCTGGTGGAGTGCGAGCACGACGGTGAGCCTGTGACCGCCCTGACCCCGTGTGTGAGCCTGTGCGTGGCGCTGAGCTGCCCGGAATACTCCATGCAGCTGGCCGGCACCGCTGAGATGCCGATCGGGGTGGCCATCGCCCCGGACGCTTTTGCACATGGTGTGGAAATCCTGTGGAGCCAGATCCAGTTTCGGCGGATCGCGATGAGCCTGGGTGAGCTGGACCTGCACGGCCAGCAGATCATCGATGGCGTGGCCGAATAGTCGGGGCGTGAAACGGAGTCTCCAGACAGATGGCCTGCTCCTGCCGATCGGCCACGGTGGGAGAGCCACACCAGCACCACCGGTCGGTATCCAGCAGCCGATAGGTCCGGTCGCCGGCCTCCCAGTGCCGGTAGACCGCCTCGACGGTGGCCAGGACAGTCATCGCCACCGGCTCAGTCCACCTCGCAGTACTTGGCGGTCAGCACCTCAGGGGCGCACGGATAGTAGCGATTGGGCACCGGCTCGGCGATCACGTAGTGCCCCCACAGACACGGCACCCACTGATCGTCGATGGTCATCAGCTGCAGGTCCTTGCCGACCAGTCGCATGCCCATCTCCTTGCCGAGCGCCAGATCGGCGATGGTGCTGCCCCCGATGGTCATATAGCCGATGCCGCTCAGCTCCGGGTGCAGCTCGCCGACGAAGGTGAACAGCGCGTTGATATCGCCATTCCACCGGACTGCGTCGATCTCCTGCGGCATGCTGATGTACTTGGTCATCTCAGTCCACCTGGTCCGCGACGCTCATCAGAGCGTCGATCGTGATATGCGGACCGAATACCCGCTTGCCCTTGTAGAGGAAGGCCTCTCGATCCTCGTGGTGGTCGTAGGCGTCGAGAATGCTGAAGGCGATCCGCACCATCTCATCAGGGGTGGTGTGATACGCCAGGTAGCGCTTGCCGCCCTGACCCTCACCCATCGCTTCGGTGTAGGTGTCCGGTCGCTGGCAGTAGATCTGGAAGTAGATCCCGGTGTCGTCCTGGCCGACTGCCAGGTGATACCCCGGGCGCCGGATCTCAATGTCTTTGGCGACATCACGAGCCCGAGCAAACAAGGAAGCTGAGGTGAAGACCGCATCGGTCACTGGGTCTCTGTTCCTTCCTTGGATCCGGATTTCACCGGCGGGTTGCCGGCGAGCAGGTCGGCGACAATCGTGGCGTCTTTACTCATCTGCGAGAGCCAGAATTCGACGCCCTCTTCAGGCCAACCCAACTGGATCGTGTACGCGCGCAGCCGTTTCAGTAGATCCGGATCGACTTCGATCTTCCGGGTGCGGTCGTCAGACATCGCGGTCTCTTGCTGCTATAAGGTCGTCGTACGCCTGCCGTCCAACATCGGATTCATCCCCGTAGCCGGCCCAGTGCTCCTGGATCAGCTCGATAGCTGCAGCGATCGATTCGCGGCTGACGATGACGTCTCCTCTGTCGGCGATCGCCTTCCGCTCCCCTTCGTGGCCTTCTCTCAGGCCGAGGTTGTAGGCGGCCTCGCGGATCAGTACCTCGGTGTTCCCGATACTGTGTCTCATCACTTATCCTCCTCGACAGGTAACGGTGGCAGTCCGATGAACTCTCTCCACTGTGGATCGAGAAGTGCATTCCGAGTCCACTGGATCTGCTCAGATGTGGGTTTGTCTCCGCCTGGGGAATGTGGCTTCAGCGAGGCTTTGGTCAGAAACTCGGCGAACGCCTTCATCACTTCGGCGTCCTCACCGTTGATCTCCGCATCAGCCAGCTTTCGATCTAGCTCGGGCTGCGGTGCCCAGGTTGCCGGATCGTAGAACGGCTCGCTCATGGTCAGCCATCCCCGTGCAGTCGATTCAGTGTCTCCGCGCGGATCTCATCGCGCCGACGCGCCAACGCAGCAATCACAGATGGCGACAACTCGGGGTGATCCTGCGGGTTGCAAGAGTCACCGGATATCTGTGACCACCGACGCCACAGCTCGTGCGCGGCCTTCTCGGTGTCAGTTGATGACCGAGCCGGCGACCATGCAAAAGCCACACACAGGGCCTCCGCAGCAGCAAGACGCTCCTCTATCTGCCGTCTGCTCAAAGCGGCGTAGTCAGTCATCAATCTCCTCCAGGGATGGAACCAGCACCTCTGCCGTAATAGTCACTCGGGTGCCCTCAGGAAAGTCCTTGGCGTACGCCTTAAATCCGGGACCCCAGACGAATCCATTACCGGACGGGTTATTCTCGGTCAGCTTCGATTCCTTCACCCAAAACAAACCCAAGGGACGATGTTCTTTCTCGACGTTGTTGTAGTAGGTCTTGGCGACCGACACGTAAGTAACGCTGGTCCGGGGATTGTCTGCCGGATCCAGCACCTCTTCCGGCTGACTATGCCGGACGCACCGATGTGTGCTGCCGTACCGCTTCATACCCTCCCGGTAATCCCGCTGGGTGTCGTAGCTGTAGGCGGTCCAGGGGTCATCACAGCCAGACACCGGGCATTTCAACTGCAGCAGATACTCACGTCGTGGCATCGGTGGACTTCCGAATCTGGATATCCGGGTGGTCTCCCTTGAGTCGCAGCGCCGCATCCCAGGACTCCACGGTGAGCCAGGGTCCGTTATCTCGCTGGACCTGCCAAGTCGGCAGCGTCGTATCGTCGAGCGCAGCCCGGAGTTCATCAGGCGTGATGTAGCAGCCGCCCCCGGATCCGCCGCTCTCACCCTTGACTGCGTTGTCTGCCCACAGTGCCTCGACCCGGGCGACCTTAGCTTCAGCCTCTTCCCGCAGTGTGGTTTCCATGTATGAGGAGTCCAGCAGGTCGGCGCAGTTTGAGCAGCTTGTGCCCCATGTGATCATGCCCTCGTACCGGCTGATCGAAGCCCTGAGCATATCAGCGTACTCCAACAGATCGCGGCAATCAGTGATCGGATTATCCCAATTCGCTGAGCCTTCGATCGACGCTGCGCGAATCTCTGCGACGCGCTCCGGAGTCACGGTCATGAGATGAGCTGCTCTGGCAATTTCTTGGCTAATTTCCGGATGGCGATCGGCTCGGTCCTGGCATACAGCTCGATGGCTGCATTGCGCTTCCCGATGGGGATGAAATCCAGGTTTCCGAGGATCTCCCAGTACACCCACTTGCCCTTGCCCGGCAGGATCAGCAGCACCTTGGGCTTGTATCGCTCGGTCATCTGTCCTCCTTATGCGGGCACGGTGGTCCGACGATCTCGGCGGTGATCGCCTTCCGAACCTCCAGGGTTAGGGTGTAACCGGTGGCGCGCTGCTTATTGATCTCCCGGCTGCGCTCCCGCTTGCGGCCAATCTCCTCAAACCACTGGTGCCAGGCCGCCTCCTCCTCGAACACATCCGGGAGCATGCAGCCTTGGATGCAGCCGCACGGCAGGCGGTAGGCCCAACTCAGCTCCCGCACCGGTCGGGGCACGCCCTCGATCTCGATCAGGATGTTGGGCATCAGGACGGCTCCCTCTCCGTGACTCCACCCAGCAGCACCTCGGCGACCTGGGAGTACTGCAGGAGCGCAAATGCCGCACTGGACAGCGGCACGTCGGGGATCTCGTCGGTGTTGAGCCAGCACTCGTACTGAGCGCGGCTCCAGCCCAGGAACTCCCAGATCTCCTGGTTGCGGCCGGCGTCGGTCATCCGCCACGCCTCGATCAGGTTGTTGAGGCTGTGGTGGCCGGAGGTCACGAGGGGTCCTGGCTGTCGTGGGACTGCTCCATCGAGTTGGCCTGGGCGAGCTTTTCCTCCAGCTCCAGGACGTGGTCCCGCAGCGCGGTGACGTCGGCGTGGTACCGATTGGCCCAGGTGTCGGTGTACTGCTCCCGGACGGCGATATTCAGCGCCTGCTGGATGTTGCCGAAGTCGAGGGGGCCATGAAGGTCGGGCACGGGGTCTCCTTGGGAATGGTGCGAGATCGTGCTGTCACTCTAAGGTTCCTTGACTGAGTGCGTCAACCGAACACACAGGAGCGCCCCTCCGGTGACTGCTTACCGGAGGGGCGCTTTATCCCTTGGTTGACGGAGTCCCTTCCGTCAAAACACCATATTAGCCGTTTGCTCCTAGGGCAGCCCAGGTCACGGGGCCAGCGGAGCCACCTCCGCCGAGACCGCGCTTGGCTTTCCAGGCCGCCAGGGTGGACTGGGTCTTGATCCCGAAGGCCGGATGCTTGGCCGGCACCAGACCCAGCCGGCGTTGCAGCCAGGCCACATCCGGCCCGGTGCAGCCCAGGCTGACAGACCGCTCGCCGGGCAAGATCGAGGCACTGAGCAGCCGCGACCAGGTGGTGGCGCCGACGACTCCGTCGGCGGTGATCTTGTGCCGGCGCTGGTACATCTGCACGGCGGCCTTGGTGGCCGGGCCGAACACAGGATGCGGCGAAGGCTTCAGATTGAGCCTGCGCTGCACGGTGGCCACATCCTTGCCGGTAGACCCCTGCCGCAGGACTGGGTGCCCTGGAGGGCTGCTGGGGGCCGTCGTGGCCCCTCCGTGGTTGGCCGACACCACGCCAGAAACATCTCCGGGGGACAAATGCACCTCGTAATGCATCACGTCTCGGCGACCCGACCACTCCCCACCCCACTCACAGCCCCACTTGTGGGCGATCGCGGTGGCGTTGGCCGGCATGGTGCCCCGGAAGGTAGTTGAGGTGGTCATCCCGTTGTGCGGGGCGTCGTAGTCCACAGCCAGGCCGTAGGCGTGGAAGGAAAGGTTGGATGAGCCCCGAACGTTGCGCGGCTCGTAGCCCCAGTTGCCGTCCACTAGTGGGTTGTGAGTGCTGGGGATGTGCAGACCGGCGGCGGTCAGGTCATTGCTCAGCCCGGTGAACAGTGCCACCACCAGTCGGTGGCAGCCGGACGGGAACGGCTCGCCCTTGTAGCTGAACGGAACCACTTGGGAGCCATCGGCCGACCAGCCGAAACTGCTCGGGTTGTAATTGCCGAAGTGGGCAGCCATCAGGCACCCCCACCTTCGGCGATGCAGGGATCCGGGCGTTCGATGTCGCCGAGGTCCTCGCCCTCATCGGAGTCGGTGGCCTGCTGCGGCGGGAGATCCGGCAGTGTGGTCAGGTCATCCCCTTCGGCGCCATCACCATCGGCATCCGGTAGCGCTGTGTCATCGGGTTGGGCCAGAGTGGAGTCGGTCATTGCATCCCCTTGGGCTAGGGGAGGGCAGGAATCCCTCCTACCTCTTCACTCGGAAGATCCGGCGGTCCGGCAGGTCTTTCGCCGTTCCAAATTTCCTTGGGTAGACGATCACCGATGCCGGTCTGTCCGACTTACCGTGAGTGCTGAGAGGCCGACGAAAGGGATGCAGTGATGACCACCAGCCTCAATGGCACAAGTCTGACCAAGAAGGAGCGGATCGCGGAGTGTCTGCGCGAGCTGATCCATTACAAGGAATTTCCGGCGGGGTCTAATCTGCCGGACCTGGAGTACCTGTCCGAGCACGCGGTGGAGCTGTTCGGGATCAGCGCCTCGATCGGCACGGTGCGGGCCGGGGAGGAGATCCTGATCCAGGAGAAGACCATCGCCCAGACCCAGCAGGGTCTGCCGACCAAGATCCTGCGCACCCCGGAGAAGCGCTACGCCGAGATCTTCAGCCCGCAGGCACAGCTGCACGTCGAGGTGGTGGCAGAGCCGGTCTTCTTCGCCGTGGAGCGCACCCCGGAGCTACTCAGCGCGGTCCAGACCATCGTCGCCGGACTGGATCAGACCCTGGTCGGGTTCCGGGCGCTGGAGGAAGCGCTCGACGCATAGATCTATCCCCGCATCAGATGGAACGTAAAAACGGCCGCCCCCTGCCCGGGGCGGCCGTTCCGTCAGCGCGCAGCTGACTCGTACCGGTCAGAGATTACTGGGTCCTCAGGGATCGAGGTCTCGTTCGGCCAGCGGTCATCTCAGCCGGGCTCTGGGTGCCCCGCTCGCAAGCTGCAGGCCGTGGAGCGGGGCGAGGATCAGGGTAGCAGCGGCCTGGTAACGGCGTGTCTTATAAGGATCGTTTGCAGATCCGACCACTAATGCCGTATACAGGTTCTGTACCCATCAGCAGATTCGCTAATGGACTGCTGAACCTGACGAAAGGCAAAACCATCATGGAATACGTCACCGGCACCCCCGAAGAGGTGGTTGCTTACCGGAAGCTCACCGAAACACCGACCGTCCCGACTGCAGTACAGGACCCCGAGCCGGCGCATGCGCAGGACCCCGAGGTCGAGACCGAGGACACGACAGAGGACACCCCCGAGGAGGAGTCCCCCGGTCAGGCCGCGATCGCCCGCCGGGAGCGGCTGGTCCGCTACGTGCTGTTCAGCCGGTCCCTCTACGGAAACTCCACCAGCCCCACGGAGACCTTCCGGATGGAGACCCTGCTCAACCGGGCCGAGACCGAGCTGGGTCTGATCGCCCGGGTCGGAAAGTCCCGCAGCACCACCTGGGGGGATGGCTACACCGACTACATCCGGCTGTGCAGCCCGGGAGTCAGGCGCTCTGGTGCGGTGGTCTACCTGCGGCCCTGGGCCGGCTCTCTGCATCTGCGGCTGCAGCGTCCCGACGTCTGGGACCTGCTCGGCAAGGACGCCCGGATCGTGCCCCGCAACATCGACCCAGGCAACCCGCACGGCATCACGGTGGCGCTGACCGATGATGACTCCATCGACCTGGCCCTGGAGCTGACCAAGCGGGCCGTCGCCAAGGTGGGCAGCTAGCCCAGGAGAGCCCCGTGGGAGGGGCTGAGCGCCACGTACAGCGATGAAGCCGGCCGGAATGTATCAGGACACCGGCCGGCTTCACTATGGCTCGGTGAAGATGACCTGGACCACGTCCCCGTACCAGTCCAAGTCACTGTCCATCGTGGTGGCCAGTTGGGCCTCGGGATGGGCGGCCAGAGCCTCGAAGGCCGAGGAGTAGATCCCGAGCAGCTCGCTAGGTACATGGCACTCTAGGCAGCCGATGTCCATCACGACAGCGCGCATGGTCTTCACTCCGATCGTAGAAAACCCCGCCATGCCTTCAGGCAGCGGGCGGGGTCATGTGGTCGGGCATCAATCGTTGGAGTCGTCCTCCAGCTCGGCATTGATCAGATGACCGATGGAGACAGTCCGTCCGAACGAGTCCACCGATCACTACCTTGGCCCACCGGGCCTCGGTCGAAGCGATATCGAGAGTCGAACTCGAAACCGATGGGTTGCAGCCATCGTTCGCCTGCCCGGTCATATCGCCATGCGTGCCAATCCAGGATAGATCTATCTCACCGGATCGGTCTAGGGATTATGGGCGGCGGCGCAGGTACACCTCGGCACGGAATCAAGCATGCCGTCAAGAGTGTCCTTGTCGGCGCCATGGTACGTCGTGTTGACCGAGTTGACGCCGCCTGGCCACCAGTATGGCGCAGGCCCAGGTCGAGGTGACGATAGCCCGACCTGGGCCGCACTTCCCGGACGCGTTCCGGGGCTCTGCACGTGCCGTGCGGGAGATGATCTTACCTAGGACTCGATGGTTCATTTTCCGTACCACAGGGGTTCTCTAGGGAAGGAGTAAGTACTTAGACCAGGACTTGTCCTCGCGCGGGCGCACATGCATACGCGCGAGCCGAGTACTCACATCCCTAGTTGGCCGGAAAGTGAACCATCAGGAGAGGAGGACTTGGCACCGGAAAGATCGAAGGTCTAGAGTCCCCCAGGACAAATCAAAACGGACCCCCTGTAGTGAAGCCTTGTCGAAGGGCTTCGGGGATCCGTTCCGACGCTGAGGACCAGGCTAATGGACTCTTGCACCACTGTCCAACCACACATCCTCTTGACACGGATTCGTGCCCTTCTTCACGGCTCTCGACTGGACAAAGCTCTCATCTATGAGTGCCGGATCGCGGTCGCGCTGCTGCTGTACCCGCACCTGACCACTGCGGGCATACGGGCCCTGGAGGCTCACTCCGGTCTCTCCCGCGAGACTCTCACCGCCTATCTGCCCGCCGAGGGCCAGACCTCCCCGCACGGCCTGATCCGGTGCGTCACCCGAGGCCGCTGGTCCGGACCCCAGGAGCGACGATGGGCCGGGGACTACCGGCTCGCTGGCGATCATCCTGACCGGACCAGAGCGGATTACCGCCAGCTGGAGTTTCTGGATCCGGCCTCCGACAACTGGACCGACCCTTGGGCTTGGGCGATCGCGGTGCTCTACGGCGAGGGTGACCACGTGCTGACCACCACAGAGCTGCTGGCCGTGCTGGGCAACCGGCCCCGTCTGCACCGAGTCTCCCGCTGGCTGCAGGCCAAGGGATTCGCGGTCAAGGTGGCCCGAGGCTCTCTGCACCTGCTCTTCACCCTGGCCACCCCGACCGAGGATGGCCGCGAGCACTTCAACACCCGACGCCAGGCCCACCACCGGGAGCGCATGCAGTGGCTGGCCCGGGTCAAAGACCGGTGCCGGGAGCACTGGCGCAAGACCATGGAGTTGGGGGCCGGCGGTCGACTGGCCATGATGCACTACCTCGGCTTCACCGACGCCACGATCGAGGACACGATGGACATCCCCGACCATCTGATCCTCACCGCCGAGGAGGAGTCCTGGGTGGCCGCCTCCCACCGCCGACGACAGGCTCTGGAGTTGGCGTCTGTCTAAGGATCCTTGACAGGTGTGGTAGAATGGTGGTATCAGCACCACTATTTCCCTTGGAGAGAACAATGTCCCAATCAGCGGAAGTCCGGAGGCTTGACCATCCACCGGCCCGTGATTTCACCGTCCTCGTCCGGCCTGGCGGTCCAGTACGGCAGCGCGGCGAGCCGATCATCCTGGATCTGCGCTCCCCGATCGGCTGGAAGTACGCCGACGGTGGCCGCAAGGCAGCAGGCTTCACCGGATCTACCGGCGACTGCGTGACCCGGGCCATCGCGATCGCCACCGAGCTGCCCTACCTGCAGGTCTATGACGCGATCAACCACCGGATCAAGGCCGCCCGGAAAGGCTCCAGAGGCGCCCGGGGCTCGGCTCGCACCGGAGTGAGCAGACAGGTCTATGAGCGCTACCTGACCCAAGAGCTGGGATGGAGGTGGACACCGACCATGGCCATCGGATCGGGCACCACCGTCCATCTCAGAGCCAGCGAGCTACCTCCTGGCCGGATCATCGCCCGCTGCTCCAAGCACCTGTGCGCGGTGATCGACGGAGTCATCTACGACACCGACGACCCGAGCCGAGACGGATCAAGGTGTGTCTATGGGGTATATCAGGCACCGGAGGGATCCCGATGACCGAGCCACGCCACTACGGCGCCCGGCACTACTCCCGGTTTGATACTTCTATCTGTCCCTCGCCGGTGGGCTGTGCCCGGACCCTGCACCACGAGCTGTTTGCCGGCGACACCTGCGAGTGCTGCGGCACCACCATCTACGCCGAGCCCGAGCTGATCGCCGACGCCCGCTACCGGGTCTCGACCAAGGACCGGACCTGCACCTGCCCCGGTGGCTCTCAGCCCTGCCCACATCCGGACTGCGCGAAGGAGATCTCCCCCGGCGGCCAGTACGTGGAGTACTTCGGGGAGGCCGGCGCCCGACAGTCCGGAAAGACCTACTGCGCCCCGTGCGGCGTGGCCACCTGGGCGCTGAGCAAGTGGGCCTGGGCGGATAACTCCGGCAAGCCTCGGTTGACCCCTTGAGGAAACCTTAGACGGTGCACTACGGTGGACTGGCACCTCATCCCGTCGTTGGGACATTGAAGGGCGCCGCTCCCGTAGAAGGGTGTGCAGCGGCAAGGGGTCTCACCGCCCGAACGGTCCAAGCTACTGCCGGATCTTCGGTCGGTGAGACCCCGACATACTTCTATCTCGCAGGAGGCAGTCGTGCGGCACTCGGAGCGGCACGAGGAGAGCCTGTGGCTACTGGCCGCCTTCGCGGGTGCCGTCATCCTCCTCTGTGTGATCGCGGCCTTCGTCCTTGATGTGCTTCAAGGACTAGGAGTCATTCATGGCTGAGTGTTGCGTCCGTGAGGGGCTGACCCCGTGCACTGAGGATGGCGAGCCGGACACTGCCGGCAGGTTCCTACTGGTGGACTGCTCCGCACACGGCCCGATCGGAATCTTTCCGGCCAGCCCACACGAGTACGACGATGCCGAGCTGATGTTCGCTGACCATGTGCGGGCGATAGCTCAGACAGAGCAGGTTCGGCTCCTGGCCCAGAGGATTGTCATCAGAGACCGAGATGCGCTCGATCGTCTCGGCCGGGAGGAAGGCTGATGCCTCGTACGTCGAACCGGCGCTGGAAAGGCTGCGCCATGTGCAAGCCGCACAAGTTTGCTCAGCAGGGCGACGGCGAGCGCCAGGGTGTGACCTTTCAGCGCGAGCTGGGCTCTCCCAGCCGGATCAATCGTCACGACCTTCCTGACGATGAGGTCCGCAGCTATCCGGCCAAGAAAGACCGGGCCCGCTGGTGTGGTGGGCATCCCGGCCGCGAGCACACCTCCGAGGTCCAGTTTTGCCCGGACGGCAACAAGGTCTGTGGCTGGCTGAACTACCGGACCTATGACGGAAACGGCGGCGTGGTCCCTCGTCGGAAATGGACCTGCCAGCACCGGTATCTGTGCTCGCGCTGCCACAAGATCCTCGGATACATCTACCAGTCGAGCTGCCCGGACTACCCGACCCAGGAGACCCGATGACGGTCCGGTTCGACCTCAAGACGATCAAGAGAGCAACTCACACCACGTTCGAAGAGACCGCGCTTTACCGCGACGGTGTGCGGATCCGGCCGACCAAGGACGGCGCCCTTGGAATCTCGCTGCGGATCCAGCAGGACATGCGCCATCCGCTACCCGAGGTCTACTACCAGGAGGAGCGCCAGACCGACTGCGACGTGTACGTCGATGGTGAGCTGCGAGCCAAGGTCCGGCCGGCCCTCACCGAGTTTTTTCGTGAGGAATGCGCCCATCACGTCGAAGATGACATCTGCATCAAATGCGGCCGGCAGTTCATGCAGTATCTGTGAGGACTTGACCGACCTAGTTGCCAAGGATCCTTAGAACCTGCTACGGTCGTCTCCATCAGATTCGTTTCCCGATGGAGGCTCCAGATGTCCCACGCAATCCTCGACTTCGGCAAGGTCGACTACAGCGGCTGGCACGGCCGCAAGATCAACCGAGTCACCATCGAGATCACGCTGACCGACGAGCGCCTGTCCATCGTCGGAGCGATCTGGAACGGCCCCGGCACCGACCACATCTCCAGCGGCCAGAACCGCGAGGAGATCACTCGGCTCTTTCCCGATGACGCCAAGGTGGCCAGGATCGTCGAGGTCTGGCATCGCTGGCACCTCAACGACATGCACGCCGGCACGCCCGCCCAGGAGGCCCTGCTGGCCGAGCACAAGGATGAGTTCCCCGGCTACCCGGTCAGCCACTACGACTGGGCCTGCACCCTGCTGGAGGCCCACGGCCTGCTGCGGGACGACGGCTACAAGTACGGCTCCGCGTGGCTGAGTGAGCCGCTGCCGGCCGAAATCCGTGCCGAGGTCCAGGGATGGATCGACGAGGCCAACGCGGCCGTGGCGTCATGACCCAGGCCCTCCCCACCCTGTTGGCCACTGGCGACGTTAGCCTGCAGGTGCTCACTCGGCATCACCCCGAGGAGTACTTCACCCAGGTCGAGGCCAACCGCGAGTGGCTCTCCCGCTACTTCGAGTGGCCCGATCACTGCCGCACGCTTAAGGATGCCAGCGACTACCTGCACCGCTGCGCCGAGCAGTTCGCCAGCAATCAGGCGTGGCACTTCGGAATCTTCGTTGAGGACAGCCTCGTTGGCTGCATCGGGCTGACCCCGCGCGCTGGTCTGGGCATCGAGATGGGTGCCTGGCTGGCCCAGGGTGTGGCCGGCAAGGGCGTGATCTCCAAGGCCGGCACGCTGCTGATCAGCTTCGCCTTCAACCGACTGCACCTCCCCACTCTGGTCGCCCGCTGTCAGGTCACCAACCGACCCAGCCGCTGGGTGATCGGGCAGCTGGGCTTCACCTCCACCGGGCCGATCGAGCAGTGCGAGTTCCGTGGCGAGCAGGTGGACTGCCTGTCCTTTGCCCTGGCCAATCCACGGGCCGAGGCCATCTGGGAGCGCAGGATCGAGGACATGCTGCACACCCTGGACGACCGGATCGCCCTGGAGCTGCTGGAGTCCTACGTCCGATCCAGGGATGACCAACAGGCAGTCAAGCTCGCGGCGGCAATGGATACCTACTGGCAGAAGGTCGAAGAGGCATCGTGATCATCCCGCCGGATATCGAGTGGCATGGTGACAAGGCCTA